CTTTATCGCTGCTCACAGAGCTGCTCACAGAGCTGCTCACAGAGCTGCTCACAGAACCATAGGCACAGGTGTTGCCACCAAGAACACATTCTGCTGGTAGTAACCGTAACTGTTCACACGGCCACCACAGGTCGTCAACACCAAGCGACGCGGCCCAGTGGGACTGAAGTAGTCCTCTGGGAACGCCTGGTGCTCAGCCACCCACATACCATTCACGCGCCACGTCGATAGAGATCCATCGAAGCCCTTCACCCAAATGAGCTCGCCTTGCTCAACATCTGTCGCCATGGTGTACAGCGCGCCGCGATGACGCTTTGTCCACGCCACGTGAGAAGCGATGAACGTCGTTCCTTCGACACCTGTCATACTCACTGTGCTTGTCTGTGTTCCAGACTGCACGGTTTCGGAAGAAGGCAGAGAGGGAGACGAGGCGGGAGAAGCAGCAGCACGAGAAGACTGTGGTGTATCAAACCCCGGACGAACGCCGGTGAGAACTCCAGTATCAGATGCCGTAAGGGGCGCTCCAGCTGAGTACCAGACACCTCGGTGTACGTTGGTCGGCACATGGATCGTCTGAAGATCGCCATAGTTAGACGCCTCGAACGAATCAGACCCTTGGAGCTCCATGTAGATACCGGACTCCGGGATGAACACAGATCCAGGAGCCATACGAGCAACCGACATCGTGTCAATCCTGTAATCCTCGGTGTTGACCTCCCACGTGTTCGAACCCTGATCAGAGTCTGCGTTCACCACATCCCACTCGTGAGTGAGCACATCATCAGCAGCCTCGACAGGCTCGGTAGAGACCTCCGCCTCCTGGTATGTCTGAGTCGGCACCGGAAGTTCTTGCTCGACCTGAGCCTCATCGTATGAGCGATAGATCAGGTAGAGACCGCCACAGACCAGGCTCGTGACAAGAAGCCATGCCAGCGCTGTGATCGCACGACGCAACATACGGCGCTTCCCTGGTGGAGCAGATGCTTTGCCTGACTCGCTGGTTTCATCCACCTCACCCACCTCACTCTCAGCACCGCCAAACACCTCATCGAGCGTCGACGGAACGACCAAAGGCTCAGTCTTACTGGGGCTATCCCCATCACCGTGCACGATGTCATCGAAACTCGGCAGAGCAGCGCCAGTGGCGGCAGCTGTCGCATCAGCTACCGCCACACCAGGCTCACCAGAACCGGCAGACTCAGTCACGATGTCGTCATGCGTGTACTCTCGTGCGCTGTAGCGCCGCAGAGCATCATCCCATGGACTCGTAGACATCTGGTCACTCTCCGTTCTTCGAACTGTTCTTGCTGGAACGCTTCGCAGGCTTGCTAGACTTCGCAGACTTAGCCTCAGACGCCTGAGCGATCGAATACAGACCCTCACGGTTCAACGAACGCGAGTACGACGCATCAAGGTAGAGGACAGGCATTGCGTCCTCGGTGTTCATCTCCGTGACCTTCTGAAGCAGCAGCGGGTAGAGCGCGTCCTTCACAGGACCAGATCCACCGCCGAACACGAACACAACTTCGGTCGTAGCACCCACAACGCTGAGCACACGACCGAACTGGTCAGAGACAGCTCGTGCGAAAAACTCGATCTCACGATCGACGTAGGCACGCACCTTGTTGTAGAAGTGGTACTTCAACGGCGAGGGCTCACGCTGGAGGAACTCAGCGAGTTGCTTCCGGCTCGTGAAGCCAGTGTGGAAGCCTTCGGCATCCATGGATTCAAGAGCACGCGTCAACACCGTGCCGTAGCCCTCGCCAAAAGTCACAGACGCATCGGCATTGAACTTGCCGTTGGTGAAAACCGGGAAGTTCACCGTACCCTCACCGATGTCAATGCCGACCGTATTGCGGGCTGCGAGAACATCTTCCGCCGTAATACCTTCGAGTGCCAGGCCACGAGAGCGCACATCCGCGAGCATGGCCTTCATCAGCGGCACGCCTTTCTCGGTGATGGCCCACTGCGCAGAGGCACCTTCGGCCATAACGACAACATCACGGAACGTAATGCGCACCACGACAGGAGTCTCAAAGTTGTGCACCGTCACCAGGTGCGTCCCGTTCATGAACTCAGCGCTGTAGCTCGTACGATGACGCATGTACTCATCAATAGGCAGCGCCACTGCCACGCGAGCGTCGACAACAAGCTCAGCCACAGGCAGAGTCTTGGCAACAGCCACGTAGTCACGCAGCGCCTTCGCAGCAAACACGCCAAGGATCAGCACCTTGGAGAGCTCCTGCTCGGCCTTCGAACGTCGCCCGATAACGTTGAACTCATCGAACGCACCGTTCGCAGTGAGAGCGCGCTTGCCGAAAATATGGCGATACGCATTGCCAACCATTGGAGACGAGAACGACACATCGAGGGCGTTGTAGAAGTCCTCACCGCACACGGCCTCAGCCTCAGCATCTTCCTTCGGCAGGGAGTTAGGCCGAGTCACCCGCGTTACACCGCTGGGGAGATCGATCGTGTCAATGATGGGCTTGCCGGTCTTATCTGTGCGCTCACCGCGCACAAGACCCTTCACGTAGCCGTTACCGACATCGATGCCGCCCAGGAGCGACATCGTATTCAGGGATGTGGGAATTGCAGAAGTCATAGTAGATTACTCACTTTCTCTTTGCTCTATTTTCTCTGCGCTGGGTGCGCTCAACGCAGTGCGCCAAGCACATCTTCCATATCGAAATCGGTTGCCTCACCGGCATTGTCATCAAAACCGGCAGCACCGACAGACTCGACAGACTCATCAGAACCGCTGAGAATCTCAGACTCATCGGTGACATCCTCATGAGACGCAGGAACCATGAGAAGCTCGTGATCCAGCTCCGGCTTCGGCATCAGTATGCCGATCGACTGAGCAATCGGGTGTCCATCGACAGTCTCAAGCTGCTCGGCCTGGTCTGTAAGCTCTGTTGACTTTGGTGGACGACCTCGACGTGGTTGCTGCTGAACCGGATAACACGTCGCGTCACGGTACCCGTGCCGCTCGATCGCCTCTCGAATCAGACTGCGCACGGACGCGCTGAGATCCGACTGCGCACCGATCCATGCGAGGACCGACTCATCGGCCTCAGGCACCGAGACCCGGAAACGACGAGACTGGGGCCTGGGAACAGTGCCGGTAAAACGTCGTGGCATAAACAGGTTCCTCTCTTATCTGGACTAATAGTGGACCACATAACCAGATGATGAGTGGTTCTTATCTGGTCATCTATAGACCATGATACACCTATTCGCCTCATACATCAAGCAAAACGGCGCTTATCTGGTCACGTTACGACCAGATAAGCGCCACATGCCCAATGTTAGGACCAACTATTAGCCAACAATGTCCCACACGGCACGATGCAGGTCATCAACAGACCCGCAGTTGCAGATCACGACATCGGCACGCTGCAACAGGTTGTATGCATTCGTCTCCGACACGTGATCAGCACTGAGCGCCCCAACAGAGGCATCAACCAGTGCTCGATCGAGGGAATCCTTATCCCCTCGCCACACGCCGATGACGATACCGCCGAGATCATGCACGAGGTGGAACTCTTCATCGAACCGGACATCGGTGAGCGCCACAGCTTCACCACGCGCAAGCTCTTTCTGGACGCGCTGGCCGGTCAGGTCCGTCCACGTCCTCTCACCCAACGTGTTGCGCACACAGTCTGTACCCAGCGTCTGCAACAGCATACGCACATCGGGCACGAGATCCTTGGCACGTTCCATACCCAGAATGTTGACAACCTCATGGTACTTGGCGAAACCACCGACGACAAAGGGAGAGAGAGCTCCGCCGACTTCGCTCAACTCTTCTGGCACTTCCACCCACACGCCGCGCAGCCTCAGGCTCATCTCTTTGAGCGGATCGGCAAATGCCATACGCTTCCAGCCTCGGGCGATCAAACCCTGGGCAGCAGTGTCTTTGCCCGATCGTTTCAGACCGACGAAACCAACCAACGAGGTAGGCACATCACGACGATCGATCAGAGCAGGAACAGCGTCGGTATCAGGCATCATAATCACAGGGGCAGTCATAAGTGGGACCTCTTTCTTGATCGATTCTACTGGTACACGAGCCATTCTACTACACATAATGCTACCCATCCATGTGCAGAGATACACGTGACCCCCGCAGTAGCGTGGAGCTACCACGGGGGTCACGTACTGATCACCTTCTTGAGAGTCAGTGATCATATTAGCACATCAGTGCTTGGCGGCAACATGGGCCTTCCGACGAGCGAACCAGGTAGCACCGCCACCCAGACCGATCGCAGCCATGAGACCGCCCAGAGCAGCCATCAGGCCGGTGTTCGCACCCGCGACCTCACCGGTCACAGCACCCTTCGGAGCAGGCTGCTCAGGAGCATCCACCTTCGCGTGCCAGTCATCAGAGTCAGAGACCTTCTTACCATTGTGGATGGACTCGCCAACCACAGTCGCGGTGTCACTGTGCAGAGTGCCCTCTTCGACACCGGTCAGGGTACCGACACAGGACACAGACTGGCCGACCTTCAGGGTACCAATCTTGTCACCGGCAACCTTCATGGTCTGCGCAGTCGCGCCGCCGGTCACACCGGCATTCGCCGGATCAGCAGCAGCCTGCTCAGCCGGGATCTCACAGACGATACCGGTGACGTTACCGGTGGTGCCCTCATGCGTCGCATCGGTGAGCGAAACGTTCACGAGGTCAGCCTCACCGGTATTCTTCACCAGGAAGCCAATCTGAGTCTCGACACCCTTACCCTGGGCGGACTTCAGAGTCAGAGCGTTATCGGCCTCGTCGCGATCGCCAGCCTCCAGGCCCTCGTCCAGCGTGAACTTCTCCACGTCGATCGCGGGCTTGGGAGTCACCGTGAAGATCGGCGGCTCATTGGTGGCCTTAGACTCGTTGTTCCACGTGACAGAACCCTTGTTGATGAGCTGCTTCGTCTCCCCGTCCGTGTCGTAGTCACGACGGAACTGACCGGAGATGACGAGCTTGACCTCACCGGGCTCGATCATACGCGCAGTCTTGGCCAGGAACTCAGGCTTCGCCTTCGCGGTGGTCACACCCTTCGCAGTGTCATTCGTGATCTCGAACAGATCCGTGACATCGTTACCCTGGAAGTAGACCTTCGGAGCACCGTCCATCGTGACGTAGGTCAGACCATCCGACCAGTCGTCCGTAATGCTGTACTCTTCGAGGCCGTACTGGAGGTACGCAGCGATGTGGTCGTTGACCACAGCCGAGACTTTGTCACCGGGCAGGAAGGACTTCTGGTCCACACCCTTCTGGTTCGTGCGCTCAGGATCAGCAGTCGTACGCGCCTCAGCCTCGTCGGCAGTCCACACCTTGTCAGGATCCGGGGTCACCTTGCCGGTCTCAGCGGAGTTACCGACGAGGCAGTGGTCCTGAGCCTCGGTGTAGCACACCTTGGAGTCATCCGGGATACGGTAATCAGCGCCGGTTGCCTTCGTGTAGGTCGGAACCATCAAGGTGTAGTTACCCTGCTTCTCGATGTCCTTCACGGTACCGGAGATGACAACCTTGCCCTCGATCGAACGATCGATCGTCACGTCAGCCTTAATGCGCTGACCATCGGGGCCAAGCACCTGCACACGACCAGCGTCGTCTGCATCCTTGCCACCGATCGTAACGTCGGCAGTGTTCACCGTATCGGTAATGGTCAGCTGCGAGGCATAGCCATTGCTGTGAGCAGTGATGTTCGCGTTGTAGAACATGTTGTTCGCCAACACGTCCTTCTCGGTCAGACCAGAGCCAGTTTCGCCGTTGGTCAGAACCTTCACAGGGTTCTTCGGCTTGACCGTCCAGGACTCAGACGGCTCACGATCGGCGGTGTCCACTGCTTCGTTCATGTTGCCCTGCTTGGCGACCTTCACGTCGAACCAGAAGCTCTTGCCCTCACCCGTGGCAGGCCACGAGGTCCAGCCAAAGTCAGCCGGAGTGAACTCAGGCGACTTCGTATCACCGTTGTTGGCAATCTGAACCTGCTTCGTGACCGACTTGTTGCCCTCAGGGCCTTCGTAGGTCAGAACGACCTCAGCGTCGATGTTCTCATCCACGCCCTTACCACCACGCGAAGCGTGGATCGTGTCGTAGACAGGCGCAGTGCTACCAGCCTCAGTCACAGTCGACGCATGGTCGGTGGTCACCGTCAGATCGTAGGTAGGCGGCGGAGGCGGAGCGGAGATGCCCACAGGCTCTTCGCTGTTGACGGCCACACAGGCCGTCGAGACATACGGCTCACCGTAGGCGTTGCCATCGTTCGGCAGACCAGACGCCTTGCCGACACCGGTCTGCGCGAGGTTGTAGATGAAACCTGCGATCTCAGCCGAACGGTTGTACATGCCGGGGTAACCGTCCGTACGCCATTCCTCGGCCTTGTCGTAGAAGTACTGCGCACTACGCGCAGCAGCGCCACCGTTGTTGCCGTTGTTGGTGGCATACATGATGCCAACAACACGAGCAGTGACGTTCGATCCACCAGCGGCCTGGCCACGAGCGATCGCCTCGTTCAGAGCCTCACCACACGAGATCTGGAACTGGTTGGCCATGTAGGTACCGGAAATACCGGCCTTATCCATGAACCAGTTGATGCTGTCCTGGCCCCATCCCTGGGACACAAGCGCCTGGCCACCCTGCGGGTTGGCAACAGCGTCATCAAAGAAGGCATAGCGGATGCCCAAATTTCCGGCAGCACCGAGGTTGCCGCCAGTCGTACCGCCCGAGCCGCCGTTTGGGCCATCGGCGAACGCCGGATTTGCACCCACGAGAGCAGCACCAGCAAACGCCATCAACGCGGCAGTAGCAACAGCCTTGCGACCCTTGTGCTTAGTCGTACGAGAATTCATCGTACCTCGCTTTCTGTTGTTGTTGAGCTAAAAACAGACCTGCTGCTGTAGTGACGCCTGACCACAGGCGTCACTACAGCCTTCTCGCAACAGGTCAACACATGATGCACGGTTGACTGGGACGATCGCACAGTCTGAGCCTGAGAAGGCAGTACCCACAGTAGCACACATATACGCAGTAACGCGACAAATCGGCTCGATTACCAGTATATCGTGCGTCTCTCTCGGGTTTTTACTCTTTCTTTAGAAGATTGAATAAGGCGCTGCAAGCAGCGCCGATAAACAGATTGATCACTTTCCCTGGTTCTATGGGACATACCGTAGATTGTGACCAGCTGGAAACAGAAACTTATAGGAGCTTACTATGTTCATCGACTGCACGGAATGCGGCGCTCACGTCTTCGCCAACATCACCGACAAGGCTATCGCATACCTGGGCCTCACCGAGGCTGTGTACTGCGATGCCTGCGGAGAAGACTGAACGGTGACTACCGACCATGCGCACGCTGAACCTCCACCACATCATCCGATTCACTCTTGCGATCATCATGTCGATGGTGGCTGGATACTGGATCGGAGCAACCGTCGACGATGACTACGTGGCAGCTACACTGGCTCTTATCAGCATCGTTGTCATCGCTGCTGTCATCCTCGCACCCATTGAAAAACATTCTCACAAGAAGGACGGCTAAACACACCATGATCGTCAAGCAACAAAAAGAACCCATTCTCACACGCATCGACAAAGCCGCGCGAGAACTACTCTATGATCAGCCCGATGGCATCATCCCCGTCTCGGGGAACTTCACCATCGTCTGCTGTACACATCTACATCTGGGTGGTAAATACGAATACGAGGTCTACTCTTACAGGACTGTCGTCGCATACGTTTCGTTCTCTGCCCCTCATACACGTCCAGTTGTACGCATCTGCAACAATGCGTTCGACCACACCCACACCACGTCGCGGCATCTCCACCGTTTCATCACTGCGCTGATGGAACATCGACGTGTTGACTGGGATGCCCTCAAGCAGCTGTGCGACGAGAGCAAGGCAGACGGAACAGAAACCGTCATCGTTCCGGTGATCTGATTGAACGTCGATACTGTCTTTTTCTACCTCATTGTTGCGTGGTACGTGATCGAAGGAATTTCTGCCCTATCACTCATCGCAGCGATGATAGCAAAGCTCATCATCGACTTTCGTCAGAAGTGAGAATACAGATGGCAACAAACAACGAAGCATTGGCACTCGCTCAACACGCTCCCATGCTTAGTCGAACACATCCGCGTTCGCCTAATGATGGGGGCTGCGCATGCTGCAACCCTGAGCCCACCGGCAAAGCACGTATCGCAGCCAGGCGTGCGGCGAAACGTCGGAAACGACAAGAACTCAAGCACGCTATCCGCGACAACTACAGCTAACCATTCTCTCACCACTACTTTCTCTCCCAATCCCTGAAAGGAGCCCAATCATGGGCAACCGTTCCAACCTTGTGATCATCACCGATCGCGTTCAGATCGAGCACGTTATCAACAGCACGCCGCTGTGGAATCGCGATCGAGAGATCGCTCCCGATGAACAGCTGCTGCCGCACAGCCTCGATCTGGTGACCAGCGTTGTCATGTACTCCCACTGGGGCGGCATGAACGCAGTGCTGGACGCGCTGCGCGCGTGCTACACGTACGGTCTTCAGCGTGCGTCGCAAGAATCCTACTTCGTAAGGATCCTCGCGCGTGCCTTCACCAGGGGCGACGACGAAGAGATCGGCTCGGGTATCAAGCCCGTGTCGTTCGTCGTTGCTCACGACGCACCGCTCTTCACGAACGATGAGCAGGTACAGCCGGTGCTGACGGATAGCAACTACCCGAAGTTCCCGGTCATTGACCTCACGACCCGTGAGATCTACCTCTACGAAAGCAACTTCTTCGGTGACGGAGAAGGCTCGCGCGGTGAGACCTACCCGTTGGATCGCAACGGCATCAACGCTGTTGCTCACCAGCTCATCAAGATGGTGCGCGACTGAAGCTCGTCGCACTGGAACACTCATACCCACACCTACACAAAGGAGAAACAACCATGGGACTTGATATGTACCTGTCGTACCGCCGTAACCTGGACGGCATTCCCGAGACGATCCAGCGCGCAATGCGTAAGCAGGCATATACCGACAGGTATCCGTACTTTGCTGAGCATTTCAATAAGACAGGTGAGCTCGACACCATCACCGACCATCACGTCAAGCGCAGTGAACCTTACGAAGAAGAACTCATGTACTGGCGCAAGGCCAATGCGATTCACAAGTTCTTCGTCGACAACGCTGCTCACGGTGTTGATGACTGTGAGCCCGTCCAAGTCACGATCGAGGTTCTCGAAGATCTCGTTGATCGTTGCGAGAAGATCCTTCAAGAGGAAGTTGACGACAAGGGTGCGCTTATCGACCCGACGACGGCAATGGAACTCTTGCCCTCACAGTCCGGTTTCTTCTTCGGTTCCACCGACTACGATGACTGTTACATCGAGGATCTCAAGGAGACCGTCAAGGCTCTCAAGCCTATCGTTGAGCACGCAGAGCTCTACACGGACCCGATCATCTACGAAGCATCGTGGTGATCGCAGTCTGATCTCACGCCAGCCCCTCCAGCGCATAGAAACACTGTGCGTTGAAGGGGTTTGTTCTTCTCGTCTCTGTATACAGGACATCTTCGATGTCCCGATCGCAGGATTGATAGAAATTCTCTCTCATCTTCCATCCTCTCTCCAACTTTTCACGCAAAGGAGGCCCGATCATGGGTCTGAGCATGATGTTCTACTACCGTCGCAACCTGAACGGCGTTCCGATGTCCATTCAGCGCGCAATGCACAAGCAGGCGATGCGCGATGCATACCCGCACGTGTTCTCCGATGACGAGCTCGATGCGATCGTCGACAAGAAGATCGCAAACAACGAGCCCTACGAGGAAGAGCTTCTCTACCTGCGTAACGCCCACGCTATCCACGAATATCTCGTCAAGCACCTCACAAATGGCGTCGACAACGCGGATTTCGGTCCCTACGAGATTTCGATCGATCTCATCAAGAGGTTGGTAATCAGGGGCAGGTACATCAGCAAGTACCGCATCACCCCTGCTAACTACCCGTACCCGAAGCTGCTCATCGAGCAGTGGGAGAAGATCGTCGAGGTCTTCAGTCCTATTGCTGAGAACCCGGAGCTCTACCCCGATCCGGTCATCTACGAAGGCACGTGGTGACAACCTCGCACAACCCCTCCAATGCATGGAATTCCTGTGCACTGGAGGGGTTGCTTCTTTTCTTGAATATATCTGGAGCATCTAATGATGCTCCGATAATCACACTGAGAAGAATCCTCTCCCACTGATACTCATACAAAAACAGAAAGGTGCATCGTCATGCACGCTATCAGGATGCAGACCGAAATCGGTCGCGAGATTTCCGAAACTGGCATTGTTCCCGAGTTCGTTTACCTCGGTCAGTTCTGGGACGGCGATAAGCCCCTCTTCGAGGATGTCGACATCGATCTCGACGAATTGCCTGACGGTACAGTCTTGCGTGTGACATACACAACCTTCGACCGCAACCCGTGGTATTTCCGCAAGGAGCCCAGCAACACGGGCGAACCGTGGGTGAAGCTGGACCGAGAAGGTGAAGAATACCCCCGCATTGATCGCTCGGGCGTTTCTAGCCAGTGGTCTGGCTTCGAGGACGCTGTCGAGCTTGTAATCATCCACGTACCCGAAAGCTGAGAACCATGGCACACATGAACATCGACGAACTACCGATCGGCACGGTCATTGATGTCACGCACATCGATGACACCGGGTCATACGTTGCCCGGCTCATCAAAGGATTCGACAAGCAGTGGCGTCGAATCACCGACGGTGCCGTGGTCAGCGCAGATCTGATCCGTTCCTGGTCCACGAGGATCTCACTTATCAAGTAAGACCAAAAACCCACAGAAAGACACAACTATGCGACTCAGTCACCCTTACGATCACCAGTACGATCTCCCAACGCAGATGGAACAGCTCTCGCGTGACACCACCGAGATGCTATTGGAAACGCTCGGGTCCATCCCGCTCGTCGGCAACGACATCTTTGGCGATGTGCAGTACATGACTGAACTCGACTGGGATGATAAGACGCACACAATCAACACTGAGTTCATCCCGGACTCAGGATGGGGCAACGGAGACCGCACACATCTCACGATGTCTGTCGCAGACACAAATAAGAACAGCTTCGACACGAAGACTCTTACTGTGTCTGTGGAGCTAGGACACCTCTATACGCAGTACCACACCAGGTACATCCCGATCGGTTGGAACCTCACGATCGCTACAACGCCAATCTTTTCTGGGGGTAGTGATCGTACAACTTACCTGGTTGGTGGACAGCCGCGTAACAGGATCGATAAGCTCCGCGAGATCAGGATCACCAGGGGTGTCGCCATCGCCACGATGCGGTCCCTCGCCATCCAGATGGGCATCTCGTTGGCTGCTCAGAATCGCAGGCTCAATAGCACCACGATCGGTGAGATGCGCACACACGGTATTCCAGAGAATCAGGAGACGTCCTTCCTGCGTCTCGGTCTGGATCGCATCATTGATCTGATCAGGAACACAGAATCGACCAATATCACTGACTAACAAGAAAGAGAACTCACGCACATGGAACTTGCACCCAAACCGGAGCGACTCGACTTCGCAAAGGACATCAACAACATCAACCGAACTACGTCGGACATGATCTTCTCTGCATTAAAGCTCATCCCCCGCAACGGTCAGAGGATCCACGACCTTCTCTACAAGGCAACGTCGCTTGACTGGACGGATGCAACGCATACGATCACTGCGACATACGTGCCGAGCCCGAACAACAAGCACGGCAGCGATGAGTACACGACGCTGAGCATTCTTGTTCAGCTTGCCAAGAAGACATCTGTGGAAGTCACGGTTGATCTCATCCATCAGCATCGGAAGTACGTACACTACGTGCCCACCAACTGGAACATCGACATCATTCACCGTGGGCACCCCATTCGTAGTTTCGAACACACATGGGGCATCACAGCAGTCGTGCTTCGACAGTTGATCATGCAGTACAAGATTACTCTCGAAATTGCCGCAGATAAGGCTAAGGGTTGCTATCGCCCCGAGTACCACGACTACACCAAAAAGAACTCAGCTCGATGGGAAGAAGAGCTCTGGACTAAGTTCGGCTTGATCCATCTTATCGAGTACGTCATCTATCCGGCCTATGACCCAAGCTACGCGGGTCCACAGCTCATTATCCAGCTGTAATTCCCACATCACACACAGAAAGGAGTGCGCACCATGAATGGCGCACAGCTCGTTTACCTCCGAGATCTCTCGGATGTCCCGCCTGACACGCAGATGGAACTGCGCAACTTCGCACTTCAGCACATGTATCCGTCAATGGCTGCTCATATTGCCGCGTCCATGATGCTCGGTGACATGCGCGACATCATTACGCAGTTCCCCTACGAAGAACTGCTCATGCAGTGGAGCGAGGCGGAAGCCCAGATCCTCTACGACTTCTTCAAGTGCAGCGTCAAGGAATATGACGACGACCCGGATTCGATCGACTTCTACGAGGGTTACATCATCAATGACTTCGGTCAGCTCGATGACCTTGCCTCCCGATGCCACATGATGCTTGGTGTTCTGAACTCGTCGAAGCGACACATGGATCCCGAGGACTGGAGTGCGTATGTCATCCGTGAAGCCATCAATCAGCAACTGCCCGTTCCCTACGAAATGCTGAACCAGGTTGACTTCGTTGGCTACGAGATGTTCCTGCATCGCACGATCGATGCGGTGAAGCCGATCATCAAGCTCGATCGCTTGTACCCGGATCCGATCGCATTCCGCCTCATGTGGTGAGAACTGATCAAGGGGCATAAAGCCGAAGAGAGGGAAGGGTGGTATTTATCCGCCCTTCCCTCTCTCATATACACAGCACAAGGACAAAACAAGAAGGGCCAAATCAATGAACCTCAAAGAAATGACCGCCAATTACCAGGATGCCTGCGCCAAGGCTGTCAAGGAAGCCATCCACCAGGTGGTATCCCAGCACGATGTCACAGACCTTGTCGAACAAGGCTTCAACGTGGCAACCTACTTGTACGGAGGCACAGACTTCTGCATCTGTGTCAAGGTAGGTAAGGACAACTACTGGGGTCTGGAAAAGCCCGACGCAGATGTATCAAACCTCAACGAGGCACTTCAAGAGGCCCTTGATAACCTCGGTTGGGATGTCGTGCTCAACGCTATGTTCACTGAAGACATCCAATCGACCAGCCAGATTATCTTCTGGACACTCGCGTAACTAACTCTTACCACAGACAGAAAAAGAAGGAGTACACACCATGGGCCAGCGCGGCGTACACGCCACGATCAACAAAGACGAAACGACAGGTCGTTTCGTCGTTCATCTCACCACTGTCCAGTGGAGTCTGCACATCGCTGAGATCATCAAGTTCGCGTTGCAGCACGCAGGCAAAGACGGATACAGCCAGACTGGGTTCCTCAACTGTCTCGAAAAGACGGTTCGAAGCATGTCGCACATCAGTGCGTTCGATCTCATGGACGAAGACTACAGGTTCTACAACCGTTCTCGTCCCATGGAAGGCGGCTACAGCATCGTGGCTCACAACCACGAAGACAACAACAAGGAGTACCGTCTCGGTCTCGACCATGGCGACGGTACATTCGCACTGACAGGCAATGCGAACACATTCCGTACACGGCGCTCTGCCGAGAAGTTCGTCAAAGAGCACCGACATGCACAGGACGCAGTGTCGTACTTGTGGGATCTCGATAGCAATCTGTTCACGTTCTTCGCGGGCGATTGGGGCTCGCTCAGGGCTTACGACTTCGCCAGCGATGAGATCGTGACGTGTAAGGAGATCACGTACAGTATCGCTCAGTTGAAGCACCCGAAGACATCAGTCGAATACAACGGCGCTATGTCATCGACACGGATCATTGATCTCTACGAAGGCGAGCTTCCTGCATGAGTGTACCCATTTTCATGATCCTCAAGGGAATGAAGAAGCTGGACGATGAAACAGACCAAAAGGTTAAGCAGGCTCAAATCGAAGCAGCGCAATGCCAGCCACTGGATGACAAGGATCTCAAAGCAGTCAATGCCACGCTCTTTGTCGTGATCATCGTGACACTACCTGTCGTGACGTACATGGCCTTGTCCCTGCTCATCTGATGCACGCTCAATCACACCTCTCTCTCCAGAAAAACACAGAAAGGACACAACATTATGAGCTGGCTCCCTGCCATGATGTGGATGCGCATGCTGAACGATGACGAACCCGATCTACTACAAAACCCGCCAGACCCGGTAGAACAGTATTCAACCGGATGCAACGCAGGGAACACACCCGTTGTCGACGAGATCCACCCGCCCGTCACCGACGACACCCCTGCCAGCAACAGCACTAAGTGCACACCCACCGTCGCGCCGCGCGCATGTCACCACACCGCCATGTCAGCCGCTACGTTCGCGCTATCAGCCATCATGGGCTACATCGCCACTGAGGCAATATGCAAGCGTATCCATGGTCGTAACTAAGCGCACACATAGTACGCCAACACTGATCGCTACCACAGCCAAATCCCAACAATAGAAAGAATCATCATGCTCATCGTACAAGAACCAGAACCGTTCCCTGGCGCAACGTTCACCCCGTCTCCTAACTACAAGCCTCGTGACGAGCGGAGCAGACGTTACTGGATGGATTGGTCGCATATCGATTTCGCCATGTTCCACACGAAGGTGAAGCACCCCGATCACACCGAGTACCAGCACTACGAGGACCGTTGCGGCTCTTTGCTCGTCTACAAGGATCACGCGGAACTGCGCATCCCTCAGGGTCTTGTTCGTTACGAACTCAACCCGGAATTCATTGAGAAGCTCAACTGGATTGACTGGGAAGCAACGAAGGCGCGACGCGGCGAAAAGATCAAGCAGATCATTGCTGACATGAAGAAGCAGCCTGTTGCTGATCTGTCTCAGCTCAAGGTTGGTAGTGTGCTGCTCACCGGTAAGCCCACGTACGGCTACGATCAGTACCGGTTCCACAGGGAAGACGCTATCGTCTTGGGTGTCACCGGATACCGTGTGTGCGATAACTACTTCAAATGCGTTGGATTCGAGAACTTCTTCCCCGGAGAATCCTGGGGCACACATTTCTCGGGCTGGGCGGGCATGTCTGGTGGTTACACCCGTTGCAACACGTACAACGACATCCCGACTCTTCAGAAGAACGCAAGTCTCTACCTCGTGCAGGAAGGCACGGGCAAGACCTGGGCCGAGTACGGATCTGAAAATAACCCGTATGTTCCCCGCGATGTTCTCTCTCGCGCTCACGCGACAAAGAACATGGTCGATGACTACCTGCGAGGCGTCGGTATGCCGCGCAACAACCGTAAGGTCGAGCAGATGCTCGGCATCGGATACTGACACAGGAGAACATAAGGAGTATCTATGACCACCAATACACACCCGCGTCTTTCCGTCTCGGCAAACGAAGCTGCCGCCATGCTTGGTGTCAGCCCTCGCACACTTGCGAACTGGAGGACACAGCGAGTCGGCCCGGCATTCGTCCGTATCGGTGCGGTCCATAGCCGGACCCTGTATCGACTCGACGACCTCAAGGCTTGGTTGGATGCCAACAGGGTTGAAAACCCTGATCCTAAGGACAATGAAGACAGCGCAGGCAATGAGGCGGTTGAATCGGAATGATCAACGCGATCACCAGCTGGATCTTTGGTGACATCGAGAATCTTGATCCAGCTGAAGCAAGTGCTCTCACGATCACGAAGCAGGACATGATCTGCATCACGAAGTCTGTGCTCGTTGGTACTGTTCTGATGGCGATCGTCATGGCACCGGTTGTCCTCAACCTAACACTATCAATCTAAACCACAACACAGAAAAGGTCACGAAACCATGACTGCACCCGCTCACCCACTCCTTCACAGGATCCTCTCCGCAACAAACACCCCTTGGAACGACTGGACCTCATGTCTCGTCTACCACCACAAGGCCGTCAACGAGATGGCTGATTGGATGGAGCGAATGCATCGCTTTGAGGCGATCATGCTCGGTCATATTTACCCTCAGGTTGCCGAGATTGCTCGTAGCGATACTGAGTTCGAGCAGATGATCAATAAGGTGGAACCGGACGTTCGCGCGATGGCAATCACAGATAAGCATGATCGTATTCGCTGCGAAAAGATCATCATTGCATGGGATGAGCTCTCTGGACTTGTCCGAGAGGCTCTCAGCAAACAACCTACACGAGAGCAGATCGATGCGCTTCTTGATCGATGCTATGAGATGAGGGACGATACATCGCTTGATCCCAAGACTCGACAGGAAGCGCAAAACACGACCTACGCACTGAACAGGGTGCTGTGGGATTGGAATTTCTCCAATGAGACGATCACGCCTCTCAGGTTCTACCCGAACCGAGATGCGCGGTTTGATCGGTACAAGATCTCGATCTGAGCGATAGCCCCTCTGGGACAGTATGTGATCAGCACGATCGCAGGTACGTCTCAGAGGGGCTGATTTTCTGGTCTCTCGTCCACACATCTGTGTACTTGCAACAGGGCGTTGTTCAACGCCCCGAATCTTGAACTGATAGAACTCTCTATTTCTATCCACACACCCTCTTCTCACTTCTCACTCACAACCACAAAACAAGGAAACATCATGAACGTCAATCATGAACTCGCCCATTCTTACATTGCTGCTCTGTCCTGCACCAAGGAAGGGGCTGAGCTAGTGCAGGCTCTTGAAGCCGTGCGCTACTACCACTCTGAGGGCAGAATCGCCCAGCTCGGTGGCGGCAGCATGCTCGTCACGGCTGTCGATGCCTACGATGACGGAGATGTCAAGGGTCTTGTCCTGCTGCCCGGCACCAAGGACCGGCTGACCTACCAGAGCGCTGACTGGTGCGACGACACCATCCGAGGTGCGCTCTTTTGGAAGGACTACCACAGCTACCCTGTGGTGATTCCCTACGTGCTGGCCGAATGGGCAGTACAGTGCGTCATTGAACGCAGCGAGTGGGTGCCTGCGCCCACATGGTGCACGAAGCCCGTCATCCACAGTGTTGACACGGTTCCTAACATGTGCGTCCGTCTTCCTTTGGGTCTCAAGCTCCCCGGCCTCACCGTCGACAAGTACGCCCGCCGAAAGGCAACGCAGCCCCACTACGAAAAATGCGAATGGGGCCTGTATGACCACGTTGGTGGAAATGGTCTGGTATACGGATATGACGCGATTGTGCTCTATGGGGTAACAGCCGGTGAAATCGTCTACCTACTCAATCATATCGATGTTCTCGATGTGGATGACATCAATGACGCACTGGAACCCGAACGTTTCCTTTTTGAATTTGAAAAGGAAGCGTGGCGCGCCGCGTGTCAGTTCCGCAGCCAATACAAGGCGTGGGGATACTTCGATACATGCTCTCGCTACCAATGCGCAAAGCATCTCATCGAGAATAACTTCACTCCCGAGGACATCTGATCCCCTCCACCCCAAACAAACAGAAAGAATCAACTATGACCATGCGTTGGACTTCCTACCTCGTTCTTCACCTCCCTGAGGTCGCCGCCATGCCTGACTGGATGCAGCGGTCTCACCGCGCAGATGTGATCATGAAGGGTTACATCTACCCGCAGGTCGAAGACAAGCTCGCCGTCAACGGCACAGTTGATGACGACGAGTTCGATCGTATGATCGACGAGCTCACGACTGTTATTCACAATATGGCGATCAAAGACAAGCACGACAAGATCCGCTGTGAGAAGCCCATCATGATGTGGGACAAGCTCACGGATCTTGCATCAAAGACGCTCAGCACTCACCCCACTAAGCAGGAGATCATGAATCTTCGCGAGAAGTGCTTCAACAGCTTTTATGGAACCGTGGGGATGAGTCTCGATCGCGACACTGAGGCCGAGCTCTGGCAGACCGTCAACGAGATCGACACGCTGCTGAAGCACTGGGACGAGGACGGCCAGGACACCGCGAGCCTGCTCAGGTTCTACTCGAACACGTCCAACAAGACCGCCCGGTTCAACCGTTACGCGATCTGATGATCTAACAACCCAACCACACACACACACCTCTCTCTTCCCCCATAACAACCCCACAACAAAGAAAGAAGGTTATGACGATGCCCCGTCGTAACAAGCGTTCCAACGATTACTACAGCCCTGATGGCTTCGATGCTCTGGATGCTCTGTCTTTGAGCAGCCCGACCCACGCAACCATGATCGGTTGCACGTGTCCGTCCGGCCCTGGTGGCCGTGATTGCACGTGTTGCGGTGATGCACCAGGAAAGCCCCGAGCTGCTGCTCGTCGCGCTAAGAAGCGCAGCAAGCGGCAGGAGTTCAAGCGTTCGCTGGGTCAGTACAACTGCCGTAGCTACAGGGAATACCTGGCCTACGAAGGTGAAGACTGAGAGGCTGAGCGCATGACTATGACTATTCGGGACACCCTCACAGAAATCTACCCTGATCTACAGTTCATGGGAACCAGGCGGCTCGGGACGAAGTATGTCCTGAGCCGTGGAATGCGAGGTTACTTCGTCAGCAACCGCCTCACGGGCAAGATTGTGTGTACCTGGGACACAAACGGCATCCTGTACGCCACCACTGATGAATTGTCGCCATACGAAAAGCGACTCATCACGATGATCCTGAAGATTTGGCGAAACACCCCACGTATCCAATGGGAGACGTGGGACCGATACGCACAGCGCATCAACGACAGATGGGGTCACCAGTACGTGCTGGTGAGCGTGCCCTGACACACGAACATCTCATCACATACCAAAAAAGAAGAAAAACATGAAGGAACTTCGATTCAGCACCAAGGATCTTAAACCGCTGGCGGATGTAGGAGCCAAAGGTATCTACAGTGAATGGCGCGATACATACATCCTGCTGAAGGATGACAGGGTCATTCACATTAAGAACAGTGCTAAGTACTCTGATCGATGTGTCATGAACTACAACATCGGTCACGTAGTTGATGAAGGCTGGTTCTACTGGAATTTGGAGACCGAGTACCGAAACGATTACAGCTACGCGGATCATTGCAGTGTTACACATGGACGCGTTGACTTCCGAATCGGACCATACCGGTACATGCAGTTCTCTGAAATCCGTGGTAGCGGAGCTCCCTTTGGGAAGATTGTCCAAATCTTCCTATACGAAAACGAGCAGGAATGCTTTGGGGACAAAGCTCCTGACATTGAGTGGCTTCACTAAGGAAGACACAACCACACACAGTAGCTCCCCTACCCCTACCCTCTCTCAGAGCAGTGTGGTGACACACGCTCAACAGAGAACGAGGCGGGGTGGGGGAGCTATTTTTTCTTCTCTCACCACTGCGTCTTGTTAGCAGGACATCTTCGATGTCCCGATCGCAGAACTGAGTCCTACTCTCATCCACAATTCACACTCAAAGGAACACAACCATGTTGAACCAAGTCAACCACGACGCCGCGCACTACATGATCCAGGCTCTATCTCTGACAGAAGCGGGAAGCGATCTCGTCAAGGCGCTTGAAGACATCCGTTACTACCACAAGGCGGCAGATGTCTACGACCTCGGCTACGGTGGCATTCTCGTTGAAGCATTCGACGAAGACTCGGACGGCGACCATTACTGGGAAGGCTCTGTGCTCATCCCGTCTAGGCGCGACAGGCTGATCTACAAGTCGGCGGCGCATCAGGATGAGCCCGTCCAGGGCGCGCTCTTCTGGGGCTGGAACACAGATGGCTGCATTGTCATCCCACGCGTTCTCGGTGAATGGGCAGCTGAGTGTGCTCTCGCGCATGCGACAAAGATGAAGACTGTACACTCGCCCGCCGAGTGCCGCCCTGTGTCGTGCACTGTCAACGCTGTGAAGAGCATGGCAGTCACAGCACCTGTAGATCAGGTCACCTTGCCCGGTCTCACCAAGGACAAGTGGGCACACAAGAAGGCAGCTGAAGCTGATGCGGAGCGCCGAGACACATCATGGGATTTCCCGTCGCTCATCATGCCAGGTTACATCCAGGACTGTGCAACAGTGTACGGTGTGACAATCGGCTGGATTGATTCCCTTGATGTCTGGCCTACCCCATTTGAGGACTGCACGCCGGAGACCGTCTGCGATGAGAAGTCGTGGAGTTACAGGGAACCGGTCGTGTTGCGAGCCGCATGCCAGATCATGAGCGAGCTGAAGCACTGGGAATACTTCGATAAGTGCTCACCGTTGCAGTGCGCGAAACACTTGTTCGCAAACGACTTCCGACCCGTTGATCTGTGACGAGATCCTGGCCCAATAACACAGATAGCCCCTCTGAAATGTAGCTTTGCCTATCGGCATTGACGATGTCTCAGAGGGGCTATATTTTCAGTACCTGGCTCTACTCAGAGTAACCAAGCACATCTCGATCGATCTCGTTAATCAGATCTTCAGGGATGGCATCAACGCTGATCCGATACATCTTGTTCAGACGTGAGTTGTAAATGCCCAGGTACTTGAAATCATGCCACCATGTAAGAGGCGAACGAAGGCGCTTACGCCAACCTATGAGCAACTGGAGTGTCTGCGCCTCCGTTGGATGCGACTTCGATACATTGAGAGCCCAAAGCGTATCGGACATTGGCGACTTCACGTCATAAGCATAAAAGAAGCGAAGCAAGCGTTCGACCATCGTCCTCACGTTCTGGATCGTCACTTCATCAGGATTGATCTCTTCAAGAGGTTGATAGTTCTCAGGATCGACAAGGAATCGATCACCAAACCCAGACAGCTTCAAGGCATTGATGATAGATCCATCATCCAGACCGTTGATGTCATCGATAAGATGCTGAGCCTCGACTGCGAATGCATCCCCTCCGATGCGTCGCGCCACGAACAGTGGGAACCTAAAGACCGACTCCGTAAGCTCCCCTGACATGACACCAGTCATATAGCCAACAGCAGAAGCGACCAAATCAAGGCTGACATTCTCTTCCAGGTTCAATGCATCACCGCCTTCACCCAGAGACTTAACTTCAAACGGCTTCGGTAGAATATAGCTACCTTCCGGCTGCTCGATGTACTCTGATGCGGAACGCCCTGTGGTACTCATGGTTAATCCTCCTCGATCATCGGGTTCTTGTTGCTTGGCTCACGCCACAATAAGGATACCTCTCCCTCTTGTTAACAGGGCGTTTTCAACGCCCCGAATCATGAATTGATAGAAGCTCTCTATCTCTCCCACTCTAAAAAGGAACATCACCATGCTGAAGAACGTGAAGACCAAGCTCGACAACCTCCACGAGTGGATCACTGCTGATACTACGCCTGGCCTCAGGCTGTTTGGTGTCACGCTCGTCGTGTGGTTCGCGATCTTCCTGACCGTCAACACCATCGCTTACTTCGTGGGCTGAGCTCTGTTCGCTCTGTCTGCCCACGCATCTAAACCTACCTAGCCTCTCTAAGCTCACCTAGTCTCCCTAACCTCACTTTCCTCTCTCTAAACCCTGAAAGCCCCTGCGGGTCTTCGCTGCTCAGTCTTAATGACGCAGCGTTGACGCCCGCAGGGGCTTTCTTTTTCAGGGCTCGCTCTTGATACTTCTCAGTGCACTGGGCTCACGTGCTCATTCGATCACCAGAACCACCAGCTGGTGATCCAGCCACAGAAGCTCCGCCACATGACAACAACCGGGCGATACCACGAGGTCATACCCGTGTTCGCCAAACGATCGGGACGAGGCTTCTTGGGCTTCGGCTTCTGAGGCTGAGCAGACTGCTGCTGATCAGACTGAGCTTGCTCAGCTTGCTGGTTCTGCTCAGGCTGAGTCGGCTGTGCCGGAACAGGAGCTGGCTGGGAGGGTGCCGGGGATGGCTGTGCGGGCTGAGGCTTAGCCGGGGTGGGCTTAGCAGGTGCCGGGGTCACAGGCTTCGGCTTCTCAGGAGCAGGGGTCGGCACAGGTGCAGGCTGTTCTGGCTGAGCTGGAGTGGGTGCAGGTGCTGGAGTCTCAGGCTGAGCCGGAGTCTCTGGAGTCGGTGCCGGAGTTGGATCTGCTGGCTGGGATGGATTCTCAGGTTGGGCAGGTGACTCAGGCTGCTCTGGTTGAGGCTGAGCAGGGGTCGGTTCAGGCTGCGCGGGTTGCTCAGGCGCTGGGGTCGCAGGGTTCTCAGGTGCCGGAGTGGGCTCGGGCTGGGCCGGAGTCTCAGGAGCGGGAGTCGGCTGAGAAGGCTGCGTCGGCTCAGGAGAGGGAGTCGGCTTGGCAGGAACAGCAGGAGTCTCAGGCTCAGCAGGCTGGGCCTGATCCGCCTCGGTCTTCGGCTCATACACACGCACGTAGTCGACATACATAGTAGAGCCAGCACCGTCCGCGCTCTTGTAATCATCAGCGAACTTGCTTGCGTCAACAAACGTCTTATCAGACCAGTTGTCGTGCTTAGCCAAGTAGCTACCGCCCACCATCTGGTTGAGCTTGAGCACCAGACCGTTCTCTGGATCCGCGAAGGGGTTGCTCGCGCCCTTCATATCCTGCATCTTCACGCGGTGAGTCATCTGCCCATCGAAGTAGAACTCGATGGCATCGCTTGTCTTCAAGACACCGTAGGTATGCCACTCAGTCTGAGAAGTGGCAGTGTCACCCTTCATCATGCCTTGATGCTGGGTGGTCTTCTTGGGGTTGCCGACCCTGGGGGTATGGATGTTGCTCATCAAGAAGCTCGGGTCGTAGCCCTTGCTCTCGAACACGTCGATCTCACCGTTACCGGGCCAGCCGCCCTTGGTACCGGTGCCCCAGAAGGCAGACCAGGACGAACGCGCGGTCGGAAGCTTCACGCGCGCCTCGGCATAGAAGCCGGTTCCTGGTGCTGCGTACAACACCTTGCCGTCTTTCGTTTTTGTGGTGATCATGCCCGACGTGAACGGGGCGTCATAGGTCGTGCTACCGTCCTTGCACGTACGCGCGATCTGCGAGCCGTCCCACTTGGTCTTCGTGGGCGAGTACCGGGCAGTCAGGTTCAAAGCCCCATCTCGCACAGAGACGTTATCAGGAGAGTCCGTGTACTGCGCTTGCGATCGCTGCGCAGGATCGAAACAGCCGTACTGATAGCCCCACTTGGTGGTATCAAGCTTGTTGCCGTCGAACTCATCATGGAACGTCAGCTTGTAACCACTCGCTACAGCTGCCGGTAGCCCGGCAGCAGAAGAGGAAGAAGCTGCACTGTCTGCACTGGTAGGCGCGGCAGTTGCGGCAGAAGTAGGTAGCACTGCAACAGATGCGCCCATCGCTACAGTCAGAGCTGCCATCACAGGCAGCCGACGCAAGCCAGGTCGAATAGACGGCTTGCTGGATTGACGAGGGATCTTCATAGAGATCACACCTCTCTTTCGGTCTTGTTATTGTTGTTGATCATCGGTCTCTACGTACTAAAACTGAGCAGGTAGTCAGTGTGCGTAGGCCCACAGCATTATACCGTATTACGCCCCTCAACCGAAGCAGAAATCGCATACATGTTGACCACAGCAGCAACCCAGTAACAACAGCACCTAAACCCCCGGACACAGAAGCCTGTGTCCGGGGGTTTTTCATTGAGCGCTGGCAGTGCTGCGCTGATGCTGTCGTAATCGCTGGCGCTTTCATGACCACCATTGCGCCATCATCTACTAGGCTTTTCCTGACCTGGAAAGAACCATACTGTGGCCACCATTGCGCCATACATCAGCCCAACAAAGCGCCATCATTGACCCATCATTGATCCAGGCTGTCTCCTGGCTCTTACATGGTCCAATAATGGGCCGTTATAAGGCCAACAAAGAACCCGATAACGACCATGGAGTACCACTGGCCATAGAGAGGCCAACAAAGCGCCTTTATCTGGCCACCATTGGACCAGATAAAGACCTGCCGCTGTCTCTGGCGCTTATCTGGCCCCAAACTGGTCACCATTGACCACTTATTGGTCTTTCATTGGCCTTTATCTGGCCACCATTGCGCCAGCCACAAGCGTCTAAGCACAGCCAGGTACGCAGCCATGCTGCATCACAGCCCCGGTTGCAGCTCTGCATTCACGCAGTCATCAACCGGGGCCAAAGGCTGTCGCAGACACGCATAACCATGCATCACGACGTTTATTTAGGCTGTATCGATCGATGGTGGCGACCGTGATACGGACGCATGTGACAACAGCGCTACAGCGCTGTTACTGGGCTGTTTCAAGACGTTGATACGAGGCACAGATAAATGAGTTCTCAGCCTCTGTACGAGACAGCCTTTTCACACCACATCTACAACGCTGCTACGCAGCTGTTTATACACAGGCTGCCACATGTGGTGATTCACGTTCTGTTTTATCTGTTGTACCCCCATCTGAGACACACTCAAAAAGAGATAGTCTCAGATGGGGAATAAGCAGCCATACAACAACTGCCCAACAACAGGGTTTCCACACATGTAACAGGGCTCTCCACTGTTCTATCAACAGCGTTGTGATAGCCCTGTTACATGTGGCTGGAATACACCACCGGATAACTCTATATAAGCGCTCTGAAACATTGGCTGATTCACCTGCTCAAACGCATGTGTATCAGCCAATGGCACGTTATCCGGTGGACTGTTAATGGAGGCTTCGCCAACATGTTTCTGCGCTCTTCTAAACGGTATTGAAACAGGGATTGCAGACACCAGATGCCACGTCATCTGGTGTACTCCCCAGCAGCTGCCATAACAGCTGCTGTCTCAATGTCCGAATAGCACAGAAACAAACGTCCCTGAGCCATGCTGTTGCCGTGTCCCACATTGTCCCAATGCGATGCCACAACAGCCTGTCTCAGGGCCTGACAGTGAGTCAACGGAGCCCGGTTACACCGGTCTCCTTAACGGCGCTGACGGGCCGTTTCACGACCCGGCAAGACGGGGGTCACAACAGTGTGCCAAACCTGCGCTCGCTCGGTTCGTCACCCTGTCACAGCGGCTGAAGCCGCATGGTGGTACCACGGTGCCAAGCAAGCTCGGACCGTGGTACCACCTAAACCCCGTCTTAACAGGGAAAACAGGCACACGTGGTACCACGTCTCGGAGGCGGTACCGCCTCAACGACCCGTGGTACCACCGGGGGTGGTATCGCCTGTTTTCCCCTTCGTTACGCCACTTTGCCCACCTTACGCTCCCTAATGGTCGCTGGCGGTGGATCAGGTAAAAAAGGGCATAAGAGGGGCTGGCTCAGTCGTACGCTACGCGTACTCCTTCGGTCGGCATAGCCGACAGCCCTTCGGTGACCGTCCTCGCTACGCTGCGGGTGTCACCTCACCCCTGCGTCGCGTTGCTCCTTGGGGCTCTTACTGCGCCTGTTACGCTGTCGCTTCACAGGCTTGCCCTCCACAGCCCCACTGGGGCTGTCTCGGGTGCCCTCTGCGCGTCTGTTCCAGACGCTTGAAACACGGCACAGACGCATTATTCATGCATCTGTGCCATCGGGTCTTCGCGATGAGTCCCGTGTCCCAAGGCGATGGGAAACAAATCATCGACCCTGATTGACGATTCACAAGTCGATGACTCCAAACCACCTTGGTCGTATATGTCGCTGAGGGAGACACAAAATAAAATCACACCTGCCTCATCAACATATACGATTCACGGTCTCATCACTCAGACCCTGAGAAACACCTGTTGCTCGTCAATCAACTCTTACGTTTTTGATGCTTCGCGCAAAACCTCCAAAAACGTAAGAGTTGTACATAATGGAGAGCAACAGGATTCGGTAACGGCACATCCACAGGCTATACCGAGTGTCACTGCGGTCACCACAGGTTCCATCACAGAAAACACAGTGACTGGTAATACAGGGGTGGATACACCCCGCATATCAGCGCTATTCATGGGGTTATTAACATCTGTCTCACGAACAGATAAACAGATATACACACCCACTGAGCAACTAACACAAAGTGCACAGTGGGTCGCAACAACCCCATGCAAGCAATGATCAACAAAACTCCCATCCGACATGACACGAACACGCTCCACTGAGACTCTCACAAGTCTCAGCACGAAACGCATAACCAGTCGGATCATGAGAGATCACTGAATCGCATATGGAACAACCCACCCCTGCCTCGGGTTGTCTGTCCCATATGCTCCGATACATCGAGTGCCACCGCAGGTGGCACCGGGCTTTTCATCGAAAGATGGAAATCATTTCAAAAATGATTCCTGCAATCATTTCGTTCCAACAGATCAGCTCGCCGCTGGCGAGCCGAGCAGTTGAGAAGAGTCTTATCGTGGCCAATACATGGCCAGATAAGAACCATGAAAAACGACAGACAGGAGCCATCTATATATGAGCAACACGGACAACCCAAGCAACACGATCACTATCGCTGTTGCGACCGAGCCCACCACGAAGGTGTTCCAGATTGGCGAGACTGTGGCAGAAACCATCGCGCGAATGAATCTTGCGCTTCTCCCACACGTCGCCAACGACACCCCGCAGTCGATCAACAATGATGACGACATCAGTACCCTCATCGACATCCCCCATGTCGAGGTCAATGTCGTCACGAACAACGCCTACCTGAAGGGTTGGCTCAAGAAGAACGGCTACAGCGCCCGCCTCGTTGACGATGAAGGCATTCTCAAGGCCCTTGAAAACGAGGACATCATGACAACGATCGTCGTCCCAGCTGCCGAGAACCTGGCAATCAACGCCGAGGAAGGCAACATCTCCCTACCGCCCGACGAGAACAACATCCTCGTTCGCGTGCAAGACGAGATCCTGCGCTCCGACAATAATGGTCAGCGTGTTCACGACACGTTCATCACACTGATGCTCCCACCGGAGTATCGAATGACCCCATCCAACATCGACCCCGACACATACATCCGTGTCGTGGCGATGCCCACCTACGTCCACCTCGCAGACCAAGATCCTGAGGCCAACAAGGACGCCTAATCAATATCCCTTGATGATGGTGACCATGTGGCCAAGGTAATCGCCCCACACCCGAACCACATATCAATCACCACCATCAAGGAGAAATCAAACATGTCTACCACCAAGAACAACCTCGACCCGCGCACGTGGTCGAAGCGCAACAAGATCATCGCCGCGATCACTGCGTCTGTTGCCGTGATCCTCACTATCGCAGGCATCGGTATCGCAGTCTTCGGCTCGCAGTCCCACAACGCGAAGGACTGCACGTCCTACCAGGAGCTCATCACTGGTAAGACCGCTGAGCTGGATCAGGCGATCCAGGACGCTAATGATGCGCTAAAGACTGTCGATGCGTCCTTGAAGCCCGGCGAGGGTACTCGCCTCGCACACACGGACGGCTTCCCGTTGTCCTCTGAGGGGCAGAGCGCCATCAACGACCTGAGCAAGGCCATCAGCACTGCCAAGAGCGCCAAGGAGGCTGAGGACGCCAAGGCGAACGCTGCTACTACTGACAGCAAGAAGAGCAAGTGCTCGGGCGAGCCCGACACCACCTCTGTTGATGCGGCCATCAAGGCCATCAAGGATCAGACCCAGTCGTTCGTCAATACGCGTGACGCATACCGTCTGACCAAGGCCACCGACGAGGCCAACGAGCTGATGGACACTGCCAAGTCGAACCTCGCAAGCGCTCAGCAGAGCGCAGCTGAGCAGATTGCTGCTGTTGAGGCCGACCCCAACATGGAGTCTGACGCATCTGTGAAGGCTGCATACGACACGCTCAAGGCCGTGGAGACCGAGTCTCACACCCTGTCCACCACGGTGACGGTGACCACCTACGATGAGGCTGTAGCCTCCATCGAGAAGGCGAAGACCGTTGAGCAGAAGGCTGCTGAGGTGACGGCTTCCGTGGCACCACTACAGGAAGCTATCACCACCTACCAGGATGCGAAGGCTGGCAGCGCTTCCCCCACGCCGGACACCAGCGCGCCTGAGCAGGGCGCATCGACGGGCAACAGCAACACCCCTGCTCCTTCGTACGGTTACAACGGCAATGGAGGCAGCAGCAACAGCGGCTCGAACGGTTCGAGCTACTCTGGTGGATCTTCCTACACCCCTCCGGCTCCTGCCCCTGCACCGGCACCTCCGGCCAACAACTCTGGCTCGGGTGACGGTCGCATTGACTTCGGCCCCGGACAGGCAGATCGTCCCGGCTGCGTCATCATCGAAGGCCGTAGCGTCTGCTGATCAACCGATCGCACAAAGCCCCGTAGCGTGGTTCGTAACCCGCTACGGGGCTTCATCATCTCAACACCCCACGTCCCAACACGAAAATACAGAAAAGAGATCAACCGATGCTCCCATACACACCGCCACTATGGCTCACAGTGACATTCGTTGCTGTAGTAATAACAACAAACCTCATCACGATCATTTCCAAAAAGATCGTCACCGGGCGACTAAACGATGAGCAAAACAATGAACTATATACCAAAGATGCTGCATATTGGACTCATGCCATCGCATCAAGAATTACAATCGTAGTAAACAGTATTGTGGCAATTGTGGGTGCCCCACTTCTACTCACTGGCATAGCATGGCTAGGTTCCAAGTCCCCTCATATCTTCTTCATTACGATGTGCGCACTAATATGGATTGCATCGCTATTCTTCACACAAGTATTCTTTATCGACACGAAATCGCAAGACAGCGATGCGCAAGAAAACGATGCACTCATTGACCCGCACGACCGACATGCTATCAACACCTATATCGGATGGATATTATTCAACGTTATCTTCGACGCCTTCGTATGGCTAGTAATGAGCCACCCGTGGACTACGCATTATTAAAAACGCGGTAATAAACCCGATGAAAAGAGTTACTACCACATGACCCGATGAAAGGAGTTACTACCACATGGAATCCAAAACAGCTCCACCCCCTCTCGACATCGATGAATCAATGTTCGAGGTCAGTGGCCTAGAACTATTCAACCGTGTCCGAGAACGGATGGGATGGACCGATCAATACCTCACGGACATCAACGACGCTCAACATCCGTTGCTCAAGGACATCGATCAGATGGTCATGGCGCTGGAGATCCTGCGAGCCTCGAACAAAGAGATCACCATCGTGCCAGACTTCGACACCGACGGTATCTGCGCTGGCATGATTCTCTACTCAGGACTCAACGAGATCGGACTCACCACCAATCTTCATGTCCCCGACTATCACCTCGGACACGAGATTCAACCATCGGTCATCAACACGGTCAAGCAGCAGTTCCCCAACACGGAAGCTGTTATCACCTGTGATGCCGGAACCAACAGCCGCGATGCTCTCGCCTACGCAAACAACATCGGCCTCATCACGCTTGTGACCGATCACCACGTGGAAGAGAGCAAGTCTCTCGCGCATATCCTCGTCAACCCCAACAGAATCGACGAGACATATCCCAACCGAGAGATCTGTGGGGCGCACGTGGCGTACCAGGTGGTAGAGCGTTACGCATCGCTCTACCACCCAGACAAGCTATCGGCCATCACATGGCTCAAGGTTTTTGCAGGTATCGGTACGGTAGCCGACGTGATGAGTCTCGTGTACGAGAACAGAGACCTCGTACGCGAAGCCCTCATGTTCACCAGGCTACTCATCGCTACACCCGAGCCCGGACCCACGTACAAGAAGGTGAAGTCCAAGTACGAAGAGCTTGACGAACTCGATGACATTGAGATCAACATCGACCGGACACCCACACTGCTGTCCATGCTCCGATCGCAGAACCACCACCCCGTGTACATGCGAGCATTCGAAGGTATGAACCTGCTCCTACAGGAGCTGGGCACAACCCATGAACGCGTCGACGAGCAGCTCTACGGATTCTCGATTGCTCCAGCGTTCAACGCCACACGGCGTGTCGACGGAGACTATCGAACAGGATTCGCAGTCTTCACGGCAGACACTCTCGATGAGCAACAAGAGGCAGCGCAACGTCTCGTTGAGTACAACGTACAGAGAAAGAACCAGGTCCGTGAGATCCTCGATTCCATCATGGATACGGATCAGCCATGGGCACCATACGTATTCCCCACGGATGCACTACCAGGCATGCTGGGCCTCATTGCTCAGAACCTCATGCTCATGCACGGACACCCCGTTGCAGTAGTTCGCATCCACTCGGACGGATCGTGCTCAGGTTCCATGCGGTCCCCCACATGGTTCCCTGTCATCGAGCAGCTCTCATCGTTGCAAGATCCGACCATCGGTGCGCAGGGTCACGAGTTTGCCTGTGGCGTGCGCGCACGCTCACCCCAGCAACTCTATGACGCACTGGCCACCCTTGTGCCACAGCAACGTGATGCTGTCATCGCACAGACAGGTGTCCTCACCCATTCGGATCCAGCAGCTCTCGTGCTAGGAACAGCCCCTGACGCAGATGCGCCGCTTGACGAGATTCGTGCGATCACGCAATACATGGACAAGGTGAAGGAGCTCGCTCCCTTCGGGCACGGGTTCCCAGCCCCACCTGTTGATGTGGTCATCAACCTGTCCGTGTGCTCGATCCACACGATGGGTGACCACAAGCAGCACCTCAAGCTCATCACACCTGAGGGTGTTGCATTGCTGTGGTGGAACCGATCGGATCTCGCACCGCATCTCACCGAGCGGAAAAACAGCGTCGACACAGCAGACATGATGTGTCGTCTCAGGGTGACACTCGGTCTCAACACCTTCGCAGGCCGCACCACCCTGCAAGGCATCGTTGACCACGAGGTAGAGCAACCCACACAAAACGAGCAAGAAGAACAAGAGCAAGAAAGGCCGTAATGATCACAATAAAAAAGACCATCTCTGAGATGTGGGAGGGTACCCGAGAAAGCCGAGAAGGCAAAATGGGTCTCGTGCTCCTGGCCTTCATGTCCATCCTCGCATACGCAGGAGTCATGGCGCTCGTCTACACGATCGTTGGGAAACCCGTATTCGCCGTCACCTACACCAACGCATTCGCAGCAACGTGCATCATATTCTGGAGACGGCGTAACAGCGCAGCTCCGATGATCAAGAAGCAACGTATTCCCACCATGGAATGCGTGATGGTACCCATCATCACCGTCGTGATGACTCTGGGATCGACAGTTCTTGCCCTATGGGTCAAGCAATCGTTGAATTATCCATCACCGCTTCAAAAGATCAGCGAGACGACGCCAGCTATAGCCATTGTCATCATGAGTCTCATCATCGCACCAATCGGTGAAGAAGCTCTCATGCGAGGATTCATCTACCCAGTCCTCAGGCGAAAGCTATCGGTGACATCAACAATCGTGATCACGGCGCTACTGTTCGCTATGCTGCACGGAAATCTCGTACAGATCATCCTCACAATCCCACTGGGTATTGCCCTGGGGTATCTGTACGAGAGAACGCACAATCTCCTTGCGTGCATCAGCATGCACATGCTGTTCAACGCCACAGCATTGTTGCTACCAAGCGTCCATGTCGGAAGACTGGATGCTGTAGCAGCCGCATCGCTCATTGTCATCACACTGGGTCTATGGATGTACATCCCGCGCATCCAAGCAAAACGCAAAACGGATACCTCAGTGAGTGAGCTGTGATGTAGACACATGGGAGGTGTGACGGTGGGTGGAGTACCCCCGTCACACCTCCCGGTTCGTACACGGTACGAACCGGGGATTGGAATGAAGAAACAAGTTTCATCATTCATTTCAATCTTTCAATATATCTTCAACCAGAAAGGAGGATTGTCATGATCATTCAGCGTGGACTCATCTACGACAACAAGCAGAACATCGTCATCCCGAATCTGCCCAAGGATCTCGGTATGTCATGGAATCCTCCGAAGCCTGGAGAAGGTATCGAGGGTTTCGACGGCACGCCTGGTGCAATCCTGCGTCACGTAGTGTACAACCGTCTCCCCAGCGAGACGAAGCAGGATCTGCTGGACAACTGGCAGTACCGCGAAACAAAGCGCCGCATCCGCGATCGACGCGGTGTGCTCATCCGCGAGCGCATCGTCTTCCTGAAGAGGGCTCGCGTGTACGCTGCCGAGTTCGTTTATGCGCTACCGGACACGAACTCTATGGAGTTCAAGCTCTGGGTAGAGCGTCAGAACCACGGTGGCCTCACCCGAACTGAGTTCCTCGCGGAGCAGAAGGCTCAACGTGAGCAGCTCGCTGACAGGCACTCCCTACGGTGGAATCCTGCGAAGCACCGCGCCAAGAAGCAGGCGAAGTGGGCACGCGCACACGCAGCAGCGTGATCGCGTCACACCGTAAACACAGACCCGGATCCCAAGCCGACAGCAACGGCTACCAGCGGATCTTTTCATGAAAGCAACAGGGGCCATCCTCACCGGATGGCCCCTGTTTTATTGTGATGCGACTTCTCTCCCCAGAAACACGAACGGGAGCCGTCCCACCAGCTCCCGTCCGTTTTACGTTGTGCGGTCCCACATCGTCCCAGATCTCGGTTCACTTCCACGAACCCGAATCAACCTGTCAACGACAGGATACACGAACAAGAACACACATGCAACACCAATGCGTATACAGACAACTAGGCCGATTGTGATCTCCAACATATATTGGTAAATCATCGCGCGCAACACCGAAACAGCACTATGGCCGCGATCACTACAAACACGACAAAACAAGGCTTGTAGCAGATGTTGGACCAAAAACTGCTACACGCTACGACCCTGTTTCCCTTGAAATACCAAGGCAAACAACACGTGTAGCAAAAACTGCTACAGGGCCAAAAATCGCTGCTACGGCACTTTCGCGCATCATTGCAACGAAAAGTGCCACTTGTAGCAGATGTAGCAGCTTTTTGGCACCAAGTCTTCAGGTGCGCATGCGCGTATGTGCGCGTGATACACGCATCCAAACACACAGTCAAGCGATCATCTCGGCATATGAAATGCATACATTCTCAGGATTGACAGAAACAACTTCTTCGAGTATCACACGTGCGTGTGCGCGCATGCGTACATAGCGAGGAAAATATCTGCTACATCTGCTACAAACCAGGTTTTACGTTGAAATACCAACGATTATATATGTAGCAGATATTTATTAGAAATAATTATCAATAAGAGCTTTTCCTTGAAATCCCGCCAAAAAACCCTGTAGCAGATATTTTTCGAAATCTGCTACATCGAGAAGAAAAACTGCTACAGGCCCCTCTCACAGCACCCATCGACTCCCCTTCATGAGCAATGCGCTCCGCTGAAGAGGCTCCACATCCCCGAGAAGGCCCCCAGGCGCGTCTCTACGGCCCTGGGAGACAAAAACCGGCACTCAGATGCATTGAGGTCATTTCAGAGCCTCACAGACGCGTTTGGAGCACGAGAGACCCCCGTACCCTTGTCGTCTCTCTGGGTAACGCGCTGTCGCGCGTCGAGAGACAACAGAAGATGACGACCGGTAACATGGTCGTTGACCGCCATGCGCAGCTTGCGCGGTAACCCAATGTAATGTACGATTCCTCTGGCGTACGAGTACTTCCCTGTATCCCACATGCGCGGAACCCTACCGCTCGTGCACCTTAGAATTGAAAGAAGGTCCCACATGCTGCACCCCACTGACGCCGCATCCAACATGACGAGGATGTGGCTTCAATGACAACAAACGCCACCTCTACCGCACCTGCTCAGAAGCAGGCGAAGCCTCGCCAGGCTATGCTGCCACCGCGTAACCAGCTGATCTCCGATGAGGTCGAGCTGTTTTTTGCTACACAGAACCAAGAAGTCCTTGATGCGAAAGGCGTTGAGTTCCAGCTACTCAACCGCATCAACAACCGGTTGATCGCAGAAAACGCGAACTATGAACTCAAGGGCAAACGAGCCTTTCAGACACTGAGCACACTCTCACCGGCAGTGATCGCCGATTGCATGCTCCATCGCAACCGGGTCGTCAGTATCATGCTGTCAGATAAGAACACAGATCCCAATTATGATGTACTAGCCGTGTACATGGACCACGGTCCAGATACAGGCATCTACGTCACCGATGAGGTCTCGATCCGAGTGCTCGCCCGTGCGTACAACTACTCAATTTCGCCTACAGAGCTTGACCATGTTATCGATATGCTGAAAGATAACGCCCCTCGCGTCATGGTCAACACCAACCGCGATCTCGTGGCCGTCAACAACGGCATTTTCGATTACAAGTCGAAGAAACTGTTGCCATTCACCCCTGAGATCGTCTTTACCGCGAAATCTGCGATCGACTACAAGGACAACCCAGTCAACCCCGTCATTCATAACGATGCAGACGGTACCGACTGGGACATCGAATCGTGGATGGATGATCTCAACGACGATCCCGAGATCGTCAACCTCCTATGGGAAATCATGTCAGCCATCATTCGACCCAACGTTGCATGGGACAAGACTGCATGGCTTCTCTCCGAAGTCGGTAATAACGGTAAGGGAACGCTTCTCACACTCATGCGTAACCTATGCGGTGAGCGTGCGTGGACTTCTATTTCCGTTGCCGATTTCGGTAAAGACTTCCATCTGGAACCTCTCATCAGGACCAACGCGGTCCTTGTCGATGAGAACGATGTCGGTGAATACGTCGATAAGGCGGCAAATCTCAAGGCTGTCATCACCAATGATGTCATCTTGATCAACCGCAAGAACAAGACCCCTATCGCATACCAATTCAGGGGTTTCATGGTCCAATGTGTGAACGACACACCCAGGTTTCGAGACAAGTCGGGCTCGCTTTACCGTAGGCAACTCATCATCCCGTTCAACAAGAGTTTCACGGGTGCTGAGCGCAAGTACATTAAGCAGGACTACATGCATCGCACTGAGGTGCTCGAATATGTCCTTCACCGTGTACTCAGCAGTAACTTCTACGAGCTGTCTGAGCCAGCCGCAGTCAAAAACGCACTCCATCAGTACAAGATCGAGAACGATCCCGTCCGTGCGTTCGTCGAAGAGTTCCTTGATCGCATGGTCTGGGATCTACTTCCGTGGCGATTCCTCTACGCGCTCTATCGCGCGTGGTTGGTCAAAGACCAGCCATCGAATCCACCTCTGGGATACAACAAGTTCGTCAAGCATTTGACGCTTGTGCTTCAAGATACCCCAGATGGCGGCAGCAATTGGATCGTCACGTCGACAGCTGTGCGTACCCAAAACCGTATTGTTGGTAATGAGCCACTGATTATTGAATATGACCTCCACAAGTGGATGGATATTCAGCCAGCAGGAGGCTCTATGTGCAAGATTGGTATTCCTCACAACATACCAATCTCTACGCGAGGGCTCCTACGAGCCACCGCTACGGCTTCACCTGGATCTGCATCAGACGATGACGATCAGGACAGCTAAAACAGCCAATAACCAACCCTGCACAACCCCTGTCTCACAATCGCTGAGCAGGGGTTGTGTGGCATTTATTCAATCACCCAGAAAGGGCTTTACTCATGAATCTCACCCACACGACACACGCCGGTTACATCCGCCAAGACGACGTATACACCGATGAAAACGGTGTCAATTACACCGTTTGTCAGGATACCGATGCCGAAGATCCCAGGTCGTGGCTCTCCCACGAAGAGGCGGCTATCGTTGTCATCAACGCCGATCGCAACACGCGAACCGACAACATCGATGACTACGATGACAACCCGGCCATCGACGATCTTCTTCAAGCCATGGAGCGAGACGACATCGATGATCCAAGCGACATCACCACCCGGTGGTGGAATAACTGGAAGAAGAGTCTTGCCGAGCGCAATATCCCATACGACGTTGACATGATCGCCTGTCATGGCTACGACCAGTCCACCTGGTTCACTGTCATTGCAGCCGTCAAGGAGGGTTATGGTTCCGCTCGTGACAACGTTGACACCTTTGTCGCGTGGGCTCGTGGTGACGTGTGGACAGTGTCGCCCGATCACCCCGATTACGACACACTGTGCGACATCTACGCCGATAATCCCGAAAGTGCAGTCAAGCACTACATCGAGAACTACATTCCGCATGAGCTACCTCAGCTAGAGACGCTCTTTTGAACGATATATCAACGAAGGGGGGGTAGCTCATATGAAGCGAACCACCTACAAGAAAGCTCGATTCGTCTTCTGGGACATCGAGTCACTCACCAACGTGTTCACCGTTGCTTTCTTCGACCGTGAAACCCGTGCTCTCAATGTGTTCTATCTCGTCGACGTGGGCACCCCCGTCGGTGATGCGCTGCGTCGCCGCGACTTGGACCACGACACAGTGCTCGCGGCCATTCTGAAGCGCAATCCAGCCTGGGCGCGCCTCTGGAAACACAGTGAAACACCCATCCTACACTTGCACAACCTAGCGAAGTGGGAAGCTAATCATCTGCTCGCCCGCATGATTGGTCTCAGCGATGCAGCCTCAGTGAACGACCCACATTCCCAGAGTACGTACTTGCGAGAGTACCGCCCTGTATGCGACACGGATCCGAACTACGATCCTGAGGTTCATCCGTTCGTATGCGGCTATAACTCCGCCAACTATGACACGACCCTCATGAGTATTTACCTCGCAAGCGTCATGGAAAGAACGCAGGAGCCTGTCCGTCAGGCTCGTGAACGTGCCATGCTCGCCACGACAGACGATGAGAAGCGTCGTATCTATGAAGAGATGATGGAAACATGCAAGCTTGCATTCAGGCGCACCACCCCTGTGACTGCAAAGACGATCCGCAAGCATAATGACGCTCTCTTCACCGATGAGTACATCCGTCAGATGCCGTCGTACCTCACCTCTTCTGCTGTTGCTAACGGTAAGGGCTGGGACGGGACGGCGAACAAGGTCAGGCGATCTATGCTTCATTCCGGTAGGCACCTGGACATCGCACGCTTCAATGAGAAGCAGCAACGTGTGGGCCTCAAGCGCCTGCTTGGCATGCTGGGTCACCAGATCCTCGAATCCGATCGGTTGAAGCATGACTCGATCATCGAAACAATCGATGATCTCATCGAACTGATCGCCTACAACGTCAGCGACGTTGTCAATCTGGCGTACCTAGCAGATCACCCGACATACTCAGGCGGGTTCGACCTCAAGCACGCCTTGATGGTTGACTATCCTGAGACCGTCTACCAGGCTGTGAACGGTTCCAAGTCAAAGCCGGATTGCAGGCCCGATCGTGTTCGTCGTGATCGACTAACTCCTGACTCAACGTCAGCGAAGTTCGTTGCACGCGTCCTCGCTCCCTACGAACGGCTGAAGGACATCAAGACCGTGTCGTTCATGTATCCGTCCAAGCAACGTGCGCAGGAACTGGGCATCGAGCAATTCGACGTTCTCGAACTCGCCAAGAGCTTCTTCTACGAGAACATCGAAGATGCTCACGCTCACGCTGCTTTCGATGAGGTCTACGAGTACTACGCAAGTATTCGTGGCAAGAACTTCAACGGGTCTAAGGCATACACCGAGGACCACAGTCTTGATCCAGACTGCAACAACGTCGATAACGACGGCGTGATCAGCGCTTACCGGCTCAATGAGATCCCCAAGCGGGCCACCAACGTTCCCTACTTCCGAACAGACGGGACACCAACGTCGTGCTTCGCGACGTTCTCAACCGGTGGCATCCACGGCGCTGAAGCAAACATGGTCCTCTTCAAGGATCACAACGCTGAGGCGAATGCTCTACGAGATCTCATTGACGCGGTCATTGAGACTCTCCATGTTCGCAATCTGCCTGAACCAGAGCAAGCCATGGCCATCCGCAAGAGCATCCGCGTCACCCTGCCCGATGAACGGGTCATCCCGTGGCAGCAGGTCTTGATGAGTAAGTCGTCGCCCAAGCCAGAGCGAGGCGCATTCTTCAAGCCTGTGCGTAACAAAGAGCTATTCCTCAAGCGCAGCGATGGGTCAACCAAGCTTGATCCTAAGTATGCGATGACATCAGTAGCTAAGGCCGTCCACGAGGACTTCTCGTCGTACTACCCTTTGCTGCTCACCAACCTCTCCGCGTTCTACAACGAGGCGTTGGGCGAGGACCGCTACGGCAAGCTCTACCTGGACAAGGAGCGGTTCGGTCAGCTGATGAAGGATCCCTCCATCACCGCTGACGAGCGAGAGATGTTCATCTCCAAGCGAAGCGGTGTCAAGCTGCTGCTCAACAGCGCTTCCGGCGCAGGAGACACTGAGTTCGAAGGCTCCCCCATCCGCATGAACAACATGATCATATCCATGAGACTGATCGGCCAGTTGTTCTCCTGGATGATCGGGCAAGCTCAGACTCTTGAGGGCGCTCGCATCATCTCGACAAACACCGATGGTCTGTACTCGGCAGACATCGACCTGGAGACAAACAACAGGGTGCTCGATGAGCAGTCTGAGCGTATCCATGTCTTGATCGAGCCTGAAGAGCTGCTCCTTGTGTCCAAGGACTCGAACAACCGTATCGAGTTGGCTGTACCACCTGCGTATGCAGACGGTACTGCTAAGCCCCAGGATGCAAAGATTCTCAGCGCATCAGGCTCGTCTCTGGCATGTTGGCGCAAGCCATCGCCCACGAACTCGTTGGCTCACCCAGCCGCGCTCGATCGAGCAATGGCTGTGTACCTACGAGCAATCGCGGTGACGAACCCTGAGCTCATCAACAAGCCAGTTGACCCAGATACTGCGCGAGACATCATGACGGCGATCGCGCATCAGGAAGACAGCGTGGAAGCGTTGCTACTCTTCCAGAACGTCATCGCAGCCTCTCCTGGTATGCTCACGTTCCACTACGCGGCAGATCCCATCCCTGTGGATCAGGAGGATTCTCCTGAGCTGGCAGCTCGCAACCCGCGAGCGCTCCAGCACTACAACCGGGTGTTCGTCGTCAAGCCGGGCACCGAGGGCGCAGTCTCTTTGCGTGCAGCCGGTGCATGGAAAGTCAACGCCACAGTGGCCCAGTCACGCAAGAAGCGCGGCGACGCCCCCGTGGTGCGCACTGACGCAACCGCCAATGCAATCATGATCGCTAACGGCTATGCGCCAGATGCAATGACTGCGCATCAGTACAGCATCCAGCAGGCTCCGGTTGATCAGGATATTTCTATCCGCAAGATCACCGGTATCGAGCCTACCTGGCACATGATGGTTCTCAACGAGGATCTCATGTGTCTGAGCGAGGATCAGCGCCGCGCTCTCATCGAACAACTGGATCTGGATACCTATGCCCAGATGTTCTGTGATTCGTACGAGTCGAACTGGATGAATACGATCCCAGAGCAAGAGCCGGAACAAGAATAAAACAACAGGAAGGAGTACACATGCCCAAGCAGGTACGTGTCCGAGGCCATACCCTCATCACTGAGGGGAAGCCGTTCACCAAGTGGGGTGATCGAATCTTCCCTGAAGTAGGCCCTGATGACCAGACCAACGTCAAGGGTCGTGCCAAGTGTTCATGCGGAATCATGTCTGACCCCCTCACGTCAGACAGAGCCCGTATCCGTTGGCACGCTGCCCATAAGCAGGAGGTCATCGCTAATGGGTCGCCCTGAACACTATGTTGAAGGCTACCTTGTCGACGAGTGTCGACGCCGGGGGTGGTGGACTGCGAAGTTCACCTCCCCCGGTATGCGGGGCGTTCCTGACCAGATCATTGTCACTCCAGCTACCACCTGTTTCGTCGAAACAAAGAGTGACAACGGCTCTCTCAGACGCCAACAGATCCGAGTCATCACACATATGCGCCGTAGTGGCGCACGTGTATATACAGCTCATACGCGACAAGAGGTCGACAGCATCATCCATGGGCTGCTAGAGCTCAATAACCAACCAACGTAAGAACAACGTAAGGAGATACAACCTATGACTGATACCACCAGTCCCGTCAGCAATGACTTGCTCGATGCCACCATCGACCATGATGTCATCGTTTTCACCAAGTCCAGGTGCGTCCAGTGCGACCAGACCAAACGACTGCTGCGCAAGAACAACATCGATTTCCACGAGATGAGCCTTGAGAATGAAGAGATCCGCCTGACGGATCAGCGCTACAAAACTGCGTATGAGTTCGTCACCCAGACGCTCGGCGCACAGGCTGCCCCAGTCGTTCTCGTCAAGAACCATCGATTGATGAACGACATCAAGGCATCCATCTACATGGACGCGTCATTCTGGACTGGGTTCCGACCAGATTTCATCAAGGCTGTCAAGCCTGATACCCAGGGCTAACACGCAACAACAGAAAGAAGGTAGATACCATGGTCTACTACGAACCACGCGTCACACAAGCTGACAAGGATCATATAACGCATAGGTTATCCGAGTACGTCATGGACATCCGCCATGATCACGAGCTGTATAGGCATCTACATTGTTACTGGCCCGATGACCCTATTGGACCTAACAACTGCTCATTTGACGTTATCACTGCGCCGGGAGCCATCACCATCTACGGTGATTGGATGCGTGCATTCACACTTCGTCGCTATGGCAACCCGGATATGCTGCTTGACTTCTGCAATACAAAGGAACTTGCCATTGGCTATTGGGCTGAAAAGCTCGATATGAACGAGCATGCAAAGAACTCGGCCATTATGGCCATCGACACCGATGCTTTCTTCGAGGACATTAGGAATCTCATCAAAGAATGGTACGTCGACAATGAATATCCACACAATGATAAGCGTATCAATCTCACGATGAACAACATTCGTGAAACTATCTCATTTGAAGACTCCCGTCATCCTTTTGACCAGTTGCTTGATATTCCTTTCTATCCTGATCCCTATAGCTACTCAGAAGACATGCGCGACATCATCGACCCTGAAAGTACCCCAGGAGAGCACTACACGCTTGAATGGGTCAGGACGTGCATGACTCTTCAATGGGCTGCGCAGACTTATGCAGCCGCTCAGTCCTACAAGAAGCAAGAGCAAACGAGACGATACCTAGCTACGGAAAGACGTATGACCTTATGCGAACATCCACCATTGATAAAGCCTCCGGTAGTAGGTATCTGACGTAAAACACAGACAGAAAGGAGGATCTCATATGGGATTCCCAGTGCTGATGGACCAGCAAGCAGCCGCTTCCCAGTTCATCCAGACGAGACCCTATGCGGGCGTCTTCCTGGATATGTCAGGTGGCAAGTCCTTAGCGACGCTCCATGCGCTCTCCAAAATCCAACCGGCAGGCCATGTGCTAATCATTGCGCCAATCAAGATCGCCAGACTCTCATGGATCTCTGAGATCGAGAAATGGGGTGTCAACGTTCGTGCGCGATCGTTGATTGTCGACGAAAAGGATCGCAAGCTCTCTCGCGAGCAACGACTCAGTCGTTACGAGGAACTTCTTGATCCGTCGACACCCCCGACGCTCTGGTTCATCAACCAGGAGCTTATCTACGATCTCGTCACATGGCTACCGCCCCTTGATCCACGCGATCGTAAGAAGATACCGACACCCAGGTGGCCCTTCCCGACCGTCATCATTGACGAGTCTCAGGGCTTCAAGTCGGCATCCTCTCAGCGATTCAAGGCTGTACGTGCTGCCCGTGGTCAGATCTCCCGCATGATCCTTCTGTCAGGTACACCAGCGCCCAACAGCTTGGAAGACCTGTGGTCACAGGTCTATCTACTCGACATGGGTCAGGCTCTCGGACCAACCATGACCCAGTACCGTATGACGTACTTCGAATCGAAAGTCCGTCTCGCCAATGGTACCCAGGTCAATTGGCAACCTCGACCCGGTGCGAAAGAGGCGATTTACCAGCGTATCGACCATCTGGTGATGAGCGCTCCAACGGTTGCTCGCAAGCCAATCCCACCCATGACGTTCCACAACATCATGGTCGACATGAGCAACAACTCACGTCAGGCATACCGAACGCTGGCCAACACCTTGGTCCTCGACATCGCCCAGGCAAACGGCATCGATCCACAGACTGACCGAACACTGAGCTCTGTGTCTGCGACCAACAAGGCGGTGCTACGCACCAAGCTTGTACAGCTCGCTTCGGGAACTATCTACCTCGATGACACCGAGGACGTAGAGACTGAAGAAGAGCTCCAACAGTTCGGTGTGCACATCGATGTCTCGATGCTCCCCGTTGCATCACGGTCTCTGACTGCACCCAACGGGAGACAGTACGCAATCGTGCACAACGCCAAGGTGACAGCTCTGCTGCATCTTCTTCGGCAGCAAAATAGCCCTGTCCTCATCGCGTACTACTTCACGTGCGATCGTGACATCATCACGAACTACCTCATGTTCCACGGCTATGACGTGCGTATCTTTGACGGTACCCGTGATATGTACGAAGCGTGGAACAGAGGTGAGATTCAGGTCATGCTCATCCACCCGGCATCAGCCGGACACGGGCTCAACCTGCAAGACGGTGGACACACCCTCGTGTGGTACACACTTCCAGCTTCACTAGAGCACTACATGCAGACGAACAAACGCCTGCACCGCGTGGGCCAGCAACATCCGGTGAACGTCTATCAGATCCTCACACGAGGCACAATCGACGAAAAGCTGCCCGCTGCTCTGGAGAAGAAGGAACACTTGCAGCAATCTCTCATCGATGCTGTCGAGAAGACCGTCGAAGACATCATGACGTGATGATGTAGCACCATCACATTCACGCAACGGCCTGGATAACCACTCAGGCAAATCTGGGCCGTTGCGTCCCCATATCAACGAGAAAGAGGTGATCATCATGAGCCAACCTCAAACCAGACAACCTTTAGCTGTCAGAGTTCGACCGACATCGATCGATGACGTTCTCGGACAAGAAGCAGCAATAGGCGAAGGATCCATCATCCACAACATGCTCGATGCATCCGCACCGCCTATCAGCGTCATCATGTACGCCCCTCCAGCGAGTGGCAAAACGACAATCGCTCGCATCATGGCTGAAACAACCGGAATTCACTTTGTTGAATTATCCGCAACCTCGGCCAAGGTGTCCGATGTTCGGAAGGTTCTCACCGACGCGCAGCATCATCTGGACGCAGACGGTACACCGACGATCGTCTTCATCGACGAGATCCATCGGTTCTCCAAGTCGCAGCAAGACGTGCTGCTTCCTGGTGTCGAACACGGCGTTATCAGGCTTGTCGGTGCAACGACAGAGAACCCTAGCTTCTCTGTCAACAGCGCGCTTCTATCCAGGTGCGTTGTCGTCACGCTGTCGACGCTTACTGATGACGACATCTACAAGATCCTCCAGCGAGCGCTTCATCATCCAGATGGACTGAATCACGATCCAGAGAACACTCTCATCCCCGATGACGTTTGTCGCACCATTGCGATGAACGCATCAGGTGATGCCCGGCAAGCACTCACACTCTTGGAGACTCTCGATGCCGTGCGTGGCAATCAACCAGCCACGATCGACATGCTGACATCTCTTGCGCCACACACTATCCAGCGTTACGACCGCGATGGGGACCAGCACTACAACATCGTGTCTGCTTTCATCAAGTCCATGAGGGGATCTGATCCCGATGCAACGTTGTACTGGTTAGCAAGACTCATCGAGGGCGGCGAAGACCCCAGATTCATCGCAAGACGGATCGTCATTCACGCAGCTGAAGATGTGGGCCTTGCAGACCCATCTGTACTACCCTTGGCCGTCGCTGCACAGCAGTGCGTCGCACTCATCGGACTACCAGAAGCTCGCATCCCGCTGGCTGAGGCAGCACTTGCAATCGCCACTGCACCTAAGTCGAACGCTACCTACCAGGCGATCGATCGAGCAATCAAGCTGGTGCGAACCACAGGCTCATTGCCTGTGCCTAAGCATCTGGCCGACGCACACTACCAAGACGCCAAGAAGCTATACGGCAACGGTGTGGGATACAAGTATCCCCACGACTATCCGCATCATGTCGTGGCTCAGACGTATCTCCCCGATGATCTCATTGGTCAGCCAGACGCTGCGATCTTCCGTCTCGACGGTGATGGCATCGGCCACGAAACGGTCATTGCTCGTCGACTGCAAGCAATCGACAGTCTCACCCAGCCTGATCCCCATCCAGGTGCATAAAAACCAACACCCAGCCAAATGGCTGGGTGTTGGTAGATGCATCCGATCATCAGATCACTGAGACGACGGGATCACCAGGGCCGATTCCTTGTAGATGCAATTAACATCGACAAGGCTATTGGCCTGGGCGATCTTGTCGACACTCACGCCGGTCGCCGCCGAGATACTCGACAGCGTATCCCCCGGCTGCACGATATAAATGCTGGCACCCCTGCCATCGTTGACATTGCTACCATCGACAGGCTGAACCGCCGGGGGAACCGGATCTTTCTCATCCCCTGGCGTTTCAGACGGTTTCTGAGTGTCCACCGGTTTCACCGGTGGTACACCCGATTGTTGATTCTCGGAGACGCTGCCGCGTCCCGAGGGTGATTGAGAAGAAACTTGATGGTCAGAGTGAGCTTGAGACTGTGTTGCTGGTCGCTGGTACCCGATGTGGGACCACACAGCCATCAACGCAGCCAAGATCACCACAGCTACGACACCCAATGCGGCAAAGACAGCATTGGGGTTCTTCACTGAAGAACCACTCTTCTTATCCTCTCCCATGACACCCTCCTTTCTGATGTTACGTGTACGTGAGATTCTCTCACAAACAATCATACACGCATACATCAGGAAAGGATGGATTATACTGGTGTAGCAGGATAATCCATATCCACAACAAAACAACGAAGGAGACATTACTATGGCTCACCAGATTTCCGCATCGCAGATCCGCCCTGGTTCTACGATCATCCTCCGAGGCAAGATCGAATACGCCCGTGTGCGCAGTCTCATGGGACCTGAAGACATCGACAAGCTCAACGAGACCCGTCGAGCTAAGCGCAAGCCCGGTGCGCCGTTCTACCCGCTGGACCGCAACAAGCCGCTCACGCGGCTCTCGCTATCCAACGTTGAGGTCGTCTTCAAGAGTCCCGATGGCCAGCCTGATCTGGAAGAGTACTACGTCTATGAGCGTTTGTTCCAGACTCCCGATAAGCCCGAACTAGGCAATCGTTGGAGTATTGACAACAAGGGGAACCGCTTGCCGGTTCTTCTCAAGGTTGTCAACGGCGAGGCTGTGCAGATTACGGACAATGAGATCCCTGCGTCGACCATGTCGATGCCAACGGAGCCAGCACGAGATCAGCTCGTCACCGTTGTTCTCAACGTCTACTCGTCCGGTATGAACGCCAACAACGGCATCGGCCTTCAGACCATCATCTTCGATGGCGAGCCCGAGTGGTTCACTGGTGGCAATTCCGCTGTCAACAACAACGCACTCGCGGCTCTCGGCATCACGCTGAGCGGCCCGATCGTCGCTCAGGAAGGCGTTGTCATGAACGAGCCTGCTCAGCAGGTTGCCGCGCCCGTCGCCGCTCCTGTGGCTCCAGCTGTTGCTCAGCCTGTCGCGCCGATCGTTCCGGTTGTTGCTGCTCCCGTTGTTCAGCAGGCTGCGCCTCAGAACACGGTGGTCGACGCAACCTCGGGGCTGGCCATGCCTGCCCCTGTGACCCAGGCTGTCGCACCCGCTGCTCCTGTGGCTCCGGTCGTTCCGGCTGCTGTGCAGGCTGCGCCTAACCCGCAGGCCGCACAGATTCTCAACGCTGTCGCGCAGCAGCAGGCTCCCGTTCAGGCCGATCCTGCGTCCGCCTTCGGTGTGACCCCCGAGGCCCAGCCTCAGCCGGTTGCTCCTGAGGCATCCGTCGATAGCCCCTGGGCTATCTGACCAGTGACACATGATTGAGACGGATGCTGCTCCCACACTGCACCACGCAGTAATAGCAGCATCCGTCTCATCGTTCCTCCCGTCTTTCCCATCTTTCACCCACATCACATGTCGACACGAAAGGGCTCACCATGACCGTGTCTTCAACTGACACCTTTGACCCACGGGTCGCATTCCCCCACTTCTACAACAACGAGATCATCCAACACGTTCTTGGCCCTCGTGCCATCTGGACCGTTTCCGATCCAACCTCCAAGATGCCGATCGACATGCGCCATTTGCTGAACGGCTGCTCTGGATGCACGCACCCAGGCCCTGTGCGCGGTGCATGGGCACGCGATGAACGCGTGCTCGTTACTCTCGATGAGCTAACCGCAGGACTCCCCACAGCCGCCAACTGCGCCATGTTTGTCGACGCCCCATCCCAGGGATGCGTCGTTCTCGACATCGAGAAGACATGCCCCGCCGACGTACGAGACAGCCTTCTTGCGATCGGCGCTCTCTACGCTGAAACATCTTTGTCCGGCAAGGGCTATCACTTGCTTCTCCCCTTGCCCCCATCGTTCAATGAGCTGACTGTTGCAGCGAGCAAGGCAGTTCTCAAAGGTCCGCACGGGTGGTGGGAGATCTTGCAGTCTAACCACTTTGTCACATACACGCGCAACCCCACCCCAATGCCTGTGCCAACGACTGTCGATCAGGATCTCTGGGACCAAGTGTGGCGATCCGTCGCAGAAGATGCAAACAACGCACCAGTAGTCACATGCGACAGTATCGACACCGATAAGCGACCAGAACACGATTGGTATGAACCGGTTCTCCGTACTCTCATTGCTCGTTCGCGCTTTTTTGGTCGCACCCTCGACAACTTCGAGCATGATCATTCTCGTTACGAATGGGCATACGCCCAATACGTTTACAACAACTTGCTTCAGTTGCGTGTGAGTCCACAGACGATCAGCCTGTCTTCTGGGGAGAGCATCCCCATGAACACGATCGTTGTTGACAGCGAGGCCGCGTCATGGCTGATCTACGAGACGCTTGATCATTATCTGGAGCATCGCGCAAAACACGATGAGACCCGCAGTGACATGCCGTTGTTGCTCAATCTTGCTACCCGTGTTGTGACAACACGAGAAACAACTGAATAATCCCAGCTAAATCCACGAAAAGAGGTAAACATGCTGCTCTCCGAACGAAAGAACAAACGATACGTCATCGTCCTCGACCAGTACGATGAGAACCTTGGTAGATACATACCAAAGAGTCACACTGTTGAAGCACCAACGTTGGTCGAAGCTCTCATCAACTGTGACCATTTCCGCCATACCAGCACAGCAACGCACCCATCGTGCCTGCTTTCTGTGCGCGAAGCCAAGGTGTACCCTCAGAGCTTCATGGACGCTGATCAGCACAACATGATCAACGTACTCAAAGAGCTCGCACGCAACCATCCCGACATCGTTGAGAACATCGATGAATTCGCTGAGACATTCCAGTCTTACATGAACACTCTCAATCTCAAAGACTGCATCCGAGATACCATCGATCTTCTTAACGCCATTCCTGGGATCGATGACATCGACTGTTCACTGGCCGACGACTGTGACTACGTGATGATCGAACATTACTCCCGATCGTTGGGCAATCTCTATCTATCCAACGGAACAGATACACGACATCTGACCTACGACCGAAACGCCAAAGGTCTTGAGGGCCTCGCCGCACTCATCTGTGGCATCCGGGACATGTTGCGCCCAATCGCTTAAATCTCCACAAAGAAAAGGATCCCCATAAATGACCGAGCCCAACGACAAAGAAATGCATCGTTACAACAACATTGTCACTGTCATCACTGACGACATTGATCATGCTGAACAAGTATTGAGCGAACGACTCAGTTATGACGAAGACTACGGTTTTTGGTACCAAATCGATTACGATACGTATGATCTTCAGCCTGAAGAAGACACCCGAGGCATCATCATTGACGCCTCGGTTATCCGTGAAAAGTTCAAGACTCTCATCAATACACTCAGCGATAGCGATCCTGATAACGATCGCATTTTCGATGCATATGAACGCATCAAGGGTGTCAACGACAGCGGTAAACTCAATGCCCTCATCTCATCGACTGATGACAAACGAGTATGGGAGCTCTTCAACGAAATGTGCGACAGGATTGTCGACTGTGTCATCGAAGCAGCCACCAATACAGATAACGCAGACAGCGCAGACTGAAAACAGCAGGCTCTGGGACTACACCCAGAGCCTGCTGCGCATCACCACGTGTACCACGTTGCGATAACACCGCCCGCAACAAGGAGCACAACATACACATGCTCCAGCCATGGCACACCGGCGTGATACCTCAGGCGATTACCGACAACACTTCGCTGGCGAGTCGACACAACAATTCGAGTATCACCCTTCTCGATGACATCCCACGTAGACGGCATGAGCGGGTAGTACCACACCCACCCAGCCATACTCAGGGCATCGAGCAGAACATGGGTCACCATGCCTGCAAGCAGCCACACAAGCACAGGTGCCACCGTTGCGGCAAGAGCTCCCACTCCGAGCAACGCCCATAGCGTGTGTGTCCATCCTCTGTGAGCGATAGGTGATGTAGCTTGTTCACTTGCACTCTGGCGACGCCACATGGTTCCCCATGGCATGAAACGCCCCATCAACGAGTGCGGCAGATCAGCATCAGCCAGCAAAGTGCCGATGATAAACAACGGCATACCAATTGCGACGCTGATGTACCAGTATTCATCATCACTGATGAACAGCTGGTGAATCCACGTGCTCCACGATGCGATGGATCCACCCAGTGCATCCAAGCCATCGGACACCCACGATCGGACAGAGTCGATAATCCCGTAGCTATCCTCTATTGCCTCTGCGTCCATCAACGGTATCACCTGGGAAAGATCGGCACTCTCGCCCATCAAGATGGCAGCACGCCCGATACCAAGCATCGCCAACCCGGCAACAATATGATGCGAACCCCGCATAACTCTCTCACCTCTCCTATATATGTTCGACAGTATGTATCCATTCTACTGGAACACCAAGGTTTTCGGGAGAGTTATGGACGGTCGTACAAAGTACGACCCGAGACAAAAAATAGAGAGTCAGACCACCTCACGGCGCGGTCTGACCCCAGTCTGACTTTATTCAACCAATTTTATTCAGGAGGAAATCAATGCTCTTCAACGAACTGCTTGTCACCACCACGGTCAAGCTACTGGACGCCAACCGCGTCCCAGCCCTTATGGGCGAGCCGGGCATCGGCAAGTCCTCGTTCGTCGAGGACGTGGCCCGACGCACCAACACCCGGTGCTTTACCTTGCCCTGCAACCTGTTGGCCGATAAGGCTGATTTGACGGGTGCACGTCTTGTTCTGGACGAGAAGACGGGGGTGTGGTCTCAGAAGTTCTTCCCACACTCTGTAATCTCCCAGGCAATCGAATACGCCAAGGGGAATCCAAATGAGCAGCCGATCTTGTTCCTGGATGAGATCAACCGAACCACGTCTGACGTGACTTCGGGTACTCTCACGCTTGTCACGCTGCGTCGCATCGGTGATGAAGACTTGCCTAAGAATCTGCGCATTATCGTCGCCGGTAATGACAAGGGCAACGTCACCGCCCTTGATGATGCATCGGTCTCTCGATTCGCTATTATCAACGTCGCGCCCGACGCGTCGACGCTTATCGAGGTTCTCGACAAGAACCTCCATCCGTATGTGAAGACTGTGCTCGAAAAGCATCCTGAGACGGTGTTCGTCAAGAACACTAACGAGCAGACTGTCGCAGATGGTCAAGACGATGATGATGACGACAACGCTACCGTGTCGGTCTTCGACCTTTTCGATGGAACCGAAGAGATTCGACCGTTCGCTACTCCACGTACGATCGATGGCGTCTCTCAATACCTCAATGTCCTGTCGTTCGAAGAGGTTGCCAGTCTCATGGCTACTCCGTCGACAACCCGAGACGGTCGACATGTCTCCTATCTCCAGGAGATCATCGAAGGTATGACCGGCAACACCTCGTTCACCACCTTGCTGATGGGTGTCATCAGCGATGAGCTCAGCAAGGGTAGCACTGGTAACAACAATGCTCAGCGCGTTGTCAAGCCCCGCATCTACAACGAGCTCAAGAAGGCCGCGACGACCAGCGTTGACGCTGTCAACCAGGTTGTTGCAACCATGACCGACAACGATGCATCCGGTTGCCTCGTGTTCGCTATGTACGAGCGCGAAGACAACCATGTGATTATCCAGGCATTGAATGCACGACTCGACAAGCTCGAACAGAGTCACATCAACGATCTCATTGTCTTGTGGTCAAGTGGCGCACTCCATAAGAAAAACTGCGACACGCTCATGCATCTAAGCGACGGCGTCGCGCTCAAGATCAACACGGTCATCGCAGCCATGGGCATCGACTGAGTTCACAGACATCGTGTCCGGCGTAGCACTTCATTCTCCTTCGGCTACGCCGGACACGACCACATATAACCCCCGTTTATTCAGAAAGGGGTGCCAATGGCTTCTCCATCCATCACCCTCACCGGGCAAAAGCCCAATCATATCGACCAGTATGTTCCCATCGCCCCTTTCGCGGGTGATTGCGAACCTCTCGCCACGCTCGACACAATGATCACACAGACCATCTTCGAGCCCCTCACACCAAGCGGTCATGTCGATCTGACGATCGACGGACGCGACTGTGGCTCTGACGAAGTGAACGACCTCCTTCTTCGAGCCGTTGGTGAAGTTCTCGATGCAGACGCACAGGCCGCTATGGGTGCGATCTTCGAACAGTCTCTTGTTCGATGGATTCCGTCCGCATCATCGCCTATCGACGAAGCGTTCATCACCCAGGCAGCTGCGCGTTGCAAGCTCCCTGATCCCAGCAAGGCTCTGTACACCACGCAGAGCGATGTGATGCCTACCGCCAAGGATGTACTTGCTGGCAATGCCGGTACGGATCTCCTGCTGGTGTCTTTGGGATGGACTTTCCACCCGCACACTGTCGGCTTCTGGTTCCGTACGGATGCAGAATTCGACGATTTCAAGACATGGCTACGTGGCGAACTTACCAAGATCGCATCGAACATCACTCCGGCTGACAACCGGATGTTCCAGCAGTTCGACAAGATCGACCTCAACGGCCTCACTGAGTCTCTGATTCTGCGAGCCAACGATTCGCAGGCCCTCGATGAGTACTCGTTCGCACGTGTGCTCATGTGGGCTCTCAGCACGTGGACCCACATGCAGCAGACTAACCAGCCTGGCGCGCCCGAAACATGTGGCATGTTGCCATTCAGCATCGCTGAGTTGGCACTGCCTCGTACATTGGTTCTCATCAATGTCGAAGCCCATGCCAGGGCGTCGATGCGCAAGATTAACGCTGAGTGGGATCTCATCATGAAGTCCCTCCACAACCCTGTCAAGCTCATCACGCCGGGTCAGCTCAGCAAGCTGACAGCGCTGGCACGTGCGCAGCAAAAGGCATCCGTGCAAGCTGCCAACAGCCTGTCCAACGCACAACAGCAAGCGGGCCGTAGCGGTCGTGTGGTGTTCCGCAAGCGACCCACCCGACCTGTCGACATCTACAAGTCGGTCATGCGAGTTCTCACGCGCATGTCAAAGGTCAACCAGTCGCTCAATTCCATCAGGAATGTGAGCACGAGCTTTGTGCGGGCAAATCGGCGTCAGCCGAACGACCCGAATAAGCCAGGCAAGGTTGTCTCCCGCAAGTACATGCCGGACATCCACATCTACTTGGATACGTCTGGATCGATTTCCACAGAGAACTACGAAGATACAATTAAGATGCTCATCCAGTTCGCTCAGCGAATGGGCGTGGATCTGTACTTCACGAGTTTCTCGCACGTCATGTCGACACCTGTGCGTCTTCGTATCAAGAATCGTTCGATTACCCAGGTGTGGAAGCAGTTTGCTGCCGTGCCGAAGGTCAGCGGTGGTACCGATTATGAGCAGATTTACAAGCTCATTAACGAACACCAGACGCTCAAGCGTCGACTTAACCTGGTGATCACTGACTTCGAATGGTGGCCTGGCTCGTACCACATCGACGTGCCTGAGAATCTGTACTATGTGCCGATCTCTGTCCCGGACAACTGGTACGAATCCTTGCGCCAAAGCGCAATGAGTTTCACCCACCACATGCAGACGATCGACCCCAGTACGGGCTCTCGCATCCTCGGCATGACCAAGTGACACTGCGCCCTCTCTCCCCTCTTGTGACCATCTACTGGTGAAAAAGAGAGGGAGGGAGGGTCCACAAACTATTCATTCAATTCCCATTTATTCAAAAAGGAGGCACGCCTATGGGCCTGTCCAACTTCACGCCCAATGACGACGACGCTCACAACCCGACCGGATCAGGCGTTGGCTCTGGTGCGCCCAACATCGTCAGCGTTGGCCCGTCTGCGCCATCGCACAATCACGCGATCACCGGTGGCTCCGAGATTGGCGACATGCTCATCAACTACAACGAGGAATACAAGAAGTCCTCTCCGGCGCTCTTCCGTGACGAGATCGTCACGCAGACGATGAGCATCATCTCGTCGTCGCGCAAGCCGAACGCACTTCTTGTCGGACCAGCCGGTGTTGGTAAGACGGCGATCGTCGAAGAGATCGCCCGGCGCATCGCTAACCAGGAAGCGTCCGTGCCTCCGCAACTCAAGAACACCACCATCTATGAGTTGCCGATCGCCACTCTTGTCGCTGGTGCTGGTATCGTCGGTGAACTAGAGAACCGAATCACTGACATCATCAAGTTCGCCCAGGATCCAGATAACGACGCACTGCTCTTCATCGACGAGATCCACATTATTGCCGATGACAGCAATCCCACGTACTCGAAGATCGCGCAGATCCTCAAGCCCGCGTTGGCCCGAGGATACCTGCGCGTCATCGCAGCAACGACGATGGGTGAGGCAAAGCGTCTCGACGATGATCCGGCATTCAAGCGTCGCTTCTCGTCTGTTATCGTCGATGAGCTTAACCGAGAACAAACCCGTTCGATTCTCGATGTCGTTCTGCCCGGTATGCTCACCCACTACCAGAACAAGGTCAGTGTGACATCTGATGTCCTCGATGACATCGTTGCTACCGCCGATCGACTGATGAGCACCGGACACCGCCCCGATACGGCCATCACGCTGCTTGATCGAGCACTGAGCCACAGCGTGATCAGCCATCACGCTGCGATCCAGGAAGCACTCACCTCTGGCAACACCTCGTATGCGCAGATGCTTCAGCAGATCACCCAGATCCCGCTGACCTCCAAGCGTCTCAATACGATCGCCATGCTGCTTGTAACCGGCCAGTCACAGCCGCCGCAGCTTGATGTCGAGACTCTGGAGAGTGAACTCTCCAGGCTCAAGGGCCAGGAAGATGTGCTTCCACGTCTCGTTGACGCACTGCGTCGCCGCGAGCTGAACATCTTCCCCCAAACGCGACCAACATCGTGGCTTTTCGCTGGCGCATCTGGCGTGGGTAAGTCCGAGACCGCCAAGATCATCTCCCAGATGGTCACCGGTCAGGAACCCATTTTGCTCAACATGGCAGAGTTCCACGATGCGCACACAATCAACCGGATCATCGGCTCTCCGTCTGGCTACGTTGGATCTGACAGTGCCCGAGAGCGCCCGTTCGATACCTTGGCGTCAAATCCCTACAGGGTCATCGTTCTGGATGAGTTCGAGAAGGCACACATGTCGGTACAGCGACTGTTCCTCTCCGCACTCGATACTGGCGAAATCCAGATGGCCAACGGCCCCGCCGTCGACATGTCTCGTTGCATTGTCATCGCAACAACGAATGCTGGCAGGCAGAAGCTGTCTGGCTCCCAGATGGGGTTCGGTAACCACACGCAGAGTATCACCAAACAGGCCCTCACGAATGAGCTCCAAAATAGCTTTGACGCGGAACTACTTGGCAGGTTCGATGACCTCATCGCATTCATGCCGCTTGGAACCAGCGAATACGCTGAGATTCTACGCGATGAATACGATCGTCAAGTTGCACGAATCTGCGCTGAGAACCCAGGCATGAGCTTCGACCCCATCGACGATGACACCATCGATCGATTGGTGGCGGAAACGTACCTGAAAGATCAGGGCGCACGCCCTGCTGTTCGCGCTATTCGAGGCTTCATCGAGGACTCTTTGCTCTCTGCTGCGAACAACTAACCAGCAATGGTTCGCCTACGCAACAAACGCTGCGTAGGCGAACCACACCCACATTTCTCATCACTGACACATAAGGAGCTTCCATGCGTTACACATGCACGCATACTGTCGAGGACATCATCACCGAGTCTAACGGCACTCGTATCAAGGTCATCGCCACATACGGCATTACCGATGACCGCATCAGCGTGACGGGCGAGGTGTATTACGAGCGTCAAGACAATGACGGATTCTTCTTCGACAACGAACCCGATGACTGCGGCATGGTCCATGACCACATCCTTCGAGCGTTCCCGTGGCTTCGCCAACTCGTCGATCTCCATCTTTCTGATGCGCGAACTGGTGCGCCCATGTACGCACTTGACAATGGCTGGTATTGGCTGCGAGAAGACGATCCCAACGATCGTTACAACACCATCATCACCGATAAGAGCCGACGCCGTGCTGCGCAGTATCTGCGCACGACGCCGTGCATGCTTGCAGGCATCGAGACGAAGGAAGATCTCGCACGTCTCATTGAGACAACCCTTGCCCCGGCATGGGAGAAGCAGGTCGATAGTGCCCTCGCACTCTACGGTCTGCTGTTGCCTTATGCGCCCAAGCTCAACAAGAACCTTGACTCGGTGCACATCGTCTACACCGACAAAAAGGGCTGTCTCTACGACCAGCCGCTGAGCGATCTGCCCGATGTGGGAACTCTCATCGATCCCGACACTGGCGACGATATGGAGATCGTCGGCTACAAGCTCGTGTGATTCATCGGTCGGCCTGTTGGCAACACACGCTGACGGGCCGATCGATAGCGAACACGCACACACTTATTCAATTCTTGTCACTTTATTCAAAAAGAAAGGAGGGCTCATATGCCCATCCTCCTCGATAATATCGACGAAGCAGCCAAGTTCAGCACTGCTGTCGAAGCTACCAAGGCGCGCACCATTAAGGCCGCGACGCCCAAGTACTTCTCGTCGCATCTCACTGGTCGTGGTAAGAAGCAGGGCTTGCTCAATAGCTCTGTCATTCCGGGCCGCTATCCCATGGGACTGGATCGTCTCAGCATGGGAACCACAGACCTTCGCTACAAGATGTCGCAGACATCCAACGCAGTCACCAGCCGCATCATCCCGACCGGCACCATCGTCAAGCGTGCCTACGAGCAGGGCTACGGTCGCATGACTGTACCTGTCCCCGATGACATGGACCAGTTCGCCGTGCGTCTCACCGATGACACCGACACGTTTGACGTGTGGGCATCCTGCTCTGTGCAGGGCCTTGCTATGCGCGAGGACAACAGCGGCAAGACCAAGGTGAAGGATCTTCAGATCTCGTATCGCACGATGATCTACGTTGTTCCGCCCAAGCAGACCGAAGACATCGATGATCTGAGCGATCAGAGGCTCACTCTTCTCGTCAACGACCTTGCCACCATCGATCATGATGACCCTAAGTTCATTGAGGTCGACGATGATGACATCAACCTGTTCGACGACGAAGCAACCGACGAGTTCATCCTCACCGAGGATGAGAGCTACCGCGAGCGCGCGACTCTGCTCAGCACGACGATCAGCACGTCCCCCAGCAAGTCTTCCAAGATGAGCGCTGCCAACCAGGCGTGGGCCATTGCCGACTGGAGCTACGCTCCTGCTGAAGACGCTGAGAATCTGCCGTGGGATGAGATCTTCCGCGCCACCGGCATTAACCATTCTCGTAAGCGCGACTTCCTTGACACGTTGGCTGAGTTTTATGCCGACTACAGCGTCTACGACAACATCACGGACAGTGCGCAACGCTGGAGCAGCGATGACATTGCCGATGACATCCACGATGTCATTGACGCTCTTGTGTCGAAGAAGCACTTGTACGATGATGAGCAGTTGGCTCAGATGGTCTACGAGCTGCGCTACATGGAGCAGTACAACGTTCCGTTGTCAGCATATCGCAAGATCTACGAGTCCATCAACATGCTCTGCGACCCCCAGACCGCTTCGCTTCTGGTCAAGCAGAATATGAACCTACTCATGAACGACACACTCAACGACCTCAGCGGCAAGCGTGATCAGCTGGAGCGTGCACCAGAGACCATCAAGACCATTCCTGTGCAGCGACAGCTCTCGCCTCAGCAGCTCGCTGCTGTGTGCTCGACCGAACCGCTCATCCTGACTCAGGCAGGCGCTGGTGCTGGTAAGAGCACAGTCATTCTGGCTCGTATCCAGCAGCTTGGCCTGTGTGGCGTGAACCCAGCTGACATCACCGTGCTATCGTTCACGAACGCAGCGGCTGACAACATCATCCGCAAGAACCCCGATGTTCGTTCCATGACGATCGCACGGATGATTCACGACCTGTACATGGGTTACTTCCCCACTCACGAGCTGAGCTCTGTGGAGACGATCGCTAACTCCCTGGGCATCTACATGCCTAAGGATCCGTTCGCATTCCAGTTTGCTAACAAGCTACGCAATCTGGAGGGTCGTAACTCTGAGGGTGCCCACACCGCGCTGAACAACTTCATTGAGTCGCACCTAGAGCAGACTGTTGATGCACTCAACCTCATCAAGCAGACATCGCTAGAGCTTGAGATCATCCTGGCTTACCAGATGATCGACAAGATGCCGCTGCCTGCTGGGTTGAACATCCGGCATCTCATCATCGACGAGGTTCAAGATAACTCGGTCTTCGAGTTCATCTACCTGCTTCGTCTGGTGAACAAGCTGGGCTGTTCGCTCTTTATCGTGGGTAAGCATTGCTCACGTTAAACCCTACTAATTGCGGGAAACTCATGTTTTCGCGACAACGACCGCGACTATTGGGAAACCAATAGTGCAGCAGATGAGATAACGCTCATCAGATGGTAACAACGTTGTCGTCAATGACAATCCGCAGCCAGCCACCCAAACGTCAAGCCGTGGGTGGAAGGTTCATCGACTATCGAAAGCACTGGCACATTGTCAGCAATAAGCCATGAGTAATCTCATGGTGAAGCAAGTAGAGTAGCGACCATGCACGCATCGCATGGTACGCAAAATGATGGGCATGTTTGGTATACTCTACCTAACATGAAGATATAGTCAACCAATTCACGAAAAGAGGAAATTGATGCTCTCCTCATATGACATCAACAGACGACATTCACTGAACACGCACTTTTTCGACACCATCCGCAATGAGGAACAAGCCTATTGGCTCGGTTTCCTATGGGCTGACGGATCATGGTCGAAAACCGCTCCACAGTGCAGTGGCCCCAACCGGCTCACTCTCAGCCAGAAACTCTCGGAGATCAACCATCTCCAATTGTTTCTGAACACTATTGAAGCTGATTACCCCATTCGCCACTTTAACAGTGGCTACGGGGAAGCTGTTACTGCACACATTAACAGCAGACCTTTGTGCATAAGCCTTGAACAACTAGGCTTTGCCCGTAAGGACCAACGTGTTCATATTCCGCCAATACCGTCGCCACTACTACACCATTTCGTTCGTGGTTACTTCGATGGTGATGGATGTCTTTCTGTTTATCAACAGAAAGTCGGTAATGCCGTCATCAATAAGCAAGAATGGTCCCTCACCGGACACCCTGAGTTCATCGCAAACATTCGCCAGCTTATTGAACAAAATGTTGATGTCTCACACAGAGTAAAGATCAAAACTTATAAACGTACCGATAAAGCAGTCACTTTGCGGTACGGCAGAAAGTCAGACATCGTTGCTCTCCATGATTACTTGTATCAAGATGCCACTGTGTATCTCGACTCAAAGTATCAACAATTCGTAGAGTTCTTCAATCGTGAGAAGAACTAGGGATGCTTCGCAAACCCTCTACGAATTCAGGTCTGCCAACCCGAAGGCTCTGAATGCACTGGAAGCTTCCGGCGTATTCACGCCGTACAAGCTGGAGACCAACTATCGATCTAACCAGGAAGTCCTGGACATGGCCAATGTCCACCTCCTGTCCGAGATCGAGGCGAACCAGCTTGCGCAGATCCGTCTGCGAGCCAACTCGCTGACCCCTGTGACGGCAAACTCCTTCCAGGAGAAGGTGCGCGTGGTGCACGAGCACTACACGGCGGATCGAAAGTTCCTCACCGACCTACCGATGCTTCTCTCGAAGCACGTCAACTCCTACATCCAGGAATGTCTGGGTCGTGGAGAGCAGGTCGCATTCTTGGCATTCACCCGCCGAGAGGCTTTCGCCATCCAGAAGCGCCTGGAAGAGCTCTTCCCCGGTCGCTCGGTCATCTCGATGATCTCTGATCGGCGTCGCGCGTCGACGTTCTTCTCGTCGTTCATCGAGCACCACTGGGGCGACATCGAGGCAGTTGATCCTGCGAATGCGTCGTTCGTGTTCACCAAGGAACTCGTGAGCCGGGGTCCGGGTGCCAACCCGAACGCGCAGGCAGCACTCGCCAAGATGGCTAGTGAATGGTGGACTGCGTCCGCCCTCACTATCCAGGGTTGGGTGTACGAATACCAGGCAGGCATCATCACCAAGGAGGTCTTCTTCGATCGTTTGAAGAAGTGCATTTTGGACCACGAGATTCGCCACAACTCGATTCGCGATGCCCTTATGCATCGCAACAACGAGGAACGCAAGATCCGTAACATGGAAACCAAGGCGGATCTGATCGTGTCGACGGTCCATGGCGTGAAGGGCCTTGAGTTCGACAACGTTGTTGTCGTCTACAAGGACCAGTCGGACATGACGGAAGAGAAGAAGCGACTGTATTACGTTGCGTTCACGCGCGCTAAGAACAGCCTCTTCGTCCTCTCGCACGGAACGACGCTATCTGCCCGTATCGTCAGCGATTACAACCTCATCGTTGATTCGCTGACCAACCCCACCTCTGGTAACGACGTTGATGACGATGGTGAGAACCATGCTGTCGACGCGATCGTTGTTGGCGAGGATGATGTCCTTGATGCCATTGAGGATGCAATCCCCGACCAGAACGCAACTGTGCGGTCTGTACTGTCTGCCCCGACTGTGCCGATCGCGCCCACCGACGCAGCTAATATTGTCACCCCTGACATCATCGCTAGTGTCATCAACGGTCTCAGCTCTGAGGCTGACGCAACAATGAGCGACGAGTAACGCACCCACGCGAAGCTTTTCGCTCCACCACCCCATGGCTCCTGGAATTTTCCAGGGGCCATGGGGATGCTCTATCTACCACCCTCACTTCTCTCTCACTTTTGAAAGGAGCCCTCTCTATGGGAAACATCCACCAAGGCGACGTTTGGTTCGTCGAAGCCGCACCCGTCCCCGGTGGCGGAACTGTTGGTAATGAAATCTGGTCTGGGCGACCAGGAATCGTTGTGAGCAACGATGTCATCAATGAGCGATCCGGTGTCGTTCAGATCGTCTACCTCACCTCACATAAGCGTCGCTATGCCAATGTCACTCACGTCGCTGTCCATGCAAACAACCAAGACGCGATCGCTGTATGCAATCAGGTGACGAACGTAGACACATCGCGTCTCACCAACCACCTCGGGCACATTACCCAGGACGAGCTCCAGGAGATCCAGAACGGCATCTCTTTCGCACTCGGTTTGGGCGGCACTAGGCCAGGTGCAGCACTCCACAAGTGGGAGAAACTGCTCGACGCTCATAACATTGACCTCTACGAGCAAGAGTTGGATCTCAACGACAATATCGATCGCGATACCCAGATCGAAAGCCTCAAGAGGGCTGTCCTCCATGTCACCAAGGAACGCGATGCGCTCAGGGCTGTGATTGATAACGACAAGCAAAACATTTCTATGTATCGGGAACTCAAAGAGATCTTTGATGCATCAGACTCGCACCAATAAGCATGCAACAGAGAGGGGCCAATCATGGTAGTCACGACAACGGTAAAAGGTTACTTCCACATCACCGCTGAATCGCTAGATGCGGCTCAGACATTCATTGACATCGTTAATGAGCTACACCCCAAACAGTATGAGTGGTCAACAGAGATTGGCCCCAATATAACTCTGTGGAAACCTCAACCCGACAACAAGATGTGTTACGGCATTCCCTTCAAGGCGAAAGATCGCAACGACTATCGCCAGAACCTCATCAACATGTTTGATGTAATTGGTCAACGCCACAAGCAAAAAGGCATCGGTTCCAAAATCCAACAACTCACAGACGAAGAGCTCACCATTATCGTTACATGGGAAGAGTTCACAACAGAAGACTCGTTCATTGCACGTGAACAAGCCCACATCCAGAAAAACAAGGGGATGGCACTCTACTCTGCGCTTTTAGACATCCTGTTCTACGACCGTAGAGATCTTACTGTCGATCTGCTGAAGCAATGGGGTTTTTCGTCATGGAGGTACGCTGACTACACTCGTACCGGAATCACCAATTTCATGACAAGGTTCACGACATTAGAGAATCCATTCTCAACGGACCATCGTTCTGGCTATCGTTTAGATGGAAAGAACGCGACAGTAATCGAGAATTGTTGACGAATGGATGGATCATGTGGGAAAAGCAACCTGATCAAACCAGCTTGCAGACGACATATGTCGAGATCAATGGATCCATCCCCCAATGACCCCCACATGAACAAAGCCCTGGGCACATCACGTGCTCAGGGCTTTGTTTTCACGATCGCACAGCTGACCAGTGATCAATGATCATCTGACTCGTTCGACTCACTTGTCAACGATCGGTTCAGCGTTGACGAAGCAGAAAACTTCAGCACGTCGTAACCAGGAACCGCACCCGTTCCAGACTTGGTGAACTGCACGGTATGACCCGCCTTATGCAACCGGTAGAAACGACCGAATCCCGTCAGCATGACCGATCGCCCAGAACGGGTGGTCGTGATGATCTCATCAACGATCGCCGCATACACAGCTCGCACCGTCGCCGCATCGATACCTGTACGCTTCGATACAGCCTGTATCAACTTCGTCTTCGTCATACGAGTGTCATCATCCACCCTCGCATTCTTCTTCGCGTCCTTCTTGTAGAGCGCCATGATCCAACCTCTCATCCTTTCCCCACGTGTCACGGTACATAGCCGCTTTCTGATTATGTTCGTGTATCAGTCTAACATATCGGAACACACCGATGCCTAACCGACCGATACATAAATATATCCCCAGGGGCGTAACCCCTGGGGATATATCAGCCAGCGCCACAACTACACATCAGCCACCGAATTCGTAGCCACCACTCTCGCGACGGATCTCTTCGAGTTCAGGATCGATGTTTCGAGACTGACTACGAGTCGTCGTAGTCGTCTCCTTCGCCATCGTGCCACGCGCCTCTTCGATGTACGCCGCACGCATCTGCGAGGTAATACCCGCAGCAGCGATTTCGTAGGCGGCCATCGTTGCCTTCTTCGCCAGACCCGGCTTTTGCATCTGCTGACGCTCCAACCTCATCTGGTGCTCCTTAGCCCATGCCTGACGATCCTCTTCGCTGACACCGAACAGACCGGCAATCGTATCGTTATCCTTTGGGAAACCCAACATTGGTCACTCAACTCCTTTCATAGAGACGGCTCAAAGCCATCATTGTCGTTAGGTCGATCGTACCCGCCCATGTCAAACCCGTCGTCGACATCGTTGAGTTCGAAATCAGTATCAGCGCTAAACGCCGATGTCTCATGAGCGTTGTACTCCTGGTTATCACGCGCGCGGTTGTACGCGCTGCGCCTGCGCCTTGAGTCTTCCCTCATACGCTCCGTGTGGGGATCCGCATGAGCGTTGTCATGCCCTGGGGACTCACGCGCATCAGAGTAAAACTCCCCCCGTTGCCACCGGTTGTAGGTTTCCTCTGGCGTCGCTGCGAAATCTCGCATCTCCGATCGCCATTGAGACCCATACTGTTGCGCCCAGTGACGTTCGATGTCCGGGTGAGCCTTCGCAACCATATCCATGGCATGAACAAACGACGTGGCATAGATGTCACGCTGCTCATCACGATCGAAACCATCAAATTCCATGGCATCAAGACCACGACGAGCTCGACGAATCTTCTCACCCATCGCTCCAGGAACGCTATGCACGTCCAGGTTCTTGTCTCGAACAGACCAGGCCGAACCATAGGCAAGCAGCGACTCATTCAGATCCGCAATGTTACCATTCAGCGCTGCACGCTCCATCTCACGAGCCATACACGTACTCAGAGACAACTCATGCTGCATCTCGTTGTACGGAGGACGGACAGTGAAAGAACCTCCCACAATGGGCTCACCCATGCGCGTGGACCAGATACCGGTCCACATTCGATGCGGTTCCCCAGTCTGCGGATCCACCGTCTCCACCATGTCCATATCGACCTCGCCATGGGCAGTCTCAACAAACGCATTCGCCCAGTGGGGCTCATAACGCATCCGTTGACCCATGAGCATACGACTGACGGTGTTCACCTTTTCGGGATCCAGGCCATCCTTGTGGACATCATCCCAGAAGCGCTCCATCAGGTGCGCATAGCCTTCCTGAACCTCAGCAGAATCCACACCAGGTTGACGCATCTGGTTGAACATCGCTTCGCTCAGGCCAAGCTGCGTCAATGCCGCACTCGCCTCATTGAACGGGATACGACCATTGCGCTCCTTGGCTTCAATGCGCTCCAGGCGACGCTTCAGAGAGGGCGGCAATTCACCACCATGCTTCTCTCGATGTCGATCGGCCTTATCATGCAACTGTTTCGACTGACTGCGTCGACGGGCTTCAGCCATGTCCTCCACAGCCATCCGTGCATCACGAGCGAATGATTTCACCTGTTGGCGGAAGTTGGGAGACAGCATCCACATAGTGACACCCATGCCAACAGATTCGGCCACAGCCGTCATCGATACGCCGTCTTTCAACGGTACCAATGCGCTGAGCACCATCATCGACGCATATGCCTTGTGCTTACCCTGAAGATCGTTCATGCGAGAGGCGATGTCAGCCTTTCGCTTCATAGACTTCAGGTTCACCTGGCTGAGAGCGTGAAGATACCCATCAGCGTGATAGCGCATATCGAGCCTCAGCTGCTGCGCCCAATCAAGCGCAGGCTTTGGTTCTACTGCGTGAACAGGTTCAGGCTTCTTGTCGAAGATCTGCTCCTTGGTCACAACCATCGTTGTGACCTCATCTTGATCCTTCGGTTGATCAACATCGCCCCCATAACGAGGCGCTGGAAGTTGGCGAGGTGGACGAGCCATCTTTTCCTCCTTTCTATTGCTTTTTATCTCTCTACAAACACGTCACAGCTCGAAGCCGTCATCAACGCTTGGGGTTTGCACCTGGGGCTCAGGAATACCCATACGATAAGCAGTAGGTGGCACACGTGGTGTCGATCGACCCACGGTGACACCGCTACCAGGAAGCGAAGCCTGAATCGAACCCGATCGCTGAGCTGGAACCTGAGGCGTAGACGGCGCAGACGCAGACGTAAGAGGCCGACCCTTCTCGTCACGGCCATGCGAAGCCAGCCAGTCCTTGGCGACATTACCCACCCGCACAGGACCACCCGTGCGAACCTGAGATCCCGGCGTCTTCGGGGGCTGAGGAATAGGAGGCACAGACGGTGCAGGCTGAGCTGCCTGAGTAGACCGAGCAGACCCAACAGTGCGCACAGGCGGTGGAACCGTCGTCACACGAGCACCCTGAGGCGGAGCGAATCGATCGAAGTTCGGAGACACCGAAACAGACGGAGCAGCAGGCTCAGAGCCACGCATCTCCTTCGCAGCCTCACGGTAATGAGCACGCGCATCGTTCAGCTTGCGCATCTGATCATACGCACGCGTGAGAGAGTCTCCACCAAACTCGGTGATGTACTCCTTCTCCACATGCTTGATGGCTTCCATTGCCTCATCGTTGATGAGAACACCAGCCCACGATGCGTCAGAGATGGCAGCACGCAGCTCATCGCCACCTGTTCGAACAGCATCCGCCATAGCATCGGGAGTCTGCATCTCCATGCGCTTCGCGAAAAGATATGCGCCGTCACGTAGCAACGCATTGACATGCTTTTCCTTCTCAGGCGCATCCTTGTTGACGATCGCCATCACCTTATCGGACAGAGAACCCGTCCACTCCTGAGGGTTGAGACCGTAGATACGTCCAATGTACCCCTCCGATGGCTCTCGATATTGCTCCTTCAGAGCAGTGCGGTAGTAAAGCTCCGCGTAATCGTGATCATGGATCTGGTCGTATCCATACGTGAGCGATTCTGCACCAAATGGGATGACGCACTTGTCATCCGCATCCTTAATGGCCAACAGAGCTTCATCGTTAATCGGAACGCCCATCTGAGCCACATGCGTGATAGCATCGCGCAGCTCATCATCATCGCCTCGTTCTGGCTGGATTTGGAATTTCTGCGCAAACAGGTATGCCCCATCGCGCAAAAGCGCATTGACATACGTTTCCTTCTCGGGCGCATTCTTATCAACGACTGCCGTCACCTTGTCAGAAAGCGAACCTGTCCACTCATGCGGATCAAGGCCGTAATACTCCTTGATTTCGCTATCGGTTGGCTCTTCATACCATATCGACATGACTATCCTCCTTTTGTTGCGTCATACATTCGACTCGTATACCAGTATATCGCACTATTGCAACGATTACGACGCAGACCAGCACATAACACAAAGGGGAATACAAAGAAGCAGGCCCCACCCGAAGGCGAGACCTGCTTCTTCATGGCTCCAACGCATGATCACATGATGATCACAGCTCGAAACCGTCATCGACGCTTGGGGTCTGTACCTGAGACTCAGGAATACCCATACGACGAGCCGTACCAGCAGTAGGCGACACACGAGGCGTCCGACGACCAACAGTAATGGAACTACCGGGAAGCGCTGCCCCAATAGACCCCTGACGAGAACCCTGAGACGGGGTAGACGGTGCCAAAGACTGGCCGTCTGTATCGCGACCCATCGAGGGCATCCGTCCGCTCAAAACGTTAGCAAGCTGAACCTGTTCTTTGCCATGACCACTTCCACCTGTAATGACCGAATGAATCGCTGGCTCAGACTTCTTTCCATGTGACGATGCAAGCGATGACTCAACCCCATGATGATGCTTCCGTGCATCATTAAGCTCATACAACTTGTCATATGAGCGCGCCAACGATTCCCCACCATAGGGAGTCACATAATCATGCTCTACCCTCTTGATAGCGTTCATCGTTTCAGCGTTGATCAAAATACCATTCTCTAGGGCTTCCTCGATCGCATCACGCAGATCATAACCATAAGCACGAGCACCCACTTCCATATCGTTGTATGTTGCGTTCTTGACCTCAAGCTTCTCCATGCCCGTCTCGAAAACAGCTACCTGATCGCGCAAGAAATCATTGACACGCTGCTCCATCCTCGATGCTATCCTCGATGAGCGCTGATTGATAATTGTCCCCACATCGACTGATGTGCCCGTCCATTCATCGCCTCTCAGACCATAAACAGATTTGATATATCCATCCGAAGGTTTTGGAGGCTTCCCCTCGCGCAATTCCCGACGATAATAAACCTGTACGTTGGCATTGGGATATACCTCATGATAAGGACGCAGCAGCGCCTTTGTCGGAGAACGCACACATGTACTATCCACATAATGGATTTGCGAATAGGCTTCATCGTTAATAGAAATACCATTTTCCATAACATGAGAAATAGCATCACGGAACTCGGCATACTCAATAAAGTCCTCGTCAGGTCCTGGACGCCCGTGACCCTGAAACCTTTTTTCAAGAAGCCTGGCATTATCATACAGCAATGCATTGACCCGATATTCTCGTGCGGGGTCATTCTTATTGATAATCGCCATCACTCGATCAGAAAGCGAACCAGCCCACTCATGAGCCTCAAGACCATAACGACTCTCGACCCAATCCTGGGGGAACTTCGCCATCCACTCTGACATAGCTGACACAGACATGATAAATATTTCCTTTCTTGGAACGGGTTTTCGACTCATATATCAGTATATTGTACTATCGCTGCCATATCAAGATACACCGGCTCATGAAGAGGAAGCGGGTTGCTTCAACCACGCGAAACAACCCGCCCCTCTCACCGAGTCTTACAGCTCGAAACCGTCGTCGACAGACTTGTCTGTCTCGTTGTCATCCTGTGCCGTCAGACCGTAACGCTCAGCAGCACTGGCACCCGTGTTCGAGCGAACTGGGACAGCCCACGATGTCGACTTACGTCGACCGATCTTCTCATCACGGTCCACGCGAGCCACAGTGTCTTCCATGGCGATCACCGGTGCCTCGGCTTGCGTCTCCACATCAGCCGCCAACACCTCACGCACACGAGCTGGTGCAAACGTGACGTTCCACCGACCCTCGAACAAGTTTGCCCGAGTCTCAGCCAGAGCTTGCATCGTGGTGAAGTCACCGCCGTAAGCCAGACGATCCATCGGAGAAGCGAGCTGCTCAATGACCTTCTCGTCCTCCAGGTTCACCATCACTCCGTTGCTATCGCTGAGCGCACCCGCAACCTTCGTGATGTTGTCGCTGTTCATAGCCACACCCAGACCGTCATCGCCGTAGAACTGCGAGAACACAGCGACCCACTGATCCTTGGTGGCCTGAACCGGCTTATGATCGTCATCCATCACGGTGTTCCACACACCGTTGGAATCCTGAGCAATCAGCTGACCACGCCACAGGCTTCGAGCCGGACCCATCAGCAACTCATAGCGGTGACGAGCGTCCACCGGATCGTGCTTGGCCTGCAAAATACTCTGCGTCACCGGGTAGGTCAGCTCCAACACAGCCTTGAGCTCATCGTTACGAAGAGCTCGCACACCACGCTGCGAGAACGTACCGGCAACACCGGTACCAAACGACTTCACAGCCGTTGCATACATGGTGCCCTGCTGTTCCTCACGAGTCACACACGTGGTCGTCAGGTCGACCTGATTCTCGGGGTCATAGCCGATGTACCGAGCGTAATCCAGCATCTTCTTGGGCGAACCCTTTGCGCCGGTCTCGATGCATGCAGCCTCCACAGACTTCATGTGCTCCTGAACGGAACCAAACGACAACACAGCCTCACCGTACTGATGCTGGAGCGCATCACGGTACATGTAGGACGCTGCATCAACGACATCACGACCCGCTTCCAGGAACTCTTCACGCGTAGCGTCCCCTTCGATCAGATCGTAATAAGCATCGTTCGCACGCTGGTGAACCTCATCCATCGCATCCGCATGACGAGCATCGTAGTGCTGCGACACCTTCACATCGAGCGCGTTGTGCATGGCGAGAGGGTAACGACCCTCGTCGTCTATGCTCTGACCCAGATCGATGAGATTAGCCTCGACAGTCAGACGCTCCAGCGCTTGCTCATGTGCCGGACCATCACCCAACTTCACGACGGCAACGGAGTCACCGTCGAAATCGCCGTCGAAGCACTTGACCATATTCGGGTTAACACTCACACCGGTGAGACGATCGTCAAGGCTCACGCGCATGTAACGAACACCCGCATCACGAAGAACAGGGTCACGCCACACAAGCGCGTAATCACCGTCACGCAGATGCAGTTTCTTCGCCAGCTCCGGGCCAACACCAACCTGGTCGATGTCCAGACGAGGATCACCCGTCCACACAGCGGTAGCCGAGTGCGGCAGACGCGAGGCCATGAGACCTTCCTTGAAGACATTGCGCTTGCCGGTAAACCGGCGACGCATGATGTCTTGCGCGATGCCATCGTACGCCGTCTGCGCACGATGCATGGCCTCAGCCATCGTTCGACGAGCATCGGACAGCTCCTTACCCGTCAGCTCACCAGACGCAGCGCGATCAGCCGCATGCTTGTAGCGCAGCGACCACTCGCGAATCGCCAGATAACGATACGTGTAGTCATGCACCGTCGACGTACCATCGTCAAGATCCTGACCCGATCGCAGATGCGAGCTCAGGACCGGCACACGCCACGTGGTATCTGTTGCATGAGGTGTACGAGCACCCGTTGGCATCGTCAGCGGGAACGGGATCTCCATATCGCCGCCAGCATCGCCAATGAGAGAAGCGAAATCGCTACGAACACGACGCACGTCGAACGATCCACGTTCAGTGAGCGGCACATCGCCCATCTCGATGAGACGGCGCTGCCCACCAACAGCAAGATCATCATGACCATCGCGCAAGGTGCCATCAGGCTCGATGTCCAAACCGCACACCAGAGCCATCTCACGCAGCTGTGCAAGAGCTTGTAGGTTGCCACCGTACATCTGCTCCAGCACCTTATCGCAGCCCTGGGACTGCAACGCCCACGCAAGCTGAGACGACGCCTTACGGCCCTGGCCAGCCCGAATCGCGGCTTCGTCATACGCAGCAGTCTTCGCATCGACCGTCATATGGGTACCGATGAACGACACCTTACCTATACCGGCCTCAACAGTCGTACCGTTGGGCAAACGAAGCGGCGCAGTCTCCTGCATCGCCTCACGAGCAGAACCACCATTGAAACGAGACACAGCGCTGAACGGTGCCATGACGACATCCAGACCCGGATTTTCCCGGAAGAGCGTCATCATGTCGATCGATCCATGCAGCTCTTCGATCTCATCAGGAGACAGATCGGCATTGCGATCAACAATGAGCGAGATGACACCCTTGTTGCCGTGCATGTCAGAGATCTTGTCGCCAACGATGAGATCACGCATCTGACCATCAGTACCACGAACGCGGTACTGCTTGGCAAAGTCAGCCGAGACAACGATGGAGTCCTCCATCGTCCAACCACCAGCAGTCATGAACGCCGTGCCCACAGGCTTCGTCACAGACGATGCGTTCATGAGATTAGAGGTCGTCATCTGCTGACGATCAAACGGGTCGTAGCTCATGAGCTGAGCCTGCTCAGTCAACATGAGCGGTGCACGATCGTCCTTACTTGAACGCACGATCGAACCGTCAAGGTTCACCTGTGCGCCAGAGACCAGATACCGAGTCACGCCCTGGTTCACACCGCCCGATGTCATGATCGGATCGAAGTAGCCATCAGCTTCTTCGCTGAGCAGTGACATGTTGCGACCACCGGTCAACACCCATGGATCCATAGTCGTGTCGTTGGCCGGATCTCCGCCGATACCCTGTTCACGTGCACGAGATGCACGGAAGTCGGCATCGATCGTCGACCCATCACGCAAAGCGTTCGGGTAACGCACGCGACGCGCTTCGGTCGCAAGAATGGCATCAAGGATCTTCCGATCCATGCCCTCTTCGAGAGCTCGCTCGTAGTGATCCGCGCGGTGACGCGTATCCGACAGACGACGATACACGCTATTCAGCGACGCAGATTCACCAACGCGAGAGCGACCAGATAGCACATCAGCCTGAACTCGATAACGAATCGCGTCACTCATCTGCTGCTCGTAACCGATCAGCCGGGTGCGCTCTTCGAGGGACTTGTTCTCCCCAGGCTTCTGTGCCACCACACGTGCGTCAAAACCAGGCACGATCATCAGATCGTTACCGGAGTTAAAACGGGTGATGATCTCGCCGTTCTCGCCGCGAGCGAAGATCTGTCCGACCGTACCGCTCACGGGTTCTTCTTTGCCCGTTTGCGAGCGCATGATGGAACCAGTCCATTCCACAACGCCATTGGCGTCAACGCGGATAGAACCTGGCGTCACCGCGCACGCCTCCAGCGTATCTGACACGACCTGGAGCATCGACTGAGTGAACTCATCTTCCACGACATCCATCGGCAACGCCGTGGACTCATCGAAGGTGATCAGTCGATCGCGGAACGTGTTGGAGTAGAACGACTCTCCGACGATCTTCTCCTGGGGTACACCCGCGCAACGCATAGCGGCCACGAGATCATCGTTGTTGCGCCACTGGCCATGCTCACTCGTCATGTAACGAGCAACGCGCACCGGATCGAACACAAAGTCATCCGAGTCGATAGGCGCATCGATACCGATCTGGGTATCGAGCAGATCTCGAAGATGGGCACGAACGCGCTCTTCAGGAGTACCCGTGTACGCCACGGAACCAGCCAACATGTCGTGAACACCCGACAGATCGCTCTCTTGATCCATATCGTCAAGCAGACCCGTCGCCTCAGCGTACTCAACACGAGTAGCCTCAGGCTTTAGCAGCGTCGTCTCAGCACCACGAAGCACATCCCAGTACGCGCGGCCAACCGCCGCAAGATCAGGATCACCCGACAGCATAGGGATGTACGTGCCCTCACGGGCAGCATCCTCGTGATCGCGGAACTGCTGGATCAGACCATCGACATCGAGCTGCTCAATCACATTGTGACGAGCGCTGTGCACAGCACCGGTAATGAAACCGGATGCCTGTTCACGACCTTCGGGCGTATCGGCAAAGAACCGAGACGACGCAGAACGCTCCTTCATCTGACGACGAATCACGATCTGCTCACCATCCATGCCAGGCATGTCCTTGTACGCACTCGTGAGCGTCCCAGTAGAGAGATACGACTCCTGAACCGTCTTACCCTTGCTGGTCTGACGTTCGCCTACGCGGCCCACGAGGCCCTTACCATCCTTGCGCTCCACTGGTCGACCCAACGCAACACGCACGAGGTCGCACACCTCGTCAACAGTTGGCGTGTAGGCCACCTGCTTGTTGTCTCGACGAGCAGTCGTGGAGAAATACAGGGTTGCACCGTTGTCGTAGACACGACCCACCCACTGTTCTTTGTCGCGGGTATCGGTCAGGCGCACTGTCATGTTCGTGCCCGTCAAACGTGCACGAATCTGGCCAGGGCGAAGATCCTTCTCGATCGTGTACGGAATGCCTTCTTCCGCCAACATGTCCAGCACAGCTCGGGAACGAGCCAGTGCATCAGTGCTCATAAACTGACGGGCGTTGTAGCGCCCCGTTTCGGGGTTACGAGCACCGTCCAGCACCCACTGTCGAACCTCGTTGTACTCAGCCGTCGACATACGACCCATGAGCTCGGTGAGACCCGAGACATCATCAAGGCTGAGCGCTCGGCCTGCCTCTTTAGCCTTCCCTTCGTCAGTCAGGCGGTACAACGTCAGTTCCGAAGTCGTCACCTTCTCAACGTTGCTCGGTTTACCGTCTGCATACGCAGCGATGTCGCCATCGAGCACGTACAAGATAGACGTTCCCGCCTGCTTCACGCTGCGACGGCTCCCCCACCGGGGATCATACGGAGAAATCGGCAGACGCGGACCAGCCGCGCCAGCAGAACCATTCAGACCGACCATGTTCCTGAACTCTTCATATAGAGCCTTGTAGCCCTTACTCGATGTATCGGCAGGCTGGAACAAAGGCTTGTATCCGGGAACATGCTCTTCCATGATGCTCTGAATAGCATCCAGCGCATCAGTAACAGGTAGATCGCCATCGTTGAAAGAACGACCCTGTTCGTTGAGACGCTCTTCCATGAGATCCCTCAGGCGTCGACCCTGAGATACAAGAATCGGAGTCTTCGTGATCTCCGAGGTTCGATTGATTGTGCGAGCGATCATATGCTCGTACATGTAACGCCGGAGTCCGGCATTGCGCGTTTGCATAACGCATTCTCCTTCCTGGAGTTTCGATCCACTGGATCGATCGGGTATTACCCTCCCATTCTACCCGACGAAACACCGTATTTCGACTGGAAACACAAGGGAAACGAATGTATATAGCAACCCATCCATGATACACTGAATAATGTAAACACCATCTGAAAAGGAGGCGCACACCATGCCACGAAAACCCTCTCAGACTCTTGAGCAGTTCAACCCTGCTCTCGCTGATCAGCTCGTAGATCAATCTCTACGATCGATCGCTCGCGGTTCGGATAAGAAAGTCCAATGGCGCTGTCCCGTTGACTCTCGTCACGTGTGGTGGGCAAGCCCCATGAACCGCACTGCATCGAAAAACCCCACCGGGTGCAGCGTATGCAACGGCAAGACTGTGATCCCTGGTGTCAACGACGTTGCCACCACTCACCCCAAAGCAGCCGCTCTCATGGTTGATAAGAAGCTACGGACGAAGCTCACTGGGTCTTCCAACAAGAAGGTCGAATTCTGGTGTGGCAACCCCGCACACAACCACTGGACCGCACCGCTGAGCAACGTCGCAAGGCAAGGGACACGCTGTCCTCAGTGTTCGGGCCGTCGTCCCGTCTCTGGTAAGAGCGACTTGGCAACTACTCATCCCAAGTTGGCTGCTGAGCTAGTTGATCGGTCTCTGGCTACCACTCTGAAGCCAGGATCAAACGCATCCGTGCTCTGGCAGTGCCCGGCAAACCCCAAACACACGTGGAAGGCAACGCCATACAGCCGTACGACTAAAAAGACCGGTTGCCCGTACTGCTCCGGCAGAAAGATCGTCCCTGGTGTCAATGATCTCGCAACCACACACCCTGCTTTGGCCTCGCAGCTCGTCGATCAGTCTTTGACAACTGTGGTGAGCAAAGGTGGAAGCGAGCCTGTGCTCTGGCAATGCCAGGTCAACCCAGAACATACATGGCTTGCTGCTCCAAGTAACCGCGTGAAGCCCTCGGGGTGTCCAATCTGCTACAGGCTCCACGCCAACCCATCGCAAACACTCCTGACCGAGATGGTCCGAAAGCTTGTCCCCACCAGCACGGTTCTCGGTGACGACCATACGGTCCTCCCCTCGGGTAAAGAGCTAGATATTGTCGTTCCTGACCACCAGCTGGCTATCGAGTTCAACGGCGTGTTCTGGCACTCTGAGGCAGCATCCATCGAGGCACACTCGAAGTCTCTCCCCCACGGCTACCATGCCGCCAAAACACGTGAAGCACACCAACAAGGCTACCAGCTTGTTCACGTGTGGGAGGATGACTGGCTGCATCGGCGTGATCTCGTTCTACGAGCTCTCGCTCATAGACTGCACGCTGTCGATCGATTGCCCGATGTCCTCCCCGACATCAATCCGTTGGCTTGTCAACGTCTCTACGCTCGCAACCTGACAGTGAAACTTGTCCATGGAGGCGTTGCCAGGCGTTTCTGGCAGGACAATCATCTCCAGGGGCCTGTTCATTGCACTGTCAATATCGGCCTCTACGATCAGAACAACGTTTTGCGTGCTCTGCTCGGCATTGGTCGCAAAAACCACGGTTCGCGCGTCTCGCTGCCAGATGGAACATGGGACATCCAGCGTTACGCAACACTGGGTGTCATCGTCGGAGGTTTCACCAAGCTCCTTGCTCACGCTGAGACACTTGTACCTGTCGACACGTGGACATCATGGAGCGACAACGACATCTCTGACGGTGGGATGTACCAAGCAGCAGGTTTCACCGTGGATAAGCGTCAAGCCCCGAGCTACAGCTACGTCGGACGCAAGACAAAGTGGGAACGCGTTCACCGCTCCACCTACACAAAGCAGCGTTTCATCAGCGATCCTAACCTCGTGTACAAGTCTAAACAGACCGAACACGAGGCAGCATTGGCCAACAAGCTCTACAGGATCTATGACGCAGGTAAGACCCGATGGGTCAAAACCGTTGCACGCTGAATCCGCATAGCGCACAACACAGAACCGGGTGGCAGTCTATTGGACTACCACCCGGTTCTTACGCATCTCTCACGCTACGAGAATCACTCATTCTCGCGACGTTCGAACACGCGCGCAATAGCTCGATCGAAAGCACCTCCGCCGAGATCCTCCCACGACTCCAAACCGTGCAAGAACTTGTAGAACGCATCATGGACTCGCCACGAACCTAGATCCTCGATCTCAGAGATCGACTCATCGTCAGCATACACACCACTTGTCTCATCAGACGATGCATCCCGAAGAGTACGCAGCTCATCGCTCGACACACCCTGGCTAATGTAGACCTTTCCATCCAGCGAGCACAGCGAACCATTCTCGTCTGTTCGGAAGAACCTGGCATCATCCACCATTGCGTGCTTCGCTTCACGATACGCAGCAACGATGTCACCATCGAGGTGGTGCAACACATGTCCACTCTCGCTCATCAGATGTTCACGACTAATCTGACCTTCCGCATAGCGCATCTTGGCTCGATCAGCCAACATCCCCTGACGAGCAGCGAGATCCTCTCTGACATCTTCGTTGATCTCGTCAGCCTCGTTGAACATGTCGTAACCCGAGCCCAACTGAGCACGCAGAGCCTCGTCACTGTCCATGTCGTACTCTTCGTTCTCCATGTCGTGACCCTTACGCTCTTCCTCAATCGACGCGATGAGATCCATGACCTCAGCCGAGTACACATCGGGATCCAAGATCGAGATGCCATAATCATCCAGATCGTATGCCTCCTGGTACAACTCCATCGCCTCAGCCGCATTCGCAGCCTGCTCGATACGCTTATCGAGCATCTTCATGAAGTTCGGCTGATTGAAACGCACATCGAAATCAAGCGCCGACGAGAGGGTCGGAATCGTCTGAAGTGAGTACTCACGACCAGGGTGTTTGATGGTGTTGCTGAACAAGCGCCACGACATCGGCAAAATCTCGGCGTTGCGGTTCCAGATAGGCGAGATGCCTGCCGAGAAGATGATCGAGTTACGTTCCGGCAAGAATGCCAGATCGTTGTACCCAATGACACTTTCTTCCTTCGCACTGATCGTATACGACACCTTACCCTCGACGTTCAAGCCTTCGATGAGGCGCTCAGTATCCTGAGTCACCGTCTTCGAGTCTCGCACCGCACGGTGGCGCGTACCGGACATCTTGGCCAGCGTCTCAATCATCGTGTCGTCCGTCGACTTCAAGAACACGATATTAGCCACGTTACCCTGGATGATCTTGTCTACACTGTCGCCATACACGTCTCTGGCCTGCTGCAACGTCTGAAGAATCAGCGTGAACTGCTGCTCCTGACCCAGACCAATGGAGAGCATAGTCTCAAAGCCCGAGATACCGTGACCCTCGGACTGGAGGTTGCCGAGCTCGTCGAGCATGAAGCGCGTCTTGTAGAGCGGCTTCTGGTTCGCCTTTGTCATGTACGACTTGTCGAAGTTCAGATCCACCAACTGCTTCACAAGAATCAGTACGAGCTTCGCGTACTTCATCAAGTGAGGTGGCGTCACCAAGAACACAGCCTTCGGCTGCTCCGAATAACGAACCGACGACAAGATAATCGCAGGAACATCCTCTCGTACAGTCTTGAGACTCCCCGCCTTATCCAACAGACGTGTTGCCGGATAACTCAGGTGACCAGAAACAAGAACCCCGTTCTTACCCTTCACCATCTCCACGAGAACGCCATTACGGATGATTTTGTTACCCGTGATCGGATCCTTGACGAACTTACGACCATTCAACGAAAGCTGGTAACCCTTCGTGAACTGGAAGTAGAACGTTTTGAGCAACACACCCGTCTGGGGGTTGAACAAACGCAGTCGCAAGTAGGCAACGTCATGTGGGAACTTACCGTCGAAGTAATAACGAGCCCATCCTTCTCGCACCACTGTGTCTTCGTGCTCGAAATCCTTACCCAGGTTGTGCTTCAACTCGGGATCATCGAACGCATCCCACTTCGCCTGAGCACCGATGAGACCGTCTCGCTTGGTGAAGTTCTGAGCGAAACGCACACCGAAGCGACGAGGGAACGACAGACCGCCAAGATCCGTGTTCTGTGACGGAGTACCAGAGGTCAACGTCGAGATCGTCGGATCAGTAAAGAAGCTCATTGCCGTAATGGCAATACCGTACACAGACGCGAGCATCTTCTCAGCCCCTGCCATTGCACGCAGTGCGTTGTTCGCGTTAGCGATCAACGTACGCATCGTCGACTGAGGCAATGCCTCAGTGGCGTTGAAGAACAGCGTGAGCAAGTCAGATTCCGGCTTGCCTTCCCACAGGAACTCGATGCGCTCAGCCTGCATCTTATCGTGCTCGATCAGAGCGTCGACTTCATCTGGATCCGACGACTGCTGATCGTAGTAGCCGCTCTTGATGCGCTCATTCACCTGAGTCATCGGAGACTTGCGCTTCTTCGAAGTGAGCTGCACGAACAGCTGGTAGCAGTTGTACAGTGTCACCTTGCCCCACATGGCATCAAGCTTCTGCTCCAGAACCTTCTGATCCATGCCGTGTCGCATCGCGTATTGACGCAGCTGGTGCTCTTCTTCCAAGTAGTAGTCGATCAAGCCGTATGCCGCACGCTTGAACGCGTTGTTTGCAGCATTCGGCCACACAGGGTCTTCTGCACCGTCCACAGGGAAGAACACGTCTGCGATGTTTTCAACGTAAAGCGCACACTTGGTTTGGTCGCCTTCACGAGCAGCTTCAGCAGCCATTCCAAGCGGGTTGTAGATGTCAGTCTTCATCGCGTTGATGAGGTTGAACTGCACAACCTGGAATCCGCGCATGGTAGCGCGGACGTAGTTCTTCACCAAGAGCTCACCCTTAGGGTCATTGATGATCATGTTGTCTGGACGCTTCTGACGCATCCAGATGTCAAGCATCGGCTCAATGTACGTCTGACCCTTACCAGCACGAGTCATAGCAAGAATCATGGTGTTCGCAGGAGCCGTATCCACGTAGTAGACGCCAGCAGGACGCTGTGGCTCATACGTCGGAAGTTCCCACTCGCCGTTCACCAGATCAGCCAGGGTGTTGAAACCCTTGAGCTTGTCTCGATTGGCGTTGCCTGGGTTGTATGGCACGTTGCGAGGATCGAGACGGCGACGGAGCTGCTTATTATCCGGCAGACCCGATGCATTCCACAGAGCCGTACCGAACTCTTCGTCAAACATCGGCACCATCTTGGTCACGGTGTCGCCGTTATCGTCCGTGAGAGCTTCACCCTCAAACAGAGCCACATCGCCATCCTCGTCGAGAATGTCCTTCTCAGCACGCTGTGCAAACGCAACCTTCTCGATGCCCTTATTCGAAACCATCGAGTGAGAGATCAGCGTCGTTGCACTCACGCCTGTATGCGCCCCCACATCGGGCACGACATCGAAACGCTCACGCACCTCTTCGGGAAGTGCCACGTGCTGGTCGTTTTTGTATTGGTTGATGTCGGTGGTGTCTCGCATGAGGTTCTGAGCCTTCAAGTTGCGCAACAGGCGCATACGCAGCAAGCCCCACACGACAAGACCAGCGATCGACGAGACAACGAACTTCAGCCAATCAAACGACAGCATCCATCCCATCGCGCTGCTTGGTCGATCTGCTAGTTCCGCGTCTCGCTCAGCCTTTTCTGCTGCAACGGCATCCACGTGCCACTGTGGTTCGGGAACGTCCTCAGCAGCTTCGTAGCACGTCTCATCAGACGTATCGATCTCACCCGTTTCGAGAGCTGGGGAGAAACACCCTTCGCTCCACACAGGCTTACCCAGCTCCTTCGTCAGAGCCTTGTTCTGCACCGCGTAGCTCGGAACAGACGAGCGCCACAGAGCATCACGGCCCATGGCCACGCCCATCGTGCCGAACGAAAACAACGCCCACACGAGGATGAAGACAAGCACACCAGCAACAGCCGATGCAACTTCGCGCGACACCGGAGAGATCTTCGCCTCGATGTCGCTACGTTCTAGTTGCTGATCGCCATGCACATCCTGATAGGCCAGCGAGTCAAGCTCGTCTTGCTTACCTAGCTGGTTCCACGCTTGGCTACCGTGTTCACGAGGCGCTGCTCCACCGGATTTCTTTCGTCCGAAAGCCATATGCACCACCTTTCACCTTTCTCTTCTGTCTCTTACGTCTTTTCGATTCGGTTGATTCACCAACATAATCATATCAGATGCAGAAGATCAGAGACACAGAAAAGAGGTGCGGCAAGGATAACCCCCACCGCACCTCTTCTTCTATACGATCACGCAATCGATGCTACACGCCGATTGACGTTGCGCTGTTAGTAATCGCCTGCGTGGAAACATCAGCGATCGCCGTTGCAGCAGCATTCGCATCACCCAGCGTGCTGTGCAGCAGAATGCCAGCGATGACACCGAGTGCAAGGAACGCCAGGGCGACCAGGACCGCCAAGGCGATATAGAGACGGTTGGCACGCTTGGCAACAACGCTTTCACGATCCATCTGCGCCATCAACGTCTTCTGATCGTTCTCCAGGAAAGCAATCTGGCTCTCGTACTGACGCGAGATTTCCTCACGCACCACATTCACACGAGCGGCTTCCTCTTCCGTGCGCGCATTCGCACGCTCGACCTCAGCCTTCGCCTGAGCCAACTGAGCAGACCACTCTTCACGCATACGCGCCAGAGCCTTATTGGTTTCCTCCTGGGCAGCCAGAGAACGCTTCTCAGCCTCTTCACGCTCACGCTTAATCTGTTCACGCAGTTCCTTCTCACGAGCAGCAAACTCAGCCGTCTTCTGCTCGACGATATTCTGACGCGACAGCTGCTCTCGCAGAGCCTCAGCGCGAGCGATGTCTTCCTTGCGATTTTCATCCAAGAACCGACCCATATCGTCACGGAACTGCTCCATGAGCTCCGTCTCACGGGCAACCTGCTCGGAACGCTTCTGGATCAGATGATCCATCACACGAGTAAGAGCTGCATCGAAAGATGCCTGAGCAGACTGCTTACGGGCATCAAGGATCTGACGACGACGAAGAGTGTGATCCTCGTCGATGGTTGCACGAAGATTCGGTTCAATCTCATCGAGTTCTCGATCGAGACTGGGCTTGTGCCGCACGTCGTAGAGAGACTTCGCCTCCACGGCCTTAGCCTGCGCATCCGCTTCCTTATCCTTCTCGTACTTGGCGATGATGGCAGCACGCTGTGCACCCACGATGTCCACAAGGCTCTCACGAGACTTCTCAGCGTTCGCATCAGCCTCAGCCAACGTCTGAGCCCACACGTTGTCAGCACCAGATCCGGTGCTCATCTGGGCAGCAATCTCATCGCCCGTGTTGGACACGAGCGAGAAGAAAAGATCGCGCAGCTCACTGATGTCACGACGACGCTGCTGGGCCAGTGCATCATTCGCCTGCTGAGACAGCAGTTTGATCTGACCATCGAGCCAGTTCTCATCGCTGAGATGATCCAGCGAGAAACGGCTTGCTTCGTCCTCTTCATGACCAAACAGGGCCTCGAAGGGCGTCATATCGACAGTGAAGCCCAGATCCTCATCGAGGAACCTGCGCGCCATCGTGTTGCGCACCGCCTCACGATCAAAGACACGGTTGTCGACGACAGGGGCGGGAATGGGGTTCTCTGCAACCTCGGGAACATCCTCCACCGACTCAAACTCGGTGCCAGCATCCGATTCAACATCGAGATCCTTGAACGGATCGTCAATGTCAGAATCATCATCGTCATACGAGCCCTCATCGAACGGAAGCTCATCTTCCAGAGGCTCATCTGGAACCTCGTCGGGGTCGAAATCCGGGAGATTGTCGACATTTTCCAGAGACTCATCTGCATGGTCTGCCGATGGCGGCGCAGGAATATCCTCAACGAGATCCTCGGACTCCGAATCAACCGACTCAGTGTCAACCTCGCCACCCAGACGACGCCACAGCGACGGGATCAGAGAAGCCAGAGACACAGCCCCAGAAGAGATAGCCTGAGCCTGAGCCAGGGTAACCGTATCGGCATCCCCAGTAGGCACGTCGAGAACACCGGCCAGTTCGTCATAGTGAATCGGGTTCACAACGAGAGCCCCATCGCGCATATCGACAGACGTGAGCATGAAGATCGCCTTGTCGAAGAGGGTATACTCACCCATGCCTTCGGGGCTGAGCGACTGCTCCGTGGGGATAATGCCCAAGATGTTGTGACGAAGCATATCTTGGGTCATCAGGACTTGAATCTTATCGTCAGCGATTCGCTGGAGAATCGAGCCCTTGTTCTCGTCCCCCTTGGACGAGACCTTGCCCAGGCCACCGATACCGCCTTCTTCGATGGGTGCATCAACGGGGAGAGACAGGATGACACCAGCCCCATTGGGGAGTGCCCAACGCTCGTTGTTACGGATGAGATCGAGAGCCGCACCGGGCTCCGTCTCATCGATGACAAGCGCCAGAGAGTCCTTGGCCTTCTTGGCCTCAGCCTTCTGAGCCTTCTTATCAAGAACAGGGGCAGAAGCGACCTGCTCATCAACGGCCTTAGGGCCATCGTTCTTACTCCACAGCATATAGACAAATCCTTTCGATCGTGGTGAATGTGAGCCGGTACCTGCATCATTGGGAATGTTTGCAGGTACCGGCAAGCACACTTGTGTTTGCACTCGTATACGAGGGTATCACACTTTGTGCCAAATGTGCTCGCATACGAGCAGATTCGATATGACTAAGCCCGTGGCTTGTCGTATGGCAAGACCACCACACGCGCATCAGACTTCAAGATCGTCACATCTTCGCTACGCAACGTGCCATCGATCTTGGCTGCGATCACACGTTCCTCGGGATGTTCATTGATGAACGCTGCAACTTCCGTCGACAGGTATCGCTGCATACGGCGCACCATATCACGTGCACCACCAGCATCAGAGTCACTACGCGATTCGTCTTCCACCAAGAAGTCGACAACACGCTTATCGATCGTCAGATCGATACCGTGCTTGCGCTTCACATCAGCCTTGAGAGCGCTCAGCTTCTTCATCATGATCTTGCGCAACGTAGGTCGTGACAACGGCTGGAACGGCACAATCGCATCGATACGTCCCAGGAGCTCAGGCGGGAACTTGCCGCCATCCGTGCTCTTGATGGACTCTTCGATGACCTTCTCGTACTCACGCATACTGGCCTCACTACCGTGATCGTCGGCGTTGTACTCACCGATGGTGCGGTAGATCTCCGAACCAGCGTTCGTCGTCAGCACGATGTACGTGTTTAGAAACGACACCTGTCGCCCGTCTTTGTCAGAGAGTCGACCATCGTCAAGCACCTGAAGCAGCAGACGTACAACAAGTGGGGATGCCTTCTCGATCTCGTCAAAGAGCAGCACGCAGTGACTGGTCGCCCACACCTGACGCGAGAGCTCTTCACGGAACAGATCCACGCTATCGTCACGACCCCATTCCGACATGTCGAAACGGATGAGGTGACGCTGATCGTCACCAAACAGGATCTTTGCTAGTTGCTTAGTGATCTCAGTGTTATGCGTGACGATGAAATCACCGGCTTGATACAGGTGTTCATCGTTGTCGACATAGATACAGGTCATGCTCTCTTTCGCGTCGAGCTTTTCGATAGAACGGATACCCACATAGTCGAACCTCTTCTCTCGCTGTTTCACCACAGACTGAGCCTTGATAGCAAGACTCTTCTTCCGATCGAGACGGAAAAAGCGATGCTTATCCGAGTTATGAGTCTTCACGTGAACTTCATACTCAACATAAGTATTACCGTCCCTCTCTCGCACATGTTGCTTCATAGAACAAGGAACCCCAAGCGAGAACAGAAGAATGCGAACATCCTCAGCAAGACGCTTCGAAGCTGTAGCGTACGAAACGTTGTAGCGATCCCCATCACACGCACCGATCGAACCATCGCAATCAAACAAACCTTGGACCAAAGCCCATCGCTGCTCAATCGACGAATGCAGATACTGTTCAGGGATAAAGCGTTGAGGCGACTTCACACCAATCAGTTCAGAAAGAGTGCCAACAAACACATCCGCAAGCTGGATCCGTCGCTTCATGACCTCACCCCATGCTTCTCCCGTACCAAAGTACCAAGAGTAGTTATTGCTATTCCGATCCCAAGAAGCAGCACCGATGGCTTGACCAACACGAGCAACCGTTTCCTCATCATCCGAAGAGATAGCAAGCACCTTCTCAGTGAGCGAACCGTTAGCGATCAAAGCACCGAGCGCATAAGGATCTACAGGGAGATCAGACGTAGGCCACCGCACCGGCTTATTCATCGAAACAACATATTTCATACCCTGTCGACCATTATTCATATTCGACACAAGCCCCTTGTTCATCAAAGTTTTAGTCGAATAGATGGTCGGACCTTCTTCGCGCGATCGCCTATTGGGGTAAACCGCCCACAAGTGATTGTCAGACACATCAAGGGTACGTCCGTCCCCAAACGTCACTCGATACACGTCACGTTCCCCCTGAGGAAACACCCCGAGTACCTTCGTCGGAGAGCCATCGCGAGCAAACACGTAGTCACCGGCAACAAGGTCACCAGCAAGTTTCCATGCCACAGAACCGTCCTCAGAAAAGACTGGTACACGAGTAGAATCTGTGGTGGCTTTGCCAACACCAGTTGCTCCAGTGAACAACAGTGATGACATAGGCTTACTCTGGTCATTCAACCCAGCGACACACAGCTGAAGACGGCGTGCAATCGACGTGGTGGCAAAGTCCTGACTAAACACACGCTTATCCAGCTCAGCCTTGATCTCAGCAGCGTTGACATCAATTTCCACCTCGACACCGAACTCAATTTTGAGCACGATTGCCAACAGAGCTTTGTCCATACGCTCGCCCAGATACCGATGACGACCAACCATAGCATCAAGCACACGGATCGACTTACGAGGCTGCACGGAGGCAGGGACGTATCGATTCGTGTAGTCGAAGATCTGCTCATACAGAGAGTCATCGAAGATGCCCTCATCGACACCGTACTTCTTCGCCATACCCTTCAGGATGGCGATCGTCACCTCACGATCCGTCTGAGGAATGTTGATGCGAGCCAGTCGCTCAACAAGCGGCAGATTCGATGCGATATGCGCATTGAACTCGTCATACGTAGTCGCGGCAATGACTTTGATACCACGAGATCCCGAGGCAGCAAGCAACGGCTTCAACGCTTCCACGGCAGCAGCAGAGAGCTGCACCACCTGGTGGAACTCGTCGATGAACAGCACGATCTCTCGACCTTCGAACCTAGAGAAACTCTCAGCCTCGTCAAACAGAGCCTTCAAGCGCGCAGCCATCTCTTCGGGGTTCGACAAGTCTGCGATCATCTTCGCCATGTCGACTTCCAGGTAGATGCGATCCGGGTCATCTTGCATACAGGACTGCACGAGCACCGTGTTGTGCGTGACAACATGGCCTCGACCCACCTGATACAGGTGTGTCTCGGAGTCAACCATGATGCACGTCATCTCAACCTCGCGATCGGTCTCGATCACCTCAGCGATCATATCGCCAGTTGCATCGAGGGAGCGCTCTAGCTCACGCATATCAGCATCAACAACCCATGCAGTCCCTTGGGACAAACGGTACGACTCACTGTCTCGCAGCGCTCGTAGCACAGCCTCTCGATCCTTCACCGAGCTGGTGATGTACGTGTACGGGATATGACGCTGATTCTCCGGCTTAACAATGACACTCGTCATCACCGGATGAGTCATCACCTCATCAGGTGTCAGACGCTTACCTGTCGCACGGTTGATAAACGTCGAACGCTCACCACTGTCACCACTGCCATACACACGCTCCCACCCCATGTGGTCCTCGATAGCAGCAAAGACTTCATCGGGCATCTCATGAGGGACGGTCACGTACCCACGTTCATCGATGCGAACGCCCCAGCCCAGCAGCGCGCCACACACATAAGGATCAACCGGGAGAAGACGGCTCTGTCGCACAAGCGCACCAGAAGCAGGAAGCTGCCAGATGGGTGCGCCATCAGAGTCAGCAAGTCCTGCGTCCGTGATCTCACGCAGCGACATCGTTTGCTGCACACCTTCTGCATCACCAACCGATCGCACCGTCCACAAGTGCTCGTCATTGCAACGCACACGGTCGCCGTGGTTCGTCACCACAACATACTCGCGCTTGATCCCCTGAGGGAACACACCCGTCACGGTCACAGGCTCACCGTGCTCATCAAACACGCGATCGCCCACCTTGAGCAAACCAACACGGACATATCCACGCTCATCGGCAACAGGGATCAACTCATCATTCGGGTGAGCTTTACCGGTGCCAGGCGGGGCCAGCAAGATCACGTTACACATCTCAGGACGAGCCAGGGAGCTCATGAGCGAGATCTTCTCGCTCTCTCGCCCCACAATGTCACGAGCAGGCGGCGCAAGCTTAGCCGCAAAGTCTCGCAGCATCGGGTACTTATCGTTCAAACGATCGTCATCAAACAAATCGTTCCTCCATTTCTCATTTCAATCGATTCGACTGGTGTACCAGCCATTCTAGCATAGTTGGTAACCACAAGAACAACAGGACAGAAACAGGAAACCGCCCCCACTGGATTTCTCCAGCAGGGGCGGCACCGTGAAAGATCGGATTCGATCAGAACTCCGGCTCGTCGATCTCGGCAACCTCTTCGACCTCAGGCTCGGAAACCTGGGCCTCAGCAGCAGCCTCGTTCTGCGCCTCCTTCTCAGCAGCCTTGCGAGCCTTATCGGCCTCCGCAGCAGCCTTGGAAGAAGCGTAGATCGTATCGAGAATATTCTCGTCGATCGGCTCCAACTCGGACGGCTTCACCGTCTTGGAGTTGATGACCAAGCCCTTCTGCTTGCCAGAAGCGGACATGACATCCGCCTGAATGGCGTAAACAGTCGGACCAGGTCGACCGTTGCGCTCCGGCATCTGGACGATGTTATCGCCCGCAGCTGCAACGAACGCATCGCGCTGAGAAGCGCTGTAGCCAGCCTGATGGTCGTAGACGGTCTTACCGTCGAGTTCCTTCTTGGTCGAAACCAGGTGAGGAACTCGCTGAGGAGCAGCGCCCTCAACAGGTCGAACCATCACGTCGAGGAAGGCACGCTTGCCATCCTTGGAATGGGCATTGGGGTACTCCACAACGACCAATTCCACCGACTTCATCGAACCCTTACCACGTAGAGTAGCCATAATGACCACCCTCCTTTCTTATCTCATCCCGCAGGATGTCGGTCGAGGGTTAATCAGCCCTCTCACATACACGGGCTTGTCCCGTGTAGCGCTCTCTCATCATAAACGAGAGAAACTCTGGATGTCAAGGCGAATCTCATCCCAATTCCATGGAATCCATAGAAGCATCGGAAGACGGCGTGTCGCTCTCTTCCAACACCTGTTCCAGCTGAGGCACCAAACGCTCAGTCTCGCGCCATGTGTTCTCACGAACGATACCGGCAAGACCCTCATCAAACGTCACTGTCGCGCTACGGCGAACGCGCTTCGCTACTGGCACCACATCACTAAGAGCACTCGTGAGAATGAGATCCCCGGTCTTCTTCGCTGACATCTGGCGTTCCAGATCATCAGCAACACGATTCATACGCCGTACATCATCGAGGGGAAGAACCATCTCAACGATGTCCTCCTGACCAGACTCATGCAGATACGTTTGTGCATCGTCGATGAGACGTTGACGCCTGCGAGCCCAGGTCACAAACCGATCAGCAACATGGCGACCAAGCGCCATGTCGACAACAGTATCGGAGCGCACGTCATGCAGATCCATACCCTTTGTCTGAGACAGCGCCCATCGCTCCCCTGGCACCACGCTCATGGCACCACGATCGTCCTGATCGTCTTGATCATCCTCGCGCGCATCGTCTTGTATCGCTTGCAATACAAGTCCTTTCCCGGACAGCATCGACACAAGATCGGCTGTTCGAGACGCCAGCGATGCACGAGCTCGCTCCAAGCGTTGCTTCAACGTATTCCGACCAGCTTTGCCGCCAGCTACCAGCAAGCGTCCACCGCTCACGCCGTGAGCAGCAACACCAAGCTTTTCAGCTTCATCAGCGTCCTTCATCTTCGGAATCGAGCGATCTGTCAACAGAGCTTCGAGACCAACGACTGCTTCGCGTCGCTTATCCACCGACTCCAACACGTCTTTCCACGAGTCGTCATCGCGGTGCTGCCCGTCGACACCTACGGCCAGTGGCCCGAGCAACGACCTGTACTTACTGACGCAACGAGCGTGGTATTCCTCTTCCTCCAGATACAGCTTGTGCATCACTTCGGACTGCGGGGATACTGCGCCTGCCTGAAGACCGGCTTCCCAGTCAGCAGCGCGCATACGCCAATACTCACGCTGCGTATCGTGCTCTCGTAAACGAGATCCATACGATCGCAAACGCAGTGAGAATCCAATCAGATCATCATCAGCACTCATACCCTGAGCCTGAGTCTTCATACGCTGAGATTGCGTCGCCATCAGCGTCTCCACATCCTGACTCATCACAGTGAGCATCGGCGTACGCACGGAAAGAGCCTCAGGTGGGAGAGATTGCAGCACTTGGTACAGCCCGTTGATACTGCGCTCCATGATTGTCTCGTGGCCACGACGGATCAACGCTTGCCTCTCCTGATCACTCAACCCCTCACGGTGAGCTCGACGCTCAGCATACGTCTCAACTGCAAGCATGGCTGATCCCATGGGAGAACCAGGTCGATCGAGCAACTCAGTAATGAGCTCCGTTGCAACGCTGTTCGCACGTCGCATCTCCGGTCGATGAGACCCATACCGCCACAGTGTCTTGTCAGCCGGTAGGCATGCAAGAAGCAACTGCGGCAGCGACTCATCGAGCACCTTCTCGTGTGCCCAACGCTTCACGAACGCAGCAACGTTCAGGCGCTCATATCCCACGGCACTAGACATATGAGCCACGTGCTGGTTCTCATCAAGCCACGAGTCCACGCCTCGTCGCAAGAGCGATATATCAGTGCTCGTGAGCTTGCCCTTCTGTTGCATGCCCTTCTCCGTGCGCACACGTCGACCGAGCCCGGCATCGACCATGGCAAGGTGGCAGTGAACATGCAACGTATCAACCTGGATAACGCCCACGTAGCGCAGGTCATCGAAACGATGCCCCATACGCTCCAAGCCATGCATAATCGCCATACGCAGACGCATCTGGTCGATGTGGCCTCGGTAGTCCCCCTTGTTCTGTGCGACGAAGCCCTTGGGAACAACACCCGTCTCCTGAAGATACTCAGGACTAAAAGACAGCACGGTTTTCATCACCGTGTGCCCCTCGTCGAACAAACGCTGAATGTCAGCACTGGCACGGCGCACGCCTTCATCAGACAGTGACGGCTGACCGTAACCAAATGCAACGCCGCCTTGTCCAGACACATGCAGCACGTTGTCTTTGAGCTGATGCCTCGACACGGCTTTCTCTGTGGCGCTCTCTCGTGCCATATAACGTAGGATGAAATCTTCCGTATCGCGTCGACGAATGGGCGTCACAGGCTCGGTTGCGCCTTTACGAGCCATATAGCGCATCACGTAAGCGCCGGGTGTGCCACCACGAGAACCGCCATGCTTACCCCCGCCTGGGGTTGGCACACTGAACTCGTTGACAACAACAATGCTCTGCTTCAAGCTCATTGGTATCGACACACCTTTCGTTCTAATTACTTCAAATTGCGTCTATTTTTTAAATAAAGATCATTACATACATACAGTACGGCGTTGACAGGGGCGGCAGGTATGCCCCACCGCCCCTGTCATTACTTGCTGCTCATGATGTCAGAATTCTGGATCATCGAGATCAGCAGCGTCAATCTCGTCCGCCGTTGCGACCGGTGCCGCAGCCTCCACAGCCTCACGAGCCGACAGACGCTTTCGCTCCGTATCTCGCTCGGCATCAGCAACAGCCTCGTGCAGATCCTCGATCGAATCAACCTCGGGCTGAACCAGAATCTCGGGCGCGTTCTGAGCAACCGAAGTGTTGATGACATCAGCCACGACCTCACGGAACGTCGACGCCAGAGTATCGGTCGTCAGGGTTGCGCGCTGGTTCTCAGCGTCGTCAACGACCTCAGGCTGAGCCTCGACCTCAGGCGCGGACTGGATCTCGGATTCAGCCTCAATCTCCGGCTCAGTCTCCTGCGCCTGCTGAGCCGCCTGAGCGTTGCGCATGAGCGCATCGAAGAGAGGCGAGTCCATGACGGGCAGCACGGTCGACTCACCGCTGAGAGCCTGAGCGATCGATGCACCCTCGGCCTCGTTGGTGCGACCATCGGTACCCTCGTCATCGAACTGAGACTCCATCCCAGCAAAGACATCATTCACGTGATCCGTGCGCTCCAGCGCATGATCGACAGCCTTCTCGCTCTCATGATCACGAGCACGGATCTGAGCGAGGTAGTCCGGGAAGTAGTCGGACAGATCCAGACCCGATGTCACAGCATCAACGACCAGACCATCCCGATCGACGACATCGAGGAATGCCAGGGGTGCTTCGTTCTCGTTACGAGGTGCGATAACAACACCTTCATAGTGAGCCGGGAGCATCCACACCTGGTTGAGCAGATCGCTGGGTGGCTCAAAGCCCTCGTTGAAGAAACCCTTTTCGACCAGCGACACGAGCTGCTCGTCGGTGAACTCGTAGAATGCATCGACGGTTGTCGCACCGCCGTCCATCTGATCGAAATCCACCTCTGTCACACCATAGGCGATCTCAGGCGATCCGTAGGGAACAAGTCCCACGAGACGACCTCGGACGTGGAGGACAGGCCGGTAATTCGACCTGGCCCCGTGGTTGGTGAAGTACAAGGTGTCGACGAGCACCTTGATGTCAGCTTCACCCTTGACCTCACGAGACTCAACACCTCGCATCGATAGTGCGTGTCGCGCCCAACGGTTGGAGCGCTTCATGCCGGTTACTGTACTCATGTTCCTTCTTTCTTTGTTGATTGGTGGATACGCCAACGCGATCAGCGCTGGCGAGACTTCTTTTCTGCCTTCTTCGCCCGCTTCACTGGCTCAGACAGCTTCTCGGACATCTTGTCGAGCGCCTTGTCACTCGTATCAAACTCGGCACGATCAACCCAACGACGCATCGCAGCAAACATCTTGTTCATGCCACGATGACCAAGTGCGCACAGCCAGATCACACCGGCTGAGATCACGATCGTAATGAGCAGCATAGGGGCGACCCAGTAAGCGATGAAAGCCTCGGTGCTCGGAGCATTCGCACTCGTCACGCCAAGACCGTCTTGGACAAGACGGCCCATGTTCGGGATGACTTTCAGGGCACCCCACAGCATGATCCATAGGCTCACAAGAACCCACGAAACAAAGCCAATAACGCGCGCCACGACGTAGACACCCATACGGGCACTGCGCCTAATCGAGCCCTTCTCATCAAGGGTCATAGGCGTGCGAGCAGTGTTGATCAAAGAAGATAGATTCATAACAGATTCCTTTCGGGTTATTGATGAAAAAGTGGAAGAACGAGTGGGACCGCACCCATCATCGCTCAGTAGGTTCGATCGCGTCCAGGAGCACCGGCCCAACCGGTAATGTCCGAGATCGACCCATCGCTATCAAGCGTGTAACGCATCGTGGAATACGACGTACTCGTCGCCTTGCCATCGGTGCTCGTGGTCGTAATACCGACGACAGCAAAGTACGTGTACTTCGTGCCGTCAACGTCTGTCACAGAGGTCGTGAAACTGTCGAGAGACGAGTTCGCGCCTTCGTACGCAAAGTACGTCTTTCCAGACGAGTCCGTACGCCATGCGCCAGCTTCCTCCCCCGGCATGAACACCGTGAGGAACTGAGAGTTCTCATCCAGGTGCCACCGATCGATGAGTGCCTGTCGCGCAGAGATGTACTCATTGCCGTTCGACCACGTCAGCGCCTGCTTCATGATGGCCTTCACAGCCTCATCGTCGCTGCGCTTACGCGCCGGGGACATACCGGTTGCTTCAGACGAAACAACCTCTTGGTTGTTCGTCGTCGACGTTTCCAGCGACGCGAGCTGCGATTGCAGCTGCTGCACCTGAGCTTCGTTGCGAGCATTCTCATCGGCCACATGATCGCTGTGCGTCGCCGCGACACCGACACCACCCAGGAGGATCGCACTTCCTGCGATCAGCGCACCAAACCGTGCGATAACAGGCGTCTTCTTGTTCTCTTGCGCCATCTCAACCAACTCCATTCTCGTGAGCCGTATCGTCACTAACAAGCAGTCGCGCACCAGCGGTCGTCACTCCGGTGTGAACACCGGAAAAAGTACCCGAGGCAGCATCATACGTAGCCGTCGTCCACGCCAACAGCGTGCCGTCAGAACTCTTGCACAGCCATGCGATCGGCAATGCCGACGTGTCTGTCACGCCGTACGTGACAACCGATTCCCATTCGTACTGATCGGCAGGCAAGGCGCTCGTTTGACCCGAGGCGTCTTTTGCCAGCGGTGCGTACCAACGCACGGCAGCACCGTCAGACACAAACTCAGCAAGCCGAGCATGTAGATCAGCCACACGCTGCGCATCCGCATCCGAGGTGCTCGTCGACCATCCACGGTATTCGTTCTGGAGATCAGCTACCTGCTGGCTCTTCTCCTGGAGAGAATTCACAGCAGCCTTCGCACCCTCGACATCGGGCACAACCTCGGATGCCTGCTGAGCTTGGGCAACCTGCGCAGTCAACGTTTGGATCTCAGCGCTTCGATCGATCGGAGCACTCTGAGTACCCACAATCGCAATGCCGATTCCCATTGCAGCCAGGCCCAGACCTGCTGCGATCTTCAGATCGATGCGACGCTTTTTGCCGTCACCGTCGTCGTGAGCCTTCTTCTCAGCTCGCTGAGCCCTCTTACGTTCGAGCTCATCGGCCAATTCCTGGCCACTCTTCCAATGCGTTTTCGGCGTTGGTGTCTTCGCCCATTCACTGAGCTTGCTCATTCGATCTGCCATGGTCATCACTCCCTTTCTCTATCTCTTTTCCACTGACGTGATTTCACTCGTGTATCAACATAATCAATCATACCATAACACCCCGTACCAGATGCAATCATCCAGTACGGGGTGCCATGAGTGATGCTACATGATCACGGACCAGGGGTCAGACGCGAGTTCTTATCGCCCTGACCCTTTTGCATCGTGGACGGAACCGTCACCGATGCGAACTTCGAGGAAGACTCCTTCGTGGTGTTACGGTACGCGACATAGTCCGTATCGAGACCCGTCGAACCAGTGTAGAACTGGCCCACTGTCGGAGCACGATCGTTGAGCGAACCCGAGACAATCTCGCCCTGAGGCTCGTAGTTACCCTCGCCCCAGACTTCCTTCACAGAATCCTCACCAACGTACATGACCGTATGCGACACACCGCCGGTCGTACGCAGGAGGATGTCACCGGGCTGAAGCTTGGACTTATCGCCGTTGTAATCGATCTTGGTCCACTTCGAACCGCCCTGGCCCTGAAGATACTCTAGCTGGTTGGACACGCCACCAGCCGGATACGTATCATCAGTACCAGACCAACGAACAGCCGTGGCAACAGTACGGTCGCACGAGGCGAAGTAGTTATCCGACTCACCGAGCACCTCCTTGTGGAGGTACTTGTAGATGTCAGTACCGTCGTTACCCTTACCATCGTCGTTGTACGGCCATGCGTAAGAGATCGCAGCCTTGACCATCGTGGAGTTATCCACCTTGCCGCCGTGCGACTTGCACTTGCTGGCGGCAGCAGCCACGGAGCTACTGTTCGCACCGGTCACCGCGCTACCGGACTGAGCCAGGATCGAATCAGCGAGAGACTTGTTCTTCTCCCAGCCACCCATCTTGGCAAACCAAGTACCAGCAGCGCTCTCGCGAGAGCCGAGCGTACCGTCGTTGATACCTTCCCACTTCGTGAGGAAGTACGAGGTCGACGCAGAGACGCTACCGCCCTCGGAGTTGTCGATCAGAGCCTTCACCTGAGCGACGCGAGTCGGATCATCCTTGGAGATCATGAAGCCGAGCTGAGTTTCCAGCGTCGACCACGGCTTGCCGATCGATTGTGCGTACTCGGTGAGCAACGCGTTACGACCGTTCGTCCACTGTCCCAGGCCAATACCCATAAGATCGATCGCAGGGAAACGTGCCGAATACGCAGGATCCACCTGTGCGATCTTGAAGCCCTTGGCTTCAGCATCTTGCTTACGGGGACCGATCGTGAACTTCTCGTCAAAGATCGTCTCCACACCGGTCGGATCAATGCCGGATTCATGGGACCAGTTGCCCAGAACACCGGCGATATTCTCATCCGACATACCCCACGCCGAAAGCACAGAGTAGACAGTCTTCGCGTTCTCTTCAGTCTTAGCAGACACGTCACCAACAGCGCCGTCTGCTGCCTTTACTGCGTTTTCGACAGCCACAGTGCATGATTCCAGCAACCCATCGTTACGAGCAGCCATATCGCCGTCACGCAGAGCAACTGCACCACCGGTGATGACCGCAACCGTACCAACAACCGCTGCTGTGACTGTTGCGACAGTCGCAGTAGCAGCCGATACAGCTCCGCCTAGTGCGCTGGCAACAGCTGCACCGGCTCCGGTAAAGAAGCCAACCACAGCCTTTGCTGCTGCAACAACAGCACCTGTGATCGCAGACCACAGTGACTGAGCCGCTGCCATGATCGACATCATCACCGTCTTGAGCCAATTGAGGAAGACAGTTAGCGCAGCGGCTTGTGCCGCAGCAGGAGCAGCAGCTCCGGCAGCAGCTCCGGTCGCAGCCTTACTCGCGCCGCTCTTGTTCTGGCCTCCCTGGATACCGTCACCCAGCAGACCACCGTCACCGGGCTCAGCGCCACCAGAACCCATCACATCGGTACCGTTCGCTCCTGTGTCAGTTCCCGTGTCCATGGGCTCATTAGGCTGAGCAGACGGTTCAATACCGGCATCCTGACTCTGAGGGAGCTTTTCAATCCCCTCTGGTTTCATACCTATCTCCTTTTCGTTCATTCGAGCTCTTATCCGTTCTTTCGTCCCGTCCCACACTCAGTACAACGTCAACACATTGGCATTTGTATTCTGCACTGTGTTCGTTCGTACATTACGCAGCTCGATCTCCAGATTAAGCAGATCGTTGTAGGACGTGACCTGGTACGCCTTCTTGTGGTCGTAATAGGTCTGCCACGACGTGATGAGGTTGCTGCGTAGATCCAACAACGGCTTCACGAACGTGTCACGGTTCGTGTACGCAGTCAACGGCGTACCGTTGGTCAGAGTGAACTCAACCTTCTGCCAATCCGGCGAACCAGTCGACAACGCAGCCTGAGACTTCATGAAGTCCACGTAGCTCATGCCCTTAGGCACAACCTGATCGAGGTAACCCTCGTTCACGGTGCCGTGTCGCCAATCGAAATCGTAACCACCAGGTACCACAGTCTTGGACGACAGGAACAACGTCGACTCACCGGTCTTGCTGCTCTTCGCATCCTGACCGGTCACCTGATCGCCTGCAATAACATCGGGAACCACCGGCTCATTGAGCTGAAGCATCGTGCCACGATCGTTCACAGAAGTCGTAGAAATCTGCGAGGTGTACTGGTCGATCTTCGCCAAATCGGCCTTCATTTGAAGCAACTGGCCATCCATCTCATCACGCAACTTCTGCTCGGCATCACGAGTCACAGCCTCGTGGTAGACATCGCCCGCATTGAACTCAGTACCAGCCGTACCAATGTTCATGCTGATGGATCCCGATGCCACAGGGTTGAACGCAATACGCATCTGGTCGTACTGCTGGAAAGACTTATCGCCTGCGTTAGGGTCAGTCTTCGACGAAGACGATCCACCAGACTGGGGCTCACTGGCAGCACCCTCGCCTTCCTTGTAGGAGATCTCTCGATTGATACGAATCGTCATATCGAGGATCTGAAGATCGAAGCCGTTCGGGTTATCCAGGACAACCGCCATGTACTTGGCGTTGTTGCCAAACGTCACATAACGAGCCGTGATCGACTTGCCCTTCAGCGAGTGCTGATGGAGCTCGCGATCGGTGCCCGTCAAGAACACCTGGTAGTCATCCGCGTTCGCGGGAAGACGTGCCTCATCACGAGCATTGAGAAGCACCATTGTGCGAGTCTTGGAGGGGTCGGTGTACACACCCATCACGCGACCGGTTGCCTGCGTGCGAGAGGTCGTAAAACTCTGCGTGTACATCGCCGTCGCACTGAGCTGTTCCTGGGCATTCGTATATGACGACACACCTGCACCAGTCAACAGTGCTGCTCCAGTTAGGCTGAAAACAGCCACAGCGACACCAAATCGTTCCATCGCGTGGTGCGAATCAAACTTGAAGCGGGTCTGGAATGCCTTAAACTTCGCAGCGAAACTAGACGAGGTATCGTCAGCCACTACAGTGTCTACAGCGGCATCATCACAAACGTCATCCACAGATACATTCTGATTCTCACCGTTCTTTTTACCTTTACCCCATGCCATATTGTGATCCTTTCGATTCGTGTTCTATGTTTTTAATCTGGGAGTGCGTGTGGATAGCAACAGCCGGAGCCGGATGAACCGGCCCCGGCTGTCACAGTGACCTTTTGACCATCGTTGCGCTGTTAACCTATCACGGCCACATGGTCAGAAGATACGGCAGAATCGTGCCTCCGCCGAGATCCTCAATCGTGGTCTTACCCCCCTCGGCAATACCGAAGACGAGAGAGCCACCACCGGCCATCGCTGCACCACCGATAATGATGAGCAGCGCGACAGTCACCCAAGAAGTCTGAGCGGCCGACTGGCCACCAAACAACTTGCTGAAGAACTTGTAAGCGCCCCACACGACCGCAGCCGTACCGAGCAGCACGATGACCAAACCACCAATGAACTTGATGTAGGTCGTCGCGTTGACGAGGAAGCTCTTCAGATCCCAGTCCGCAACAAGCGGGTTATCGGCAATCGCGAACAGTGCGCGATTCGCCTGAGCGTTGAGAACATCGATCGTCTGAGTAGCAAGAATATCGAGAGACATGATCTCTCCTTTCGTTTGAAAATAGCTGACATGTGCATCTGGCCAGAGCCCGGCGGGTTGTCAGATGCCTACACTCATGACCTAGATACATACTACACAACCCACGTGCATCGAGCAAGTGAAACGCCCTCGATCACACTGGAGATCCAGCATAATCGAGGGCGTCATGAGTGTCACATGAACACTCTCATGCAGTCACCATGAGCTCACGAGGGCATCGGCGGCATCGAGGAACCACCCGAAGGCTTCACGCCTTTCAGGCCCTTGCCCGCCTTACCCGACGCGCTCTTAGCTCCACCGTTCACAGCCTTCCCGGACGAAGGCATCTGCGACGCGCCCTGACGAGGCGCACTCAGCGAGCGAGAACTACCACCACGGGACGGTGCCGGTCGAGACGGCGCAGGAGTCTGTGCTGGAGCCTGCGTCTGCGTCGGTGCCTGCTGCTGAGGCTGCGCCTGAGGCTGACGAACCTGCTGACGCTGAGCACCTACAGCACCACGCTGAGACGGCTGGGACTGCGGCTGGCTCGTCTGACGCGTCGGCTGAACAGGACGTGGAGCCTCAGCCGACTGACGGTGAGCCTTCGCCTCCTGACCCTTAGTCTGAGCATTCTGCACATCACCCAGGGCCTTCTGGCCATCCTGAGCAGCGCCCGCGACATCACCGGAGTACGCCTTGGCAGCTGCCTTACCACCGTGCCACACGGCCTTCACACCGGAGGTTGCCTGATCAACACGAGCCTTATCGGCCTTGTTGTGAGCATCCATCGTCGACTGAATCGACCCTGCCGTCTCACTCATAGCGTCATCGGCGTTGTTGGCGACCTTGCTCGATGCAGCTGCATCAGCCTGCGGACCAGCCTCGATCTGAGCCGGTTCAGACAAACCACCACGCGCATCGACTTCACTTGCGAGCTGACGATCCGACTCGGATGTCATCAGTGCGCTGGAGTTGTCATTGCTTGTGCTGTTGTCGACGTTCACACCGCCCGACCCGTCGCTGAGCAGCAAACCGCCGCCACCGCCGCCAGGAGCGTTCGGATCACCACCGGATGCACCGGGACCGATCTCATCGGGACCGGGACCATCGGTACCGTTGATCGAGAGCATCGATCCACCGCCCATACCAGAGACACCGCCGTTTCCATCCTGGATACCACCAGAGCCAGCCATGAGACCGCTCGATGCACCGCCGCGTCCCGAGCCAGAGCCCAGACCGCCACGACCGCTCATCAGACGGTTAGCAGCAGCAGAGCCAACGCCTGCGCCAACACCACCGGCCAGAGCTGGCATCAGCTTTCCGCCACCAGCAGGGGGAGCGACATTCGTGTCCAAGAACTTATCGATGATCTTCGTGACAGCCTCGTTGAGACCCTTCACGAACGCGCCACGGAAGTGCATCATCTTCCACGTCAGGAGAATCAGCAGCACAGTAGAGACCAGCGACGTGAAGAGCGTGACGTTACCACTGTTCTTCAGGTAGACGCCAAAACCACCCATGCTGTTGAACATGTGCTCCAAACCGCCTTCGAAGATGCTCGGAATCGACAGAATGATCTCCTGGACGAGCCTATAAATAAACATCGTGGCAATGATCTCGGTGATCATCGTGAACGTGTAGATGAGCACCTTGGCAATACCTGCCATGGAACCCAACGTTGCAAACGGCACTGCTGTAATGATGTGCATCGAGTTCTTGATCGCACCGGTGAACATACCGAATGCGTAACCCAGACCGAGCACGATGAAGCAGAGCAAAGTCACAGCGCCGTTCACCCAGTACAACCAGCTCACGCCAGCAGAACCGACCAAGTTCACAGAGTTGTGGTACTCACGGGTCGCAGAGGACACCGCGTTGCTCGACGAGTAGGTGGTTGCCGAGTTCTTGTCGAACGTCGTGTTCAAATAGTTATACATAGACAACGCAGACAGGTTGGCATTGTTGAAGTCATCCCCGAGCACAACCCAGTCACCGGCGAGCCTATCGGCTGGATTCGTCGTGAACGTGATGACACTGCCCTCGCCAGACGCCTGAAGACCAGACCCCTCACGAACCTTCAAAACAGCGTTCTCTGACGCCTTAGTCTTGTCGCAACCAGACTTGTCATCTTTCTTCGTCGAGCCATCAGCCTGGACATTGAACCACGTCGTCGCGCAGCTCTTCACCCACGTCACACCGCTCGATGCCTGCTGGCTAATACGACCCTTGATAGCCGTATCAAAATCGGATGCCTGGTACGACTGAGAAGTCGTGTAACGCAGGAGCATCTCCATAGCCGCCACATAGGTGAAGTCCTTCAGACCGCCATTCGATGCAGTATCAGCCTTCGCAGCCTCAGCCGAGATAGAACCAAGCCCAGACGGGTTGATACCTGCGACATCCGAGAAAGCACCTCTGTTTGCAAGCTTATTGATCGCCACAGTCGTCGGACGCAATTTATTCACAGACGCACCGGTCGGAGATTGCTTATCAGAATCCCACTCAAGCGTGCCATTCTCAGGTACCGCAAGACGATTCACCTTCGCCCAGTTCTCAAAGTCGACGAACGTAGAGATAACCACACGCGTCGCGCCCATTCCAGCACCGGCTGTCGCATCTTTCATGACACCCAGCGATGCCGTGTACATCGAACCAATAAGGGGTAGACCGACACCCAAGAAAAGCATGCGGATCACCAGCTTCTTCAAGCCGCTGAGCGCATTGCCCTTCTTCCACATGAGCGACGAGATGATGAACGTGAAGATGAACAGCGGAATAAGCACCGTCCACGACAGGTTCACCAGTGCCTGATACCAGCCACTGAACCAGGTGTCCAAGCTCTGCATCCACACAGGCACACCCTGTCCACCAGTCATACCGTTGGCCATGGCCGCGCTCGATGCCGAGATAGCAGAGAAGAAGAACTTGAACGGATTGAGCGTCTCCAGGAGCCAGATCACAGCCGAGAAGATCGTGTCGATGCCACCGGCGAGCAGATATAGCAGCGCCATGATCGACCCAAAAGCCATGTTCTGGAAATGAAGCCCCAGACCCGTCGACGTGGAATCAAGACCCAACGAGTTCAGCAACGAGCCGTACTGTGCATACGCGAGAACACCGCTGTACGAAGAATTTGCACTGCTCGCACCGTTATCACGAACCCTCAACGAGTCATAACCCACCGTGTTCGACGAACCAGTGGCTTTAGAGACGAGCCAGCCAGAGAAGCTCGACACATCGTCGTCTCCATAACCAAGCAGGTCTCCACCCTCACTGGCGTTCTGAGCGATCGTCGTCCAACCTTCATCCTCCGAGAGGCCATTGCCTTCACCAGGCTTGGTCGCATCGGAGAAGTAGGCGGTGACGTTCGACGATAGGGTGTAGAAGTCGTACTTCTCAGCCTTGTCCTTATCAGCGTAGGCGCTTCCGCCAATCATGGTGAGACCAAAGACGGCAATGAGCACAGCCGCAACAAACGACAATGCACGGGTGAAGCCCCGAAATGCGCGAACACGATGTGTCAGCATCAACGAACTCTCTCCTTTCTTTTCTGGGCTTTTCTTGTTCACTTGTTCTTCCTTTCCTGCCGGGCCATCACAGATCCCCTGTGTCGACCGGGAGCAACACTCCCATCGTAGGTAATGTCGCGTACCTGAGCATTGAGACCGAGCGCAAGGTCACGCTTGAACACAACGTTGACCGTCCCTCGTCGCAAGAACGTCAGCCCCTCGCCTCGGCGGGTGATGACCTTCGTCATGTCAACGGGGATCTGCTTGGCCAGCTTCTTCTCGTACACAGGCACGAGAGCATCGCTCATCGCACCGAGCGCCGTCCAATCAGCCTCATCGAAGTGGTTGAACTCCGAGTCATCCAACATCGCCTTAACGCTGTTGTAGCACAGGGCAACGCGACCGTTACGTCGGAAGAGACGCTGGAACTGCTCAGTCATATAGGGCTTCACGCCCTTATCGATCAGCTCAGCACCGTGGATGATGAGAGTGTCACCCTCGCCCAAGGCCGAAGCGGCGAACGCCAGCACATTGACCAGCTGTGCCATCGCAACACCCTTTCCACGATCCACCAGAGCTGAGAAATCGTAGATAACGCGACGAGCCTTCTGGGCTCCGTCAATGACATCGTTCGTGATGACGTTGAACAAATCACCGTTTGCACTCAGCATGGACTTAAAGACAGAAGAGAGCACAGAGTATGCATGAACCATCTCATCATCGCGATTCGCCCTGCTGGTCAGCGCCTTATAGCGCTGATCCAGGTAGGTCACAAACAACTTCAGCTGCGGTACCTGATCGTGAGGCACGCCCACAAGACGCAAACGATCTTGGTTGTCCTTCGCGTTACGCGCCCACATGTTCTGATCCACATAGAACTGCTCCAGAGTGTCCCTCAGCTGCGACTGAATGATCGTCCGATCGTCGTCGGTAGGCTCATACACCTGCTCGGTCAGGAGCACCATCTTTTCCAGGTGGGTCGAGAACAGCGAGAGCTGATCCTTGCGATCACCGAACACCTCAAAGGGATTGACATCGCCCTGAGACATGTCGATGCGCGCAGTGATCGTGTCCATGCGAGGACCAAGAACGCCTGTCAAATCAGCACCGTCAAGGATGATGTGCACAACGCGCTTGTTGTTGATCAGTGCCGCCTGAGAGATCTTCGAGGCCCACATATCGGCAACCTGAGCCTTGTTCATGATCTCAGCGCGAGACTTCTCGTCGTCGGCAACAACCACATGGTGACTGTACTGATCCACATCCATTAGGACGCCAGAATTGTTCACGTCACCGACCATGTAGCCGACGAACTCGCCACCACGGTCATTGAGACCGTTGGTAACGAGGTTGAACGCACCGGCCAGTTCGGTCGAGGTGAAGTGGAAGCCTTTACCCTTCTTCGATGCATTGGGGGCAAACAGCGTCGCCAACTCCTGGCGCTGAAGACCAGGGTGTGCAGCGATCGACAGGTTGCCGACGCTATCGATGTACCGACGACGCAGATCATCGATCACATCATCGAGGATCTCCAACGAGGGAGCCTTCAGGAGAATGCGGTAGTGCACGGACAGATAGGCAGCGCCATCCTGGACCTCAGCGATCGCCTGTTCGACCTCAGCCGACACCTTCGATGCCTTACGGCGGGAAGACTTCGTGCCGTTCTCGCTCTGCTCCTGCTCTTCGAGACGATCGAGGCGTTCAGACGCCTTGATCTTGTCCTTGAGCCAGGACTCAGTCACGCGCGAGACCTGCTGAAGCAGAACCGCCGTCACATTCTGCGGCAAATACGGAATGAGGTTCACACCCCAGAACGGAGGGAGCTCATCACGGGCGCTCTCATCGTGGAAGTAGCCCAGGATGCACCCGACGTTACCGTCGATCTCGAAGTAGTCCGAGTGAAAAACGTACCCCTGGCGAGGCTTCACCGCCAGAAGATGCGCATACTCCCTAAACGTTGCACCGTTCGTCTTCGAGAACAGAGCCTTGCGCTCCTTACGAGACATACCCTTGAGGCTACGTTGCTGCGACGCAGCTCGATCGCGCGCCTCATCAGCAGCAATCGAGGCACTCGCTTCGCGAACGCGAGATGTCGCCATGCCCCACGGCGATGACTCATCCGTCATCGCATTCGTGACACTCTCATTTTTGGCCATAGATGCCACTCCTTTCCATCATTACTGTTGTGGTCAATCGAAGACCGATTATGGTCGTTCCTCAGTCTATTCTACACGAAAACGAGGCGAAATCCCATCGCACAGCACCCGCTTATCGATATTTGGTGGCGTTAGATACAGAACAACCCCGGACGCGAACGTCCGGGGTTGTCACAGCCCTTGCAACTCCACGAGTATACCGCTTCACCATCTCTTACTTCGTGGTGACAGGTCCGTAGTGAGTTCTCAGGAGCTCGATCGTCTCATCGTAGGTGAGCATCGCCACCTGTTTGAACATCAGCGACGAATCAGCCACTTCAGCATCGAGCAGGTTGTGAGCCTTGCGCAGATCCTCGTCATTGCTCGCGATGAGAATCAAGTACTGGTGAATGCTGAAGAAGCTCGTACCCACATAGCTGTTCAGAGACTGGTACTGCTCATCCATGAGAGCGATCAGTTCAGGATCACGAGCCTCAGGATCGAGGGCGCGATTACGCCTCTCCAGTGCCGCCTTCTGTGAATGAACACGCTGAGGCTCCTTCGTGGTCACAAAGACCAACTCCACGCCCGGTTCCAACTTGCGATAGAAACGATCGTTACGGTTCAGAATTGCATTCCGGTCCTGATCGAACAACAGACGCGACGCAGATCCCACGACCGAATACGCCTGGCCCACCATGCCGTCGACAAAGGTGATGAAACCCGTCTTCTCGTCGACATCCTTGATGCCAACGATCGAGTGGAACTGACCCGGACTCGAATCGGATCGCGTCAGCACCTTGCGTGCAGTCTTCGGCAAGTAATCGAACAGAGCCATGATCATCTCACCGCGCATCTCCTTCGTCTTCGAGTACGCAGCGAAGTACGCTGTGGCGGCAATCCACCACACCGAGATGAACACCAGATAGCCAAAGTTCGCACCCTTCAGTGGCGTGCCCATGAGCAGCCACATGAGGATCACAATGCTACCGATCCAGGCAAAGATCACCTTCATCGGAAGCGGCTTCAGCTTGACCGAATTATTCGACAAGCTCAGCTCATGATCCAGGATCGTACGATCCAGCGAGACTGGAATGGAATACCGTTCTTTCACAGCCATTCACAACCCTCCTTTCGTTCTGTTTCTCTCGTGCTCACGCCCGTCACTTGTCGAACGAGAACGCGATGCCTCGCGTTCCATCCGGCTTGTCCTCCAACGACAAGTACGCATCGAAGGTCTTGCCGGTCTTCTTGGACTTCATGCCCTTGATGAGCACCTTCTCGCCAGCCTCGATCTTCTTGCGCTGCTCATCGGTGAGCTTCACACCGAGCATCGACTTAGGTGCAACGCCCTTCTTTGCAGCAGCCGTCGGCTTGGAGAAGTCCGCCTTGAAGCCAACGAACTTCCGACCCTTGAACTCACTCTCTTCGAGAGCGCCGACAACAGAGAACTCGTTGCCAGTCTTCGCAGACGTAGCAGTGATCTCGATATCCTTACCAGCCAGGAGATCCATGCACTCCTGATCCGTGAAACGATGACCGCTCCACGTACGGTTGAACTTCACGTGCTTGTTAGCAGGTGCCCACGTTCCCTCGAAGTATTCCTTCTCCACAAATTCGCTCATTCCAAGTTCCTTTCGCATAGTTTGTGCATTCGCCGTCATCACGGCAATGTCGTCTGTGATCAGTCCGGCCACCTCAGCCAGGACATCATCTGCGTTCTTCTGACCCTTGGCAACAGCCTTCATGTCAGAGAACACTCGTTCCGTGATCGTCAGATCACCGATATGCGTGCCCGGCAACAGCCGGTAACTCATATCGCCGTGCTCAGTCAAGGTGATCTTGCCCCTCGTTTCGGTCATGAGGGGGTAACGAGCCTTCGAGCTCGACACCTCAGCAAACGTCGACGTACGGGTTGCACCAGTACCCACATCGCGTCGCTCCAACTGCTTCATCAACCACTTCACAGTAGGCGCGGCAGGACGCGGTGGAACACCCTCGTGAACGAACGGCTGAGCCTGGGTACCAAGACCCGTCACGTTGTTCTCATCGTCGTCATCGTCTGCCATCGATGCGCCACCGAGAACAGACTTCCAACCCGGCTTCTTCGGCACCGAGCACGAGCCCGTGTAGGAGGGGAAGTCAGTGACGTGACCCTTCTGCGCTTCGTACTCGTAGTCCTCTGCGAGAACAGCCAGAGCGGAGCGAGCCAGCAGCTCGTAGATCATGGCACCCGTCTTGCCGTACTTCGCCTCCACATCCGCAAGCGACTTCGGAACATTCGGACCAGGGCGGTTTGCACCGTGTGCACCCGAGTCCTTGACGTGAGTCGACCTGGCAGCAGTGTGCGTGAGCAGAGATGGGTCGATACCAACAGCGCGTGCGATCGCAGGAGCATTGCTCACGAGTTCCGCAAACTGCTCCTTGGTGACGTGCTTGTCTTCGGTACGGGGGTAGCTGACGACTTGGGCCTCGTACATTTTTTGATAGATTTTCAGCACATCCGCCGCCTTCACACCCTTGGCACTCAGCAGTGCGGACAGACCAGCCAGATCCAGCATTCGAGGCGGGCCGGAGCGCTTCATAGTCTTGGAGTCAACAGTCACGCTCGATGCGTGCAGACCGCTCAGATCAACATCGCTCTCGCGAGCATATCGCTGCGCCTCAGGATCGGAGTACATCACACCATTCTCATCGCGGAATCGAGGCTCGTAGAACGGCACCTTCTTCCACGACTTGTGCGCCTTCAGCTGATCCCCCACAAGCACCGTCATGGCCGACTTCAGTCGACCCTGGCGCAGCACAGTACGCTGACCAGCAAGCTGGGATGCGACTCGGGTCCACTGCATCGAGAGGAAATCCCACCTCGATCGTAGCCATGCCATACGGTACTCATCGTGATCTTCCATCGAAGTCAAACGCTTACGCGACGTAAACGCCTTCTTGATCGAGGCTGGAGCCTCATCGGTGAAATACATGCGCGAGATCGGCTTTGTGTTCAGTCCGAGGGCAGCGATGATTTCCCAGGCTAGTAGCCCCCCTTCTCCCGATGGATCAACATCGGTAGCGATGCAAATTTCATCGCAGGAACGGAACGACGTACGAATGTCGGACAGCAGCTTCGACACACCGTCCTTCTTCTCTCGCTCGAAAGCAAGATCATTCACATCCCACGGGAGATCACTCAGCGCCCATGAGGCGTACTGCGTGCGCTTTGACGGATCCACCTGATCCACCGGCTGTTTGAGCTCGAACAGGTGACCGCGTGCAAACGCGATCACATAGTTCTCGCCATTGTAGGTTCCAGTCTGGCCACCAAGCGCCTTCGCGAAATTACGCGCCGCGCTCGGCTTCTCAGTCAAGATACCAACTGTCATATATCCTCCAAATCATCGAAAACGTTCATATACGAGTATAACGAGTATATCAGAGTCGTTCAAAGACCACCATCGTTTCACCACGATGCTTCTGACGTGACTGTGCTCGCTGAAAATGATTACGCGATGCCGATGCATCGATCTCATCTGCCAGATGCCACTGCTCACCCAACGCATCGAGCGCCACTGCCGACATACACTTGCGCCACTTCTCACTGATCTGGAAGGCGAAAACGCGCGTCGACGGAGCAACGCTCATGGAAACAACCTGTTTCCACCATTCCAAGAATGCCTCGTCATCCAAATTCTCAGCTCCGTGAGAGGTGTAGATCTCCGTGTCACCATACGGTGGACAAGTCAAAACCATCTCATGCGAACCACCGCGCATATCACGAGTGGCGCTGTCACCAAGCAACACACTGACATTCGTCAGACCTAGACGATCAATGAGACCCTGGTGAGACTGCACCACGGCTTCAGAGATGTCTGTGCCGGTGTACGTCACACCACGCTGAGCACAGGTGAGCATACGCTCACCCCACCCGCTGCACGGATCGTACATGTGCGTCGGCTCATACCGGTCGAGAACAGCCGTCATCGCTGTGTTGACGAACGTCGAGTACGACCGAATCTCACCGCTGATGGCCAGCCCTCGCACAACCTCCAGAGCTGACTCAGGGAGCCGACCCAGATAATGCAGCCGATTAGCGAGCAGACGTGCGCGCAGACGGCCCCACTTACGGTGGTGAACCTCGTCGGTTTCCCACATCTGCAACTCACGGGCATAGAACGTTTCCCATGTGCCACTACGAGCGAGCCAAGAGATCTGCCTCGAACCAGCGTTCGCGACATCAATATCCGCCCACTGCTGCACTTGCTTCCCCAAACCTTCTCTGACATCAGTCAGGGATTCAGGTAGATCGAGCCAGGAGTACTCACGTTCCCAATCGTGACCATCAGGAGCCCCGAGAGCAAACCACAGATGAGCATCCGTCAAAGCCTCAGAGCCATCCCACAGCGTCACATAATTCAACTGTGCGTCGCGAGCCGCTTCGCGCTTGCGCACATCTCGCTCAGTCCACACATCAAGAGCATTGCGATAATACTTGGATTTCTTACCCTTCTTGCGCCAGGTCTGTGCTGTCTTCTGATCCATCTCGCGGTCAGCTTCGTACCAATGCTTACCATGCGACCACAAACCATTGAGTTCGATGAACAGATCGCGCTCAGGAATATAAAAGTCGACTGCAAAAGGATAACGATCATCATCACAATATTGTTGCACCACAGTCATACCGTGGTGATCTGCATACTCCACAAGTAACTCATAGAGCGCTTCTTCTGACGATGAACTTGCAAACGTACCTTTCTTTCGTTTTGTAGCCATAGCGCGAGCACGAATCTCAGCAGACTCCATTCCATAATTAACGCCATAACGCTCTTGCATTGTCTGACGAAACTGTTCCTGAACAGTCTCGGATTGCGCGGCATTATCCACCCCGTAACGTTCCTGAACCGTGCGTCGACGACGCTCACAGATAACAGGGGAAAGCGAAGGATTGTCTACACCATAACGTTCTTGCATTGTCTGACGCATCTGTTTCTGAATAATCTCAGATTGCGCAACATTATCCACGCCGTAACGCTCTCGAATCGTCTGTCGTGCACGTTCACGCATAGCAGGATCAGAAAACACACAATCTACCCCGTAGCGTTCCTGAACAGTGCGCCGACGACGTTCTTTCACCTCTGGGGACAACGAAACATTACTTACGCCATACCTACTCAATGTCGTACTCTTGGCCCGCTCAACAACCTCACTGCTCGACATAGGGGCAACACCACCGTAACGAACCATGTTCGTCGCAGCTGTCTTATCACGAACATATTGCGCATATTCACGACCCAAGCCAAGACCTGCAAAAAGAGCGGTAAGAGAGATCACAGAGGGTGAGAGTGTCGGACTAATACCAAGCACCGAGAGCACCTCACCGCGAGTTGCTCTATCGCGCACACCTTCGAGAGCACGATTTATATCATCGCGTGAACATCTCATCTTCACGTGAGTCACAAGATACAATTTTCGATCCACTCTCAAACGCCGAGGTAGACGCCCACGCCCCTTTCCGCCAAAACCTCGCAAACGTAGATCATCATCACTTCCCTCCGGGAACAAGCCAGACTGCTTCTCCTGAGCTTTCTTACGAGCCTCGTCAGCAAACACAGAACCTTCGGCCAACGTATACCGAGCACCATAGCGTTCTTCTCTGGTCTGCGCCGCCTTCTCCTGGTATTCATCGAGCTTGAAAGGGTTGTCTGTACCGTACTGAGCGACCATACCCGCTCGCATCGTTTCACGACGCGAGCGACGATCAGCGTCACGGAACTCTGCACTCAGACCCAGAGCTGTAAACAGCTCAAAGAGCTTGATGAGATTTACAGCATCGTGCAACCCAAGATGCTCCAACAGACCGGCCTTGTCGAGATCGCATGCAGCATACTGCTCCAACGCATCGCGCACAGTCTCACGAGATACACGTTGGAGCACATACTCGATCTTGTATGCCTTCCGATCCACACCCTTCAGCTCAGTTTTCACCGAAGCGTTGTGGTACCCGGGATCAATGCCGGTGGCATCGAGAATACGCTCACGCGACCAACCCCGACACACCAGGTCAGTCACGCTACCCTCAGAAAATAGTTTTGTTTCATTCATGAGGCAATTCTATCATCACCACAAGGGTAGCGCAACCCTGGTTTCACTCCACGATCCTCAAATTTCCGCGCTGCACTGACTCGTCTTTACTGAGCTCACGGGCCTTATCCCGAAGCTTCGCGCGTGCATCAACAACCGTCTTATTAGTTAGATCAATCGACAGGGCCGTAGCGTTGTTAAACAAACGCGGCTCCGTCTTGTCGACGAGCAGCCACGTGAGCATAAGCTCCAGCTCATAGAGCTGTTTCTCAGCGCTGAGCGCACGCTTCGTCATCGCATCGAGGTCTTTCTGAGCGCGCTGCTGGTTATCCAGCACCTGTTCCACCTTCATCTCGATCGCAGCCACACGACCCTGCCCAGTGCGCAGCACTTCAGCAGCACGCCTCGTGTTCTCGTCGACACCGGGAATCTCGATGTCAAGAGCGCTCATCGCCAACGCTGTGATCAGCGAACCCGATGACAGCGTTTTGCTCTGCGTCTTTGGCGTCGGAACAGCACCAAGCTCTGGTGCACCCAGGCGCGTCAGCTCGTCTCTGATCGCTTGCACGATGATGGCAGGCAAATCTCGGGGCCTTGTTGAATCACCATCAAAGGCAAAACGAACATCGCCCTCGATCGTCGTGGGGATTTCACTACCGTCACGATGTCGCAACGACATCGGCACAGGCTCATACAGGCGCTCTGCTGATTGCTGGAGCTGCTGCTGAGGCTGCTGCACATCGCTATCCGGCTCACTGTGCTCGATGAGCTCATCGTGATGAGCTTCCCCAACAGATGAAGTCTTTTCATCGAGATCAGCAACAGCGCTATCAGCTTCAGTGATCAGATCATCAGGCTCATTACGTTGCGGCTCAGGCGGTGCGGAGCCGACACCGGATGCACCTGCTGATGAGGCATTACCGGCGTTGTTACTGCCGTTTGCACCGCCACCAGACTGACGACGCGCGTTCAACGCTGCCCCCGCAGCTGTATTACCAACACGCGCAGAGCGCGCAGATACAACCGCTGGCTGTTGGTTCATACGCTGACGTAGCTCCTTCTGAGCCGCATACAAAGGATCAAACACCTCGGACGATGGCTCATCGTACTCAAAATTGCTCATTGCTTAATCTCCCCGTACTCTCCCTGTAATTCTCACTCTTCGCCGTCTTCATCATCCAACAGGTAGCTATCGCCACGAGTCAGGCCGATGATTGTCGACGCCATCGACATAACAGTCTTTTCGAGGTTGGCAACGTTGCTGGCCAACGAGATCTGCGCATCCACAAGCTGAGCCAGACGTGCTTGCTCTAGCGTCGGCAGATCGTAGTCTCCGTTCTTACGGGCGACATGACCATCGATGCACTCGATGATGAACTCATTGGCGCTCAGACCCTCTTTCTCGGCCCAGTAATCCACCTTGTCACGCACACTTGCTGGCATACGCACATTGAGCCGAACCATCGGCTCTCCTGCTTCGCCAGCTTTTACCTTGGTCATGCGACCCCCTGTCTGTTCTATCCTGCCTGTGTTGTGGCTCTTCGTTTTTCCTGATAACTAAGTATAACACAGAGCCTTGGCACACTCCCGTGTGCCGAGCATCATCATGATCCGTCGGTACTGTTGGTACCGGCCCTCCCCCTCACCAGACAACAGAAAGAAGAGGTACACCATGGCTGTATCTGTATCCATCGTGGATGTCGCTGCATACATCCTCGCTCGTGAGAGCACAATGGTGACACTGAAGCTCCATAAGCTTGCGTTTTACGCACAGGCTGCACATCTTGTTCGCCACGCATCCCCTCTGTTTCCAGAGGATTTTCATGCATGGGTAGTCGGCCCTGTGAACCCAGAGCTCTACCACCTTCATCGGGGCAAGCTCTTGATTCGACCAGGAGAACTGCCCTCCGGTAACCCCTCGGCTCTCACCGATGCAGAGCGAGCTCTCATCGATCGTGTCTGTGCTGCTATGGGCAGCATGACCCACGCCGCACTGAGCAAAAGAATGTATCGCGAGCTTCCATGGGCAGATGCTTACGCACGACACACATCATCATCGCTCTCTCATCTGGTACACCTCCCCATTGTCACCACTGATGAGATCATCACTCAAGACGCAATGCGTAACTACTACAGCAAGCACCGGCTTGTCTCTTGATTAGCACACTACCGTGTGCCGGGAATCGTACTGATTCCCCCACCTCTCTCTTTTTGCTTGGAGTAACCACATGTCTGAGACAACACGTTTACTCATCACCGGTTCCCGCACACACCAGTGGACACCGTATGACTCTCACGCACTGCTCATCGCTGTGCAGGAGATCGTCGAGAAGACTCAGAAGCACCCCATTCTCGTACACGGTGGCGCAACAGGCGCAGACACCGAAGCCGCTCTCCACGGACAACGCCTGTTCAATCTCCAGGCTGAGATCCATCGAGCCGACTGGAAGAAGTACGGCAGGGCCGCTGGCCCCATCCGCAATAAGCAGATGGTTGAGCTAGGAGCCGATCTCTGCCTTGCGTTTCCTGATCACCCCAAGAATCAAGGGAGCCACGGATCCCGAGGCACATGGAACTGCATCGACCTCGCGCAGCAGGCAGGGATACCTGTTCTTGTTGTGTGGGGTCAGCGTTTGTGGGTATATAACCCCAATCATCCCACCCATGGAACGTATCGCGTCCTTGATCCATATACCCACTAATACAACTACCAGAAAGACCCATATCGTCATGACCAAGAAGCAGAAGAACGCTCGCTCCGACCGTTCTTACAACGTACACGATCATCGCGCAGACGAGCTCGCATTCGATCTCATGAGCGAAGCCCGAGACATCACCTTCGATGTCGTGGAGCGCAACAACAGCGTCATCACTCTCCACGCTCACGTCAACAACGCTGACGTGGATCCGATCGTCGTCATCGTGACCGCTACTGATTACATCATCGACGGCACCCACTTCGACACGGTCGCTCAGACGATCGATGTTCTTGCATCTGCACCGACCAACTAAGACCGGAAAGGTTCTCCCCCATGGCTATCAACATCTCCCACATCACAGGTGACAGCGCGCAGAAGGCTTTCATCGATCGAGTCATCTCACGTAGTGACCAAATCTACCCAAACACTGACCACAACGTCATTCGATCGGTGACGGGTCAGCTGTTGGATCACACATTCGGTGACCTCGACCTACTCGCAGACATGCTGCGCGTCGATGTGCCATGGTTGCTCAGCGGCCACGGGTCGTGCCCATCTATCCCCCACTAAGCAGAAAAGAGAAACCCTATGCATCCAGAACTAGAACATCGAGAACATCGAAACCTAAAACCCGCCACATCAGACCTTTACCTCTTCGGTACAATCCGAATTCCACAAAATGTCGCTCGAATCATCGCATTCATCGGTGCAATTGCCATTGCCTCTCTCGTTGTTGATAGCTGCATCGAATTGCATAAGAAGTTCACACAGCCAGACCCATTCGTCTCAGGCCCTGGTGCGCTCTCGTCATCCGAGAAGTACATCTCATTCGACGGCTTCGCACAGCGTACGTATCAGCCAAGCGAGGGCGCAATCACCTACTGCGATCCTGACGATCGCGGTCGAACCACGTGCGCTTACGGTCTTCTCACCCCAGAGAACCGCGAAAAGGGTAGGAATTACCAACGTCATAATGTTGATTTCAACCCCAGCGGCTGGCCCGAGACTAACACTTATGTTGAATACTTCGGACCACTCTGGATCAAGACACCTATGTTCGGAACGCAACTAGGCGGTGACTTCGTTCCCAATAACACCATCACAGGCACTGAACACCTGAATAACTCTGGGCATACCGGTAATGGTTACTTCAAGAACGGCCTTCGATACCCCGAATATCTTGCCGCACAATATCTTGACGATCAGTACAACGAGCAATGCCCGTTGTACTATGCAGTGACAGCTAACTACGAGACAGATGAGCTCATTCCACGAAGCCTGACAATTGATATTGAAGCGTGTGACCAGTCGCTTTCCAAGCGAATGATCATCTACAACGTCGAAGCCACCTACGACATCAACTACCACACAGGCGAAACTCGCAAATAGTAAAGGACGTAAACATGCTAGATCGTTATTTCGCTAAACCAATCACCTCATTTGGGGAATTGATCTTGAAAATCATCATTATCATCGTCTCAATGGTACTGACCATTATGATGATAGGGTATTTGTTTGGATTCTTTAATAACCTCCCTCAACCCAATCAATCCGGTGTCACCAGCAACTACTACAGCGTCGGAGGTCCGGCGCAGCACACGTACCAGACTGACGCATCTTCTGATGGCACCATCACCTACTGCCCTCTCGACGAGCTGAGTCGCCCTACGTGTGCGTATGGCGTTCTCACCACCGAGAGTAGGCTCCAAGCCAAAGAGCGCGGCAGGCAAGACATCAATGTCAACCCTACCGGATGGCCCAAAAAGAACCGAAAGGTCACCATCTATAGTGCCACCTATGGCAGAGACGACAAACCCTATTACGGATGGTTCTGGAACCGCTCACACATGATCGCTGATTCGCTCGGTGGAGATCCCGTGAAAGAAAACCTTGTCACCGGAACACGTACTCAGAACGTCGGCATCGATAACAACCACACTGGTGGTATGGCATACGCAGAGACCAAGGCACGCGACTATCTGGATAACCCAGCCAACGCACAATGCCCGCTCTACTATGCTGTGACGCCCAACTACATCAACAGCGAACTGATCCCTCGCACCGTCACCATCGACATGGAGTCATGTGATCAGTCCATTTCCGAGCACATTACGGTGTTCAATACCGCTAACCATTGGGATATTAACTACCACAATGGGGAAATCCACGATGGTGGTTTGAAAGAAGAGCTTCAATAGAGCCCAGGAGGAAAAATGGAAACCTTTAACGCTGTCATGATGGCACTGATCCTTATCACACTCACGGGAACTGCTGCGGTGGGTATGTTCGCCGGTGCCGGATTCTTTTGGTTCGGTAGTAAGGGCGACGATGATCGCCTCGCTATCATCATTATTTATGCAGTGCCCAGTGCCGTGGCCGGTGTGATCTCCTTGTGAGGCATGATCAACGTCATTTACTACTGGCTCATTCCAGCGATCTGGTAACAACAAACAACAACCTAACCCACATCGACAACAACCAAAAGGAGCCCGATGAACATCAACATTGACACGAGTAAAATCGATCTCGTCCACAATCCAGATATTCTGGCGCTAGTGCTCAAGAGTCTCCCCAAGGCTCACATTGTCCACGTTGAATTTTTCGACGGTGATACTTACGAATTCGTCACAACGATTCGCGATACCCTCATCTGCACCAACGAAATTATTGGGGAGTTGGGCCTATCAGAATTCACTAGCTTCGTCCAGGGTAAGAATCCCAAATACGAAGACGCATGCTATATCGATTTCAGCCAACCATCCCCTGAAAAGAATATCAAGAGTCAAGACATCTCACTCAATAGGGCGATGCATGCTAAGCCCGGCGAACTACTGCATATCGGAAACAGACGCATTGTCGCTTGCGATGGTTTCTTCATTGATCTGGACAACGATCTACAGCAACTATCGCGATCTCAGATCGCAACTATGTTGTTCCTCAATGACACACCGTCAACCAATCTCAAAAAGCTCTTCTCATAGCAAAGAATTTCAGAAGAAAGAAGAAAAACAATGGTAACTATCTACGACAAGCCTCTTCTCGTCATTCGTAATGGTGAGATCAGGACGGAAGGATACTGGAAAATTACCGTCCCTGGGACCGTCGTCCTTGTCTCCGGCCAGCGGTTCATGTTCCTGTCGAGCGACAACACCAGGGACGGTTTCTGGCTGGTGCTGGGTGAGCAGACTCAGCTGACTGTCCAGGAATTCTATGACAAGTTTGAGATGGAACCTGTCTTGGTTGTCATCGACACCGCCAACTGAATAAATATTCTAATGGCTACCACATAGGAAAGTATCATGGAAATCATTATTGACATTGACATGTCGGCATATCGACGAATGATAATTCTCGAACGTCTAGCAACGGCTGGAAAGAAAATCAAAATCAACCTCACCGACCACAGCACCATCCCCATCGAGATCCTCAACGCATGGCGACGAGAAGCCCGTAAACAAGGTTGGTCCGAAGAAGAGATTGATGCTGTGTACCAAGAAGCCGATCCAGATATTGACTTTTATCGCCACATCGACATTCTGAATCTATTTTCGGAACGCATCCCGAATAAATACTAGATACAACAGGAGGCAAATCATGCCCCATATCCCCCTAGATATTGATTGGCGACAGTGGGAGAAGGTCGGCCCTGATACCGGCCTCTTTGAAGACGCCTACATGCATCGCCAGACGTGGTTCGATGACTGGAACTACGTCTACCACGTTGCTTTGTGGGAGAACTTCAACGACAACGAAGACCCTGCCTCACTAATCGTCACCCGCGTCGATCAGATGGGCGACAGTCCGTACAAGCAGACCTCTCGTGCGATCGGTGATTCCGGTAATCCCGAGTACTGGGCTGAACTCGATCGTTTGTTCGGTTCGCGACGATCGTGGAACAGCGTTCTGAGCAACTTCCACGACTACGTGAAACACCACCCATACAGTCGCTACCGCGACAACGACGACTGAGCGCTACACGCTCAGCATAAGCCCCGTTACCGGCTGCTAGTACAGCAGCCGGTAACGGCTCTCTCTCTCTCTCTCTCTTTCTGGTTTATGTGCTGTTTTCATGCAATGAAATTGCATCGGTAGCAGTAAAGAAACCGCACTCCTGACACACACCTGTGTGTACTCTATACGGTGGGTGATTGACACCCACCCTACATACTTCATGTCACTAGAAAGGACAGAAACATGGCTGACGAATACGGATTCCCGAATACCGAAGAAGAGTTCAAGGACCTCATCGACGAATTGCTGGGCAAGGTGCCTGATAAGAAGGCTCAGCAGGCCGACGCCCGACAGGCTCTCTCCGAGATTATCGGTATCGATCTGAACAAGGTGGAAAAGCTCATTGACGGTGGTCAAATCATCTTCTCCGACGAAGAGATGACCGACACGATCGAAGAGAACGAGCAGGCAGAACAGAGTGAGCCTGAATCTGTCCTCGCAGAAGACCTGTTCACCGCTCAGGATCCCAACGGACTCCAGAGTACCTACAGGGCAATCGAACTCCCCTTCGGAACCGTCATCACCATCGAGGGTGTCGAATTCCTCCACACTCTCATCGACCATGGCGACCACGGTCACAGCGCGTGGGTCAATGCCATGACTGAGCTATTCGATGATGACGCTGTGGCCGAGCGCGCTCGCAACGCCAATGGCAACGTCACGATCATCCACTTCGGATGATCGTGACATCTTGCATCAACAGAGGAATACATATGCCTAACCATCAAGAATTCATAGGTAACGCAGAGGCATTCGTTGAATTCCTCAACGACATGCTCAACGAGGCTTTTCTCGATGAAATCTCTGAAGAAAATGAATCCGACTTCGATGTCAAGGCCGATCTCGATCGCGCTCTTGATTACTTCTGCAACACCTTCAACGTCAACATTGATAAGTCTCTTATCACCGATAGAGACAATGGAGATAATCCCATTGATACCTCCGAAAAGGCTGAAAAGGCAATGACAGAAGATAGGAGTGAGCCAGAAGAGCTCACTGGCGACATGTTCGAAGCCGAAGGCCCTGATGGCACTCGCCATGTCTTCAAGGCGAGCAACTTCTCCGCCGGTACGATCATTGATCCACCAGGGTGTAATACATTCTATCACGTCCATCGACCATACAACCCCAATGAACCTTTTTGCGTGTGGGTAGATCCATGGAACGATTATCACACTAATGATGAGCTCGCAGAAATCGTTCGACGCTGTAATGCCGCACATAGCCCCGATACTACCAAGATCATCAACGGCAGTATTATGGGAAGCTCGCGCTTTGTGTGGTAAAAGCACCACCAAAAACTGATGACCAATAAGAAAGGAGAACACCATGGAACTCAATGACAAGGCGCAATCCCTCATCACGCGCAGCATGAAGTTGCTGCGTGATCAGCTGGAGGGCGAGAAAAGAGCCGACGATCAACCGATCCTGACTGACATTCTAAACGAGAACATCAGGATGCTCGATGATCTCATCAAACGCGTTGAATTCGAGGGCTTTATCTTCACCCTAACAGACGAGTGGTGAACAGTTCTCACCCATCATCACAAAGCTCTCTGATACGTACAAGCATCAACACCGCTAATCAGAGAGCCCACCCCTCGTGGCGAAACAGGTAGACGCGCTGGATTTAGGTTCCAGTGTTCAAAACAGGACGTGTGGGTTCGAATCCCACCGAGGGGACGCAGAAACAACACAAAAACAAAGCCTCTATAGCTCAGTTGGTAGAACAACGGACTTTTAATCCGTGGGTCCAGGGTTCAAACCCCTGTGGAGGCACCAACACATCGCATCAACAACTCACAAGAAAGGGCGCACATGTCTATCCACACACCCGTTATCTTCAGTACCCTCACCACACCGTTTAACCGTCTTTCGATCGGTACTGTCATCGAGGACAGCGAAGGTAATCGATACATGAAGACGTATTGCGACGGATTCAATCTCTGGATCGATAGCAACAACATCGAATGCGCACATAATGACACATGGATGCTGGAGCGCATCAATGCAAAGCCCGACTCGTGGCTCATCTGGGTCTGACATGAACATCACTGACATCGCATCCATCACCACTGCTCACATCCCAGGATTTGTACTCACGGTGTTGCTGTTCGTCACTCTTATGGCACTGCCACGCAACATGGCAACAGCGCAACCCACACACCGCAAACGCCATATCGCATTTCTCATCAGCAGCTCCGTTCTCATGAGCTTCTTCCTCGTCATCATCATGATTGACATTGCGGCATTGATCTAACAAAGAAAAACAGAAAGGTTACAACATGAGCAACACGTTATGGAGAATCGCGATGCTTATCATACTCATTGTTGACTTGGTAATGATCCCTGGAGAAATTGCAGAAGGAAAATACACATCTGCTGCATTCAGCATCGCAGGTGCTATTTTTAGTGCAATGGCGATGGTTATGTTCTTCATGTTATCAATGGCAAACTAAAAGAAAGGAGCAGAGCATGGATATGACGATCGACGTTAACGCTGTCAATTTTGTCGAACACGCAGAACTCCTTGATGTTGTTCTCACAAAGATGCAGCCTGGTCACATCCTTCATGTTGATGTAGCCGATACAGAATATGCTTTCCTCAAAACAAACGACGAGCTATTCTATATCAACATCGATGATCACATTCCGCCCTATGCGAAGCGGGATGTCATCGCTTTCATCAATGGTCACAACCCCTATGAGAAGAAGGCATCGCGAGCAGATATTACAGCACCCCAAACAATTGATGACAACATCGACGAATACAATAAGATCCTCAAACGTCTCAATGGTACAAAAGACCTGGTGCGCATCCCAACCACACCTTTCATCAGACATGGGGACATTTTCCTCAATCTTGCACATAATTTCAAGCCAACATCGACACTTGAAGTCGTTCTATATCTACTAGAACAAAAGAAGCAAGTTGAGGCAACATCGCGCACAACCAAAAAGAACTCACGCAAAAAGAAGTAACACCCCATAACAACAACAACAACAACAACAACAACCAACAACAACCAACAAAAGAAGGAACCCACATGACTTTCCGACACAACAACATCGAATTCAACAACTTCCTCGGATACGATCGTTACGAAATCACCGACACAACCATCATGAAGGATCTGCTTGAGGCGAAGATCCTCACCGACATCCTTGAGCTTCGCAACCCCGACGCTGAGCCTGTCGGCTTCACCGCCACTGTTGAGCTGGTCAACAGCTACATCGATCGCTACAACCGTCTGCACAAAGCCAGTTGCCGCACTGTCAGTGACGTGGCTGATTTCGAAATCATGCGCATCCGCGCTGGTCGAGAATACTCGCTTGATGAGATCTGATCGCTAATCTCTTGACAACAGTCCGCCTCTACCCGTAGCTCATACGCTTGCTATTGGTAGGGGCGGACTTTGCTATGCGGTATCAATGAAGGAGAAACTAATGTGTGAAATCTGTGGACACCCGTCACCAGACACTAACAATATCGACGATTTGCTCGAAGCGTATGAACGTCAGCAGCGAGAGGTCTACATCAACCGGACAATTCCTGCCATCGACGAACTTGAAGGTATTTCATACGATCTGGCAAATGCATACGAAATGGAATACCGCGCCAATCCCACATACGAAAACGAAGAACGTATGCGCTATTGGCGATACATGGGTGCAGCCCACTGGTTGAGTAAGAGTAACTATAATCCCTATACGTCAGCGTACAGCGAGTACAAACAGCGCAAGAATGAATATATCTACCTTCTGCGCCATAAAAAATCTAAAGCTACCAATGATGAAAAGAATCTCTTCATTCTCATCGGTCTCATCGGTGCAATAATCGGCATTCCTCCATTGATGTATATCCTTCTTAGGCTATTCTCTTAAACGCAACAAGACAGTAGATACAACAGATAGGATCATCATGTCTCTCATCAATCTCATCAAACGTTTCAAACCACGTCGCTACATCAGAATGCGCGTTGAACTCCCCGCCCCAATTCCACCTGATTTCTCCCCCGACGAGTACTCAGATAAGGACCTCTCACGCATGTCCAGCGACGAGATCGAAAGCAAGGCTCTCGCTGTGTACTCGGTGCTCACCAAGAACTGTAACGTCACGCCCAAGCGACTGCGTGGGACCATCTCGTACGTCTTTGATGCCTCGTTACGGTACAACCGCACGATCGTCATCAAGTGTGAGATACCCGAAGATGCACCAACAGAACATATCCGTGACGTTCTCGTACAAACATTCAAGGGAAATTGCACGTTCTTTGTCTAGCCGTACATCACCCAATATCCTCAGTTATCAAGTAAACTGAGATCAGAATGTTCTCCCACGCATCACAGATGCGCAGAGATCTTCTCTGGGGATGAACCCATCATCCCCAGCACACCCTTCACGAAAGGAAGAGTTACCCAATGAATCTCAACAAGATTTTCAAGAAGCGAAAGTCCGGGCTGACCCTTGTGGTCGCTACCACGCTTCTGTTTGCAGCCCCTATGGCTGCTCAGGCCGCTACCACGGACACCAACGGCGCAGCCAACAACACTGACGCCAACTCGGCATCTGCTGACGGCAACAACGGCATCGTCGGCACCGAGCCCGGTGCGTCCACCGCCACGGGCGGCATCAAGATCGTCAAGACCGATGTTAAGGGCCGTTACGGAGACAAGTACTCCGTCAACGCCACTTTGGACATCCGCGTCGATTACGCGGGTGATAAGGTCGAGAAGGGTGCCACCTTCTCCGTGGGCCTCGGGGACGGCCTCCAGGTTCCGAACGGATTCAACAGTGTCGATCTCAAGGCCACCGCCTTGGATGGCTCTGAGAAGAAGATCGGTAAGTGCACCGCCGAGAACGGCGCATTCAACTGTGTCGTCACCGAGGACATCGCTGCAACTCTGGGCGGTAATGGTTCGCTCAAGAATGGCTTCGTCAAGCTCGAAGCCACGCTGAACAAGTCCAGCATCGGCAAGACCACGACCAACGTCGTCGTCGACGGTACGAAGTACACCGTCGGCTTGGGCAAGGGTGTCGTCGGTGAGCCTGTCACCCCTGGCGACAACAAGTTCTGCTGGGCGGACGGTCGTACTGCCGAGGGCCTCAACAAGTTCGGCTGCTGGATTCAGGCCCAGGGCCAGCCTGGCCAGACCATCACCATCACGGAAACCCGTGATGATGCCACGTTCCAGGGCAGTATCCACGTCACGCCTGTTGATCACGGTGACTGGGCCAACCCCATCGACTGGAACAACATTGGGGTCACCAAGCCCAAGGTCACGAAGAGTGCAGACGGCAAGTCTGCTACCTTCACGATCCCTAACGAACTGAAGGGTGACCACATGGCTCGCATCCGCGTTGTGGTCGTCACTCCCGAGAAGGAGATGACGAACAAGGCGACGGTCAACAACAAGGAAGTCAGCACCACGGCCACCTGGCGAGCCAAGGGCTCGTCTGGTGCCGAGACTGGCGAGGACGAGAAGCCGGTGACCCCGACTCCCACGCCCACTCCTACGCCGGATACGCCTAAGCCCACGCCAACGCCGGACCCAACTCCGACCCCGGATCCCAAGCCGACTCCTGAGCCTGAGCCCAAGCCCTCGGAGCCTCCGGTGACGCCACCTGTCACCCCGGAACCCGAGAAGCCCGCTCCGACTCCCGAGCCGTCGACTCCACCTGCTCCTGCGCCTACGCCGGAGCCGTCCACGCCTCCTGTGACTCCGCCTGAGGATCCCAAGCCTGCTCCGACGCCGGACCCGACTCCGACTCCTACCCCTGAGCAGCCCAAGCCGGATCCGAAGCCCACGCCTGAGCAGCCGACTCCTAACCCCGATCCGAAGCCCAGCACTCCGTCTGAGAAGCCTGCTCCGAAGCCTGAGCCTAAGGAGACCCCCAAGGAGACTCCTTCTCAGCCCTCTACGCAGACCCCGACTACTCCGTCTACCCCAGACAAGCCGGGCAACAACACATCTCAGAACAAGGGTGCTGTCACGGGTCTGGCTCAGACCGGTGCTGCCAACACCGGGCTGATGATCGCGGGTACTGCTGCACTCGTCACCGCTGGTGGCATTGCGCTGCTGCTTCGTCGTCGCCAGAACACTGGCAACTGACGTAGGTCGGTAGTCATGAGACAGAGAGAGGCTCTGGAGATGCAATGCTCTCTGGAGCCTCTCTCTTTTCAAGAACAACAAGACAACAAGGAGAAAACAATGCGTAAGGAATACAAGACCACTGAGCTCATCGATGACATCACTGGCGTGCCTGCTGACACCACCATCCCGTTCAGCGTGAACGGCAAGGACTACATCATCGATCTCTCTGACGACAACGCTGCTGCATTCAACGAGGCTCTCGCGCCCTACATTGAACATGCTCGCCGTGCACCGGCCAACAAGCGCAGCAACGCACGCAAGTCGCGCAGCTCTAGCGCAGCAGCTCGCGCCAAGCGCGAAAAGACTGCACAGATCCGAGTATGGGCAACCGCCAATGGTCACACCATTGCCAAGCGAGGCCAGCTGAGCCAGGACATCGTTGCAGCCTACGAGGCGGCGCACGCCACCCCGGCTCAGGCAGACGCTGAGACCTCTGAGAACTGACAAGATGAAAGAGGTACGGGACATGTCCACTGCTACTGCCCCAGCCTCATCGACGACGGTCGTGTTTCTCGACATGCGTCATGAAACCGATCTAAGTGCACTCCCAGTGGGAACGCTGATCATCACCGTGGGTCCAACCCCGGAGGTCACCCACGAAGATCGTCAGTACATGAAGTGTCAACGCGACTGGATCAACCCTGACAATGGTCATTGGGATGATGAGTCTCTCGCTGAGGATCTGAATGAGCAGATCGAAATGGGTCGTCGGGCTATCGCCACGTACATCCCCATCTATCCTGCTCATCGATAACTGACAATCCAGTCAGTCAGTCAGCTAGTTCATGTTGCCTCCCCTGTGTATATTTGTGTGTACCCCTTGTACATCACAGATGTACCGGGGGAGGTAATGTACACTGGTCTTGTACTCATCTCTCCAACCTCTAACCACTACCCCTTGTGGTGAAACCGGCAGACACGCCTGACTCAAAATCAGGTGCTCATAACGAGCGTGTGGGTTCGAATCCCACCGAGGGGACCACCATGCAGCCGAGCAATGCTGGATGATTAGGACTTCGCTCCTGCCGCTCTGATCAAGCGGATGCATCGGTTGCCGTGATCGGGGATCACGTACGGGGTCGCACTCCGAAGGTCAACATTTGCGCCATCAGGCGTTTGTGTGTGAGTTCGTTGACCAAACAGCATCCCCATTAACCCCTCTCTTGGACAGGACAGACAGAGAGGTAGCGGACCCATTGGAAATCACCTTTCCAATGGCTTACCGCATCTGGTTTACTCTTTGGGCCGCTGTCTTTACTAAAGACAGAACAGAGGTGATCTGGGGCCCAAAGAGTAAACCTGCAACACACAGCAACACAAGAGCACGGAATGTGGCGCAGCTTGGTAGCGCACCTGCTTTGGGAGCAGGGGGTCGCGGGTTCGAATCCCGCCATTCCGACGATACAGGCACAAGAGCAGCTTGTATTGCGGGTGACTACTCGCGGCTAATTGATGACTCCAGCCAAAGGCCACCATACGTCTGATGAGAAACCCATATGGTGGCCATAGTCGTTCAATCTCATGATTGATAGGGTCAGTGCCCCGAGCGGCGAAGGGAGCCGACTGTAAATCGGCCACAGTTAACGACACACCGTAGGTTCGAGTCCTACCTGGCCCACTACGCATCACACACCCGTGACATGCGTAAAAACAACGCATACCCCCCCAAAAAAAGGAGACCACAATGTCCACCAAGTACGCAGTCATTTCCCAGCCCATGAAGAATGTCGATCCCGATAAGGTCAAGTTGCAGCGAGAGAAGGCCGAGGCCGCTGTTCGAGCTGCTGGTTATGAGCCTATTGATACTGTCTACAAGGAGGACTTCACGTACGATGTCGACAGCGACAATATCGTCAATCCTGCACTGTGGCACATGGGTCTCGCGCTGGCACGCCTCTCACAGGCACACGTGATCTACATGTGCGACGGATGGGACACTACGCGAGGATGCACCCTGGAGCACCAGGCCGCGCTCGCTTTCGGAGTCGACATCATGTACGAGACCAACTGACTAAAGAAAGCGCCGGTTTCGAATTCGTAATGATTCCGGCGCTTTCTTTATACACACTACAAACAAAAAATAGAAAGATAGATCAATGGCTAACGGCATCAAGCATAATGACGATGGAACATTCACCGTCTCTAAAGCTTGGCTCGCAGACGCACTGGAAACGGCCTTCGAAAAGGGCATGGGCGACAATAATTGTTGCAGTACGTGCGTCGCTGAAGAGATCATGAATTCCAGCATGAAGGAAAACAAGTAAAAATTAGAGGCTTTGAAAAATGACTACAAACACAAACCCGCTCAATGAACTGAACGAACTGTACTGTGCACTAACGTGGAAGATGCGCGATGTTGAAATTCCTGTCAAAGACAAGGACACCACTGCCCTCTCAAACCGTCCTTACGGTGAGCTTCTTGATGCTGGCACCGTCGTAAGGTTTAACAACCACACTTACTTTTATAGCTGCCCTTTCGGAATGATGGGCCTTGAAGGAACGTGGACCGATGAAGAATCTGTCTCTTACAGTGTCCACGAGTTTCTGTGCAAGATGATTGACGATGAGGGTTGCGTCGAAGTACTACTAGAAGGGTAAAAGGAACTTTGCTATGAAAATCAACCCATTGAGCGAACTATCGAAGAATTACGCCGAACTAGTGACCTTAGCCTACACAACCAAGATCAATATTTTCGACGAAAACCGCGATAACCCGAAAGCTAAGCTCTTTTACGTCGATATTCTCATTCCTGGAATAGTCGTTTACCACTATGGGCAACAATGGACACTTTCTAAACAAGTTGGTGAACCTATTTTCCATAGTGTGTGGACAAACACCGAAGGCGAAACAAAGAGCGCTTACCGATTCTTAACCGATGTTATTGAAGGTCAGCATTGGCCTGTCGAAATCATCTTTAATCCCGCACGATTCACTTCTAAGTGTTATTAAGGATGTGCTTGTGTTCATTCCACAGATTATTTACCTGAAAAGACTCAGCAGCGGTGCCCTGGTGCGTATCGAACGGTTGAACAAATCGTTCTTTCTCGTCCTTGGTGAACTAACCTATTATTGGTTAGACAACAAGGGCGACTACTACAGTGAAGACGCCTTTAATACCCTGTGCCATCAATATGACTACGAGATCATTGACCCTGGGCACCGTGTCTTTCATTAGTCTCTTATCCAGGATGACCGATCAAAAAGAAGGGAAGACACAAAATGCTGACCGACGAAGACATCAAGCGTATTGGTGCTGAGTTCACCAAACGCATGATTGATAATCGCATCAGTGAAAACAGACAACGGCGACGCAACAAGCAGAAATCTGCACACACGACCACCACCCGATTTGATTTTCAGGATGGCAACGGAGATCTTTACGACCTCGGTGACTACTCTAAAGAAACCCCTGCAATCATCGACATGTCTTACGACGACTGCGGCTACTTCTATCTGATCTTCGATCGACATGGCGTGCCACATTGGATGAGCGAACAGTCCCATATGAGGACAGTCGAAGAAATGGCTGAGTTTCTCGACGAGAACCTCTGGGGTGAGTTCACAATCATCCAACTCTAATAGAAGATACAATCGCGTATGGTGGTACGAAGCCATGTAGTATAAGACTTAACCACCCGGCCAAGTAACGCACTTGGCTTCATCTCGAATAGTGTAACGGCAGCACATCGGATTTTGGTTCCGAGAGCCTAGGTTCGAATCCTAGTTCGAGAGCTAGTCAACGCGTATTTGTTTCCTTTCTAGCGTTGACTATGGGTCACCCTCAGCCTGATTAACTGTAGGTGGCAAGCTGCTTAGCTCAATGGTAGAGCACCTATCCGTAAATTCTCTTCTCTCGGCGAATAGGAAGATACAGGTTCGAGTCCTGTAGCAGCACTCAATAACACGCACACACAACAATCGATCTATCGAAAGGATCTCACTATGACTGTCGATCATGAATTCACACACAACGTGATCGCCGGGCTGTCCTTCACCAAGGAAGGACGCACTCTCGTTGAAAATCTTGAAGCGATGCGCTACTACCATCGCGACGGCAAGTCTTTCTACCTCGGAGACGGCGCTCACCTTGTTGTCTCGTACAACGAGTCCCCCGAGTACATGGAGGACAACAAGATCATCGGAGCACTGTACCTGCCTGGTAACAAGAACGGTAAACCTGGCCACGAGCATCTATTCATTGATGAAGGTTGCTACTTCGGCGACAAGATCGAAGCTGCGCTATATTGGTCCTTCCCCAAGGATATGGACACAGTGTGGAAGCCCATCATGAACCGTCCCGAATACCGAGGTGCTTCTTGCATCAGCACGGGCTATGTCGTACAACAGCTGATGCGCACTGCGAACCCTCCGGTTCTCGTGCCCTATGAGCTGGCCGAATGGGCTGCCGAGCTCATCATCGACAACTCCGATTGGGAAGAAACCGCTGTCGACCAGTGTCGCCCAGTCTGGCGTGAAGTTATCGTTAAGTACCCAGATAATCTCGACGACAGCTTCATCCGAACGCTCATCAAGATCCCTAGTGAAGAACTCAACCTGTATCTGACCACCCTTGATGAAGATCTTGAGAAGGTCCGTGCAATCCCCGTTGTATCCGACGATCTCCGCGTCCTGTTCGCTCGCAAGGTGGACCAGGAAGGGAGGAACTGGCGGGAGGGTAGACAGTACCACTCCTCAGGAATCATCAGCAAACTATTTGCTGACTGGGAACTCATGCTCCTTGAAGGCAACATGACCCGATGGGAAGCCGTCATTCAAGAGCTCTCAGAGAGCTATTGCAAATTCGTCCACATGGGTAACGGAGTCATGATGCAAGATCTCATCAATACTGCTCGAACCATTGAACACGTCCGTTCGCATGACATGGACCGTTTGCGAGAAGCAATCGGCCTTGACGAACAGCGCCAGAAGCGCATCGTTTTCGACATCACGTGCACGATGGTCTCTGAGCTGCTGGTGAGGATGCAGAAGATCCTGAACCTGGTGACGAACTACCAGAACCAGGAATACTTCAACAACATCTCTCCAGTCCAAGCACTCGTACATCTCGTGATGGACGATTACCGTCCTCACGACATCGAGCTCTGAGCTCACAACCCAATGCATAAGTGGCTCCTGGCATAGGCATAATTCGCTCTATGTCGGGGGTCACTTTAGTATCTAAACACAATATAGGGGAATAACTAATTATGAACTCTAAGACATGGGAAAAGATTACACGTCTTGATCCGAACGTATCCTCCACAGACAACGAACCAATCACTGTCAACATCAATATCACTGTGCGTTTGGATGATGGCGAACATTCTGTCAGCATCACATGGGATCCACACACTGATGAAGTGTCCCTTGAACGCATCTAAACACTCCGAAAGAAAGCAACGCACACCAAAAGAAAGGCCAATTTCCGATGATCATTAAACTGAAGAATCTCTCTATCCCGTTCCACAGGCTCGGCCTCGGAGCCATCCTGATCAGCCCGAACGATACCCGTTACCTCAAGTCGCTCACCGACGACGCAGAGTTCTGCTGGGTCACAGCCACTGACGCCATCACTGCTGAATCCGTGCTCGATAGCACGATGAAGCGCGACATTGGTGACGGTAAGGGTTGGAAGGTCATCCCGTGACAGCCGTGACAGAGAACATCGAGTACATCGATGATGCCGTAAACGGCATCGAATGCATCGGTGACGGTAAGTTCACCGTAACCGAAGAACGCCTCAGAGAACTTCTCGAAAACGAAGTCATCAAGAACCTGTACGACATGAACATCGACGCTCCTGGCTCATGCATGTTCGGCATCGAAAGTCTCTATCCAGGCTACGGTGACGAACCTGAAGTTGTTGCTGACACGCTCATCGGTATCATCATCGACAATCACAACGAAGCAAAGGAGAGCTCAGATGCTTGATGATAAGGACATCAACCAAATCGCACAGAAGGTTGCTCAGATTCTCTCGAATGAACAACCAATCGAACAGCCGACTGAGCAACCAACTGAACAGACTCATGCATATCAAGCAGAATTAGGCCGACATGGATTCTGGGACGGTCTAGGGAACCACTTCAATCTTCTTGAACTTCTCCGTAGACCGACAGTCATTGATATGACTGACGACGGATGCGGATGCTTCTTCCTGGTTTTCAAGAACGGCAAACCGAACCACTGGGTTGGCGACTCCGGTGTCGAGAAGGACATGGAAGAGATGGTCGAGTTCATCACCGACGAACTGACTGGTGAATTCAAGTTCACCCAGTTCTGAGAAACGAGTAGAACCATGAATCGTGAACTCATCACCATCACAGAACCATATGATCTTGAGTATTTCAAGCCCGGTACTGTCATCGACACCAACGGTTATCACGACCCCACATTCATGTCTATTGGGCATAGCCAGTGGGTCAACAGCAACAGCGGTGACATCATCCCAAACGGGGTGCTCTTCAAGCTTCTGAAGGAATACAGCGCACCCGTCGTGATTGTCGATAGCGTCTATCGACCAACCATGGAGCTGCTGATCGAGATCAGCAGTGATCACAAAAAGTCTTCTTCAAGGAAGACTAAGAATCCCTTTCGTACATCGCAGATGTACTAGGATATTTATTGATAGAGATCGTAAGACGATCTAACCTCTAGCCATACGAAGGAGAAAATAAACATGGCACGAATCAACACCCGTAACGCTGGTACTGCGATCGGTCGCCTGGCCTCTGATCCGCGTTTCTTCGACAACAAGGACGGATCCCGTACCGTCCGATTCACCGTTCTGGTCGACCAGGACTACGTGAACGCCAACGGCGAGCGCGGCACCGATGCGGTGCCCGTCGAGCGCTTCATTCCGGCTGACCGGTCGAACGGCGTCTTCGACATGGCTCACCAGGGCGACCTGGTGCAGGTGTCGTACCGCGCGACCACCGATTCCTACGTCGATCGAAACGGCGAGCGTCGCTATGTCACCAAGCTGATCGTCTCCGACGTTCAGCTTCTAGAGAGCCGCAAGGTGACCACCGAGCGTCTCGCCCGACGTGCAGCCACCCAGGACGCACAGAACCGCGCTGCTCAGGCTTCGCAGCCTGTCGCAGCTCCTGCTGCTGCGCCCGTCCAGCAGGTTGCCACCCCTGCGCCTGTTTCGCAGGCCGCTCCTGCCCCTCAGGCCCCCGTCTTCGCGGACGACGCGCTCAATGCGTCTGATCCGTTCGGTGACGGGTTCGATCAGGACATGCCCTTCTGAAAAGAACCGGGTAATATTCTGATCAACAACTGAATCGCACAACAGAATATCGCAAACAACACCAATACCCCGTAGCACGGTTGCACACCGTTGCTACGGGGTATTGCTTTATCGCTGCTCACAGAGCTGCTCACAGAGCTGCTCACAGAGCTGCTCACAGA